GAGAGCCGTAGCGTGTTCTATCTGCTGTTTCGCTTCGTTGATTTCCCCTTGTTGAATCAGTGAAGCGATGGAAGGCGTATTCTCCAAACGTTCGACCTGTTGCCCTATCAGATTGACGAACATACCGTCACTATCATCCTCCGAAAGCGAAGCGAAAACCAGTGGTTGCGCGCTGACCGTTTCGCCGGTATCAACGTTAAGCAATACGAGTCCGTCCATTCCCGTGGACAAGTATAGGTAGGGTCGAACTTGAGGATGGTCATTGAGAATCTGTTGAATGTTCTCCCACGTGAGGGGCATACTGAATCTGCTACGGAGGTTGTTGACGGTGTTCCAGTCGCTTTCAATGGCCGTGTCAGCCTTGACCAGTCCATGTTCTGCAAGCGTATGAGTGAGGTTTTGTGACGACATTGGTCTTCTCCTTTTTTGTGTGAACAATTCCAGTATATATGTGTTGGAGACGAAGAGAGGGAGAGCGTGTCGTGCGCTCTCCTTCTCGAATGTTTTAATCGAAAAAGTCAGTGCTTCAATTGGCGTTTGAACGTGTTAAGCCAATCCAATGGAATGTTCTGTACCGAGTCCAAGCCGACAGCGTTCACGCGTCGAACCAGCTCCTCCGGCGTCACGCAAGGAATATTCCCCGGCCACGTGACACCATTCACATCCGGCACACCCTTATCGGAGGTTGGCACCATGCAGACAAGCCATTCCACTTCAACCGGCTTGCCGTGGAACATGAAATCCCACATGTCCTTCTGCCAGTTCATGTTCGCGGAAAGTTTCAAATCCGGACGACCATCCACACCGGTTTCGAACGCACGCTGGCTGACGCTAATTCTCAACAGTTGGTCTGGGGTGAGGTTACGGTAGGCGGTATCCGCATTACCTTTATAGTTCTTCGCATCCACGAACCACAAATGCGTTTTGCCCTGTTTGTCCTGTCCGGCAATCACGCAGTCGATATCCGCGTCAGTGAACTGGTGTCGCTCGTTCAGACCGTGCAACGACCAGAAGGACACCACGTTGGGACAGTTGCCGGTAATCATGTTGGCGAGGATTTGTTCACCTTTCTGGCCGGATTGAATCTCATTGGTGGTGAAGTTCGACTGTGATAGGCCGCCGCCCGGATTGCCGTAGAGGCGGTATTGGCTTCTCGCCTGTTGGATGTTGGCTGGGTTCATGGTGTTCCATAAGGGGTCTGGTTGACCACCGCAGTCCTCGTTCACTAGCTTGTAACCGTGATAATTTGGTTGGCCGGGTTCGGCTTTGAGCAGATTGAAGACTACGCCTATCTGGTCGATGGTCTGATTGAGAGCCTGTTCAACTTCCTTCGCCTCATTCTGCTGACTCTGGCTCCTGTACTCCTCGCCTTCTTTTTCGGATACCGGCTGATAAAGACCATATGCGGCACACATGCAAAAAACACCAATGAGTATACGAGGAATGGCGATAAACGCGTTGATTAGGGGAACTTGCGAATGCGGATACCCGTACACGTATTTTCCGGTGAGTGACATGAACATGTCACTCAAACCACCGAGACCATTCTTCAATCCGTAAAAGAATGCGATACCACACACAGCACCTAATACGTTGACCATGGCGGTGGACTTTTTTGAGGTTTTAAACTGAGTGGAGAACAGGAACCATCCTCCCACGCCGCATACGAGTAGTAGCAACCATTGCAGGATGGATGATGGGACGAGTATTAATAGTAGGTATTTCAAAATTAGGTTTCCTTTCGGAGTGTGTTTCTTTTTAGCTAAAACATACTCCGAAAGGGTGCAAAAACCTATTTGTGGATTCGTTGGATGTTTAATATCCAATACTGTTTGTGCGGTTCGGCTCCCCATTCGGTACGTCCCTCTCCTTTAGAGAGCGTGCAGATGGCGGTGAAGCTCGGACTTGTATGGGAGTATCCGTTGCGGAATAGTATTGGCCGCTCGTCCAATCCTGTTGGATTATTCGACTCGTCCATGTCGAACAGTCGGCGGAAACGGGAATCGTAGTAGGGTTTGACTTCTCGGTATTCTTCCGTCTTCTCACCGGAAAGAATCATATCGTACCATTTTCTTGTGATGGGGAGAGTCAACATTCTCCGGGTTCCTTCCTCTTATCGGCCACCTTTACGTCCGTTGCATTTCGAGCAGAGAACTTGCAGATTAGATTCGACTGTCTTGCCACCTTTGATGACGGGGATGATGTGGTCGATGTGCAGTCCGACACCGTCTGGCATGTATTTGCCGCAGTTTTGGCAAGTGTAGTTGTCTCGTTCAGCTATCTTTTTTCGCAGTTTCGGCGTCATTAGCCGTCGTTGCTGTTTGCAATTCCAATCTTTCAAAGTGGCCTCGAAATTGGTTTTCTCTAACTGACGGCAACGGTCGAGCAACCATTCCAAGCTCACCTGAATCTGCTGGTCAACGAATGTCACTGTATAAGGTGTGCGAATATAATTCGCTTGATTATAACGAGTTCTATTTCTGCACGTAGAAAATGTATACGCATGGTCTTCATCTAAAATAGACTCGTATTGTTCCCGTCTTTTTTGCCGAAGCCATTTAAAATGTATACTCTCAATTTCTGCTTTCGTCTGTTTTTCCCAAGTGTCTAATTGTCGGGCGTAATCATCCAAAAGGGAACGGTTGCGTTCATCTAAAAGGAACGTATCAATTAAGTTGATAAGGTCAACGTTCCTTTTACCGGAAACATCAAATGAGTATCGAAAATAGGGGAAACGATATGGATTAGACAGCTTGACGGCCCAAGCCGACAACAGTGTGATTATTACGCCTATGACGATTATCCCAAAAATCAAATAGAAAAACGATGACAACATCCGCTTTTAGTTTCTTCCTTGAATCGACTCACATATGTACATGTTTATGAGTTCCCGTCCTCGCATTTTTTCAATCCACTTTGTAGGAATGGAGTCGAACCCGTAGACGGCTCCGGCTAACGCTCCCGCGACACTGGCTGTGGTGTCCGTGTCTTCCCCGAGGTTTACTGCGGTAAGTACGCAATCCTGATAATTGTGAGTGTTGGTTTAAGCACCAGAGTGCCGCGTTCAATGTGTGGAGTACGAATCCGTCCGATTCTACTTTCGTTCTGGGAATGGTTGGGTCGAACGGGAATCCTGAATCGGTTATCGCCTTATGTGAAGGAACGCAGTTCACCAGTCCTTCGAGGATTCGCACGTACTGCACGCACGCCGTCATGCTCATTTCATGAGCGTGGGTGATGGCGCTGACCTGTTCGATTTCCTCGTCGGACAGATGATAGAAGGCGCACGGGGCCATCCGCATAAGCGAACCATTGCCGTTATCATCCAGACCATCGCAACCATGCCCCGACCTGATGGCCGTGGCGACGGTGATACCGGAATCATATGTGTTGCCGTCCGGCATGTACATTCCGTATTCCAGACACATTCTGTAACGTATCATCAGGTCTGTCGCGTCTACTTTGCCATCGCATTTGCTGAGTGAGCCCAAGGTGGCTAGGCTCATTGCCGTGTCGTCGCTCCAAGTTCCGGCTGGCTGATTATGCGTGCCATGCCCGACCATTCCCGTGCAGGTGAATGTGTCTCTTTGCTGGAACTCATAAGGCACTCCCAACGCGTCGCCTATGGCGAGACCGTACACGACGGCTTTGAGCTTGTCCTGTGCGATTGAAGGCGGACTGACTTTGACCGGTTCGCTTTCAGGCTTTCGTCTAGAAAGGAATTGGAATAGTCCCATTATTTTTTAGCCTTTCCTATTTTTCCGGCTCCCGCAATAGGTCGTTTTCCTCGAACGCGGATTGCGCCTGTTCTTGGGTTGGGAACGAGTTGACGGTTCTCGCCCCGCATTTGGGGCATCCGACCCGCCACCAGCATTCCCAGCTGGTCTTCCTGTGCGTGTGCGGGTTGACGGCCTTGCGGAATTGGCCTCGACCACCGCATTTGGGGCACATGAGCGTCGTGTCGAACGCCTCCTCGGGATTTAGTTCCATACGACGCAATGCGAGCTGGTTCGCTAGTTCCTCGACGGCGGGCGGGTTGAACCCAAGCTGTTCGACCTGTTCCGTGGTGTGGTCAGCCAACAAGTGGATGACCTCGTTGCGCAATCCGGCCTGTGACCACGTCCACTCCGTTCCGTCCTTCAGGCTACGGAACGGGTGTGGCCGCACCCACTCTCCCAATACGAAGGCGTCCAATGCGTCCTCCTCCGAGTCTCGGGGGAACATGAGCCGGGCGATGCAACGCCTGTTGGAACAGTGCGCCCAATATGGGCGGAAAAACGGGGATGATTCCGGAACATCAGTGGAGTCCACGGGCTGGACGGCACCGTTCAGGAACGCGGTCATCGCCCCACCCTCGGCCACACCATAGCCTTTGCCGCACATGGGGCACGGATATTTTTCTTTGAGTACTTTCCTGTGTTCGCGTTCCACGGCTCGTTCGGCTTCTTCGACTGCCTTGCGTTGGGCGTTCTCTTGCAAGATGGGCGGGGATATCCTGTCGATGGTGCTCTTGGGGAGTCGAGTCCGCTCCTGCACTTTCTGTGGTGGCATTCCCAATCGGAGAAGTTCTTTAGCGTTTTCAACAGCCTCACGCCACGGGTCTTGATACGCCATTCTGATTTCCTTTGTCTATTTGGGGACAAGATTCTTTTTTCTCTAGTCAAACGGGATTCGAACGCTTTCCGGGACAATCTCACATCCCACTCCAACCAGAGCCGAGCCTTTTCCTGACTCTCTGTGAGAGTCAGTCTATTTTTCACTCTTTTGCGGTCTGATTGGCTTGCCGTCCTTGTCGAACAGTGCAATGTATGTCATAGGCCAAATACCTTCTTCTTTGATACTGCTTCGCTCCTCCCAAACAAACAGGGTTGCGGGACTGAAATGCGTTTCGTCGGTCTGGAGCAGTATTTTCCTGTAACCGGTCTTGTCGAACAGTGGAGTGCCTTCCAGTCCGGCCACATGGATGTCGAATTCAGACTCCAACACTCGGCTGGGGCTGTCCGGTTTCGGGCGAATAATTTTCTCCATTCTGCTAGAGGGAAACAACACCACCCGACTGCATCCGAAGCTCATCAGAAAAACAAGAACGTGGATATAGGTGGGAAGTCGAATGGAACAACTGCTGGTGGCCCATATTTCCATGCAGGCGACCGCTAACCCGATTAACGCGCACAGTATGATGACGAACGCCCGTCGGTCGGTGTTGCTTTTGTAGTCCTCTCTGGCTTTGCTCCATTCGGATAACGGAACCAGATAGCCGTTCAGCTGCAATATTCCCGCCGTGGAGTCCAAATCCAACGGTTGCAGTATCTGCATATTAAGCTCTTCTCCATATTGACTCATCATCTAAAACATTCCTATTCCGTTAGGAAACGCTTCCTGTCGGATGTATACAATCCGACTTTGCTTTCGCTTGCGTGCAATGTGACTTTGATTCTCTTGTCACCCTTGTAGACAACGCATTTCAAATCCTCTGTAGGCAGTTCACGTTTAGGTAGGGAGTCGCAGTCTATATCTTCTAAATTCCAAACTGTGGAAATCTGTTCGCGAAGCGTGGGTGGTGCGGAAGCTTTTCCTTCGTAGTATACGTTAACGAATACACTGAAAAGAAATCCTAAAAGTATTCCTATCATGCCGACGGCAAAGCTTATGTGGGCGATTTTACCTAAACCACTTTCATAACTGTTCACGCCGCATATTCCGATAACCAGTCCAAGAATCGCGGCACATCCGAAGATTCCGACGGCAGCAAGGTCAAGGGTGTACATCCAGTCGGGAACTGGAGGGTAATTCTCCCAAGCTTCCAACCATTTGCTGAAATCCTTCATTCCATCAGCTTTCTTTTATATTTTTTACGATGTTCCCATTTGAGACAAAAGGGGTGTGCCGCATTGGCACACCCCCAGTCAATCTTCTTTAGCGGTTGAACTCATGCCTCTTGATTGCGGAGAGGATTACCCCAACCACGGCAAGCACGATGACCGCGATGGCGATGATGCCGACCGTCACGCCTGTGACAGCCAAGCCTTGACCATCCTGTTGGACGGTTTTATTGGCGTCCACGGTCTTATTGCCGTTATCGTTCTTACCGTTGCCGGTCGTCTTATTCCCGGCGGGAGTGTTCACGTCGTTCTTGCCGTCGGAGGGAGCGCCCGTATCATCGTTGGATTTGCCGTCATCCTTGGATGGTGTGTCGGTATCGTCTTTTGGAGTGTCCGGCTTGTTCGGCACGTTGGTATTGTCATCCTTCGGGGTTTCAGTCTTGTTCCCATCATCCTTGGATGGAGTGTCGGTATTGTCGTCACCCTTCGGAACGTCCGGCTTGCTGTCGTCTTTGGACGGCGTGTCCGTATTATCATCCTTCGGAGTGTCGGAACCGTTTCCGCCATTGTCGGTCTTGTTGTCGTCCCCCTTGGATGGGACGTCCGGTTTAGTCGGCGTCACATCCTGCTTAACCGGAGTCCACTGTGCGACCACGGTCACATCGGAACCATTGTCCTCAACAGTGTTATCGGAATCGACCTTGACGCCATCAATCATCCAACCGTCAAACTCATAACCGTCTCGGGTTGGAGCCGTGTCGGACACGTCGGTTGGCAAGTCGGAATCCTCATACTGGCCGTCGCCACCGTTCATGTCATAGCGGAGCACATGCTTCGCCTCCCATTGCGGATACAGGGTGGTGTTCTCCGGAATCGAAGTCACGGTCTCGCCCGGCTTGTAGGAGTCGCCGGTTCCGTCCGGGTTGGTTGTCCAGACGGTGAAACGGTAATGGTCTTTAGCGGGCTGGGGCACGACGAACGGAGTGGTTTCGGTCTTGTCCTGACCGTCCAATTTCACTTCCACGTGGCGGGTGGCGGGGACATTCACGCTGTTGCGGTGGAATTCGCCGCCGATGGTCACGTTCTTGGCGATAATCTGTCCTTCGACGTTCTGGGATGCGTCCACGTTGGCTTCTGGGGCGAGAATCACGGAAGAGGATGCGCCAGCGGTGCCGACGTTGCCGTGATATTGTCCGTCCTTGGCTTTGGAGTCGGTCAGATTGTAAATAACACCCTTGTCCGTCCACTTGGCGTATTCGGCGTGATTGATACCATCCACGTCCAATTGGGGCAGAGTGATATTGTCCGCACCTTCGGCGTCAACGTTCACGACGAGACGGGTCTTCTCCCCCAATGTGGCGGTGACTCGATTACCTTGCAGTTCCTTCGCGTCAATGTTGATATGGGCGACATCACCGTTGGCGTCGATGTGACGCTTGTTCATGTCGGAGAAATCATGGGTCGCGTTGGCTTCCGGAGTTTTCGACCACTTGGCTGACAGGCTGGTCATGCTCTTTTCCATGGCCTCCAAGTCAAGGTATTTGACGGTCTTGGAGTCCTTGAGCACTCGTTCCGACTTCGGTAGGCTTCCACCGGTCTGCATTTCCAGCTTGTTGCCGTTCACCGTCCAACTGTTGCCGTTGTCGGTCTGCCCGATGGTGTTGGACTGTCCGAACACGATTTTGGAGTCGGCGGGCAGACTGACGTTGATGTTGCCGTCAACCTTGTCCATGTAGCTGACTTCCGGCTCGTCCACACCGTTGGCGTGGTTGCCGAAGGCTGCTCCGATGTAGGCGTGTTCGGTGGCGATGTTGCTGTTCGTATGCGCGTTGAGATGGATGGAGTCGAAGCCGACGAGACCGAAGTTCGCCGCCTCACCCAAGTCGCCGCCCAACAGGTCAACGGTTTCATCAGCCGTGAACATGTTGGTCTTGTCCACGATGATTGGGTTGCCGACCTCTGCGGCCAATGCCACGTTTGCGGAGACGAGCATGGATAGTGCGGACACTGCCGCGATGAAGGGGATTTTCCCTCGGAGTTTGTTTTCCAAATCTTTTCCTTCTGGTTTCTTACTGTGTGTGGATTGGTTTTGTGCTCTTGTGCTACTTCACTCTTCCTCCCTTTCTTCCAAAGGCTTGTAATTGTACTTGTCGAGCAACCTGTGCAGATGCTCGGCGGCACAGTCAAAGTCGTTCAACGCGCACGCAAGCGCTTCCCGGGTGCTTTCAGGAAGAGAATCCATCACGTCGGAAATCATTGCGGCGGAATTGGTGGCATTGTCGGATGCGAGGGCGATGACGTCCAAATCGTCGGAGGATGGTGTGGAATCCTCCTTGGTTTTGACGGTCTCATACTCGAATCCGGCTGGTGCGATGGGCTGTTCCTCCGGCTGGAATCCGTGGACTTCAAGCCAATGGTTGAACAGTTCTTCCGCTTCCTGTTCGCCTACCTTATCGGGACGGTTCTGGATGAAAGTGTCGTGAATAAGCTTGGTGGTGACGTCGGTCATTGTTTGTTTTCTTCTTTCTTATCGGTTTTCTGGATTGGATTGTTTTCGGCTGGGATTGGATTGGCCTGTGTGGATGGCCGTTCCAATCCTGACCGGAAGTCTTTCAATAGCGCTGAAAATGAAGTGACACCGTCTTCCTTGCCCACGTTGTCACCGGCTGTGAGCTGTGGATACTGGTCTGGGGTGTTGGAGATGGTCTTCACGTCATCACAGTGTCTTTTCGCATACTCGATAGCGCGTTCCGGCGAAGCGCCTTTGGAGATGGCGTAGGTCAGTCCACGTCTGAAACCCCATGCGGTGTTCGCGTCGGTGATGCCATATCCGTCAAGCATGCGGCTGATTTCAGCATTGGATGGCACTCTGCTCAAACGCTTCCTCCTGACCATCTGATTGATGTCGTAGGGAGCAATCCAAGCTTCCCGTGACGAATGTGTCTGGAAGAATTCGATGATGGCTTGGCGGGCTTCGTCGGCTTTAATCGTATGGTCGATTTCGTTGACGAAGTTATCCACCTGCGCGTCATCCAACGGCTTGTTGCCGTAATGACTGTTGATTTGGGTCAACAGCGCGATGGCGCACGGGCGTTCGAAGGCGCGTGGGTAATGCTGTCCATTGCTGGCCTGTGCCGTGGTCAACGTTCCTTGTGTGGGAGCCTGTGCTGTCATCATTCATCCCATCCGGCTTGGGCGAGGGATTCTTTCAGCATGTTCATGTTGTGCTCGTATCCTTCCTCGCTACGGGTTTTGCGTCGTGTGTTTCGGCTGTTCCTGTTGAACTTGTCGGCGTTGAGGAGCCAATTGTCGAAGGCGCGGTCGAAGTCCAAGTATTTCTTGCCATTGGAATGGCTGTAGTTGTAGAATTTCTCGGCTTCCGTGTTCACGTCGATGTTCAGTTCATTGGCTCGGTCGATGTGCTTCTGGTTCGGTTTCCAATCCTTCGGCACCATCCGCTTGTAGTGGCGGACTTTCGGTACTTCCTCGTCTGGAATCAGTGGGGTCACTTCCTCCTGTTGGGGATTTTCCTGTTCCACTTTGGCGGAAACCAAGTCTTCGGGGTTTCCCCAGATGGGGTCTACGTCGATTGTCGGTTCTTCATCGAGAAGCGCTTCCCGCTCGGCTTTTTCCTTGGCTTTGCGTTCGTTTTCCTCGTCCTTTTCCTTACGCCAGTGAAGCAACTGTTGGATGAAGAGTCGGTCAGGCGAGAGCGGAGCGGCCTTGAAACCGTTGTCACGTTTCACGTACAGGCGTGAATCGTAGACCTTACGGAACGAGTCAGCCGCTTGCAAAATGGTCATCTTGCTTCCACCACCCAAATCCTTGTACAGTTTCGATGCTTTCTCGGTCGGAGACCAGTCTTCGGGCAGTGGATGCCAGAACCAAAGCTGTTGCGGGATTTCATCCCACTGCAAATACTTGGGTTCCCCGTCATCATCCACGTCGATTGGGGTGTCGGAATCGTATTGGGGCAGAACCTTGACCTGTTCCATGGTCATCGGCTCCTCGAACGGAGGCTCCATGGTTCCGTCCATCAGTTCGACCGGTTCGGGTTTGTACTTGCGGGGGCGACCGCGACGACGCTTCGGTTTGTCTTCTCCTTCCGGAGGGAGTGGATTCTTACGTGGCCGTCCACGACGCTTCCCGACAGGCTTGTCTTCCGCTTCTACGGGTTTCACGCTTGAGGTTTCGGTATCGTCCTGCTTGGCGGGTTCTTTTTCCTTTTTGGAGGTGGAATTATCTGTCTGGGAGGTGTTTAGGGAATCATCCTCGACGGGTTCCACGCTTGGATGCGGCTCCTCATATTCGTCGGAGTCGGCATTCGATTCACTGAGGATGTCATGAATCTCCTCCCATTCGAACGGGAAGTGCTTTCCCTGTCGGAGGGTTCGGTTCAGTTCACTGACTAGGATTCTGCGCAGTCTTGGGCTGGCGGTTCCAAGGTATGCGGATTCGATGGTTCCGGAGTCCGCCGTGAGGTCGATGTGGTCGAGGAGGAGTGCTTCTTCGGTGTCCTCGTCTATGACCAGTAGTCCTTCGTTTACGAGTTCCCGGCCCGCCTGTTGGAATGGGGTGGGAGTGTTTCCGTGAGTGTAGGCGTTGATTTTTCCAAACGTCCAATCACATACGCCGAGAGCATTGGTCTTCGGATGCAGTTGGAGCATCATCCATAGGTGCTGGCCTAGGATGTCCAATTTTGTGAAGTTTTTATCCAAGAGGATTTTCTGGTCTATTGTCTTTCTCAAAACATTCCTTTTAGTCTGGCCTGTGTGGAGTCTGGCTTATATTGTGTGGACGTTTTTTATTCTAGTCATACTGGGCTTATTCACAAAATTGGGGGTGTGTTCCTCCAATTTTGAGGCGGGGTGTGTGGGACGGGTTTCTTGGAGGTGTCTACCCGGCTGTCCGCAAGGGCGTCCGTGCCTTGTCGTAACTCATGTTATGCATTGACTTCCTGTTTCTTCGAGTGAACAAGTGTTCGTAATTACGAACAATAGCATATAAAAGTATGCTGTCAAATCTAAAACCACGCGTTTCATGTTAAAAATCAGTTATCATGAAAAACATGGGAAAAAGAAAAAACCAAACCAGCGAATTCAACAGAAGAATCAACCAACGCATCCTAGCGGAAGCCGGAATCCGACGGCTCTCCGCACGGGACATCGCGCGTCAACTAGGCAAAAGCCCCAGCTACGTCACCACACGATACAACGAGACCGTCGAATGGCTCCCCGCCGACGTGGAAAAACTCGCCCACGCATGGAACATGACCCCAGAAGAACTCATCGCCGGACACAACGGATACCATTCCACATCCGTTGTGGAACAGCAGCTTCAAGCCGTCCTGCGTAAAATCAATTCCGGCGACCTCACATTGGCCGCAAACCACGACCCCAACAAGCAAGCGGAATCGGAAAGCGAGGACGGTTGCTGAAACATCCCCCAGTAGACAACAGAAGCGTCGCCATCGACCGGCGAATGTGCTATGAAGAGATAAAACGGATGGTAGGACTCGCACGTCAAGCGCCATACGTTTTCGAGGAGGAACTTCCGGAAAACATCAACGGCGTATATGACGAGGAAACCCGAATAATCGTCATAGACCCACGGTTGAACGAGCGGCAGAAACGATGCACGTTAACGCATGAACTATTCCATTGGACTCACGGTGATACTTGTTGCTGGAAACAATACGATGACAAGGCTGAATCATACGTTCGTAAGGAGACGGCGATACTGCTTATCAATCCGTTCGAATATATCCAATCCGAACGAATCTATGAGGGTGAGCTTTTCCCAATGGCCGTGGACTTAAACGTGACAGTAGGTGTCCTTGAGGATTATAGGCAGATATTGGAGAACGCAACAAAAATGGTTGGAGCAGTTTCCTGCCCCAACCATCAGGATTAGTTTTCAGCCAGCTTCTCCCCCAGACCAACGCTTTCCGCCGTTTTCCGTCTACATTCCAAATAGAGTGGGACGATTTCCACGACGGTTTCCTTGAACTTCTCCCAGTCGGGGGCGTCTTCGGTTTTGCGGCTCGCATCCCCGTCCAGCCATACGGTCATCGACTTTTCGTAACCGTATTGACGTTCTCTCAGTTCAATCAGACCATTCTGTTCCGCAGTGGCGAGATACGTGTTCACGAACGTTTCCACAATGCTGTTGTCTTCGTCGCCGTGGATTTTCAAACCCAGCTTATTTGCAAGCCCCTCGACTTCCATGCGCAATGGTTTGGGGATGCGACGGCAGATTTGCTGATTGCGATGGCTTTTCTCCAGTCGAACGGCACGATAGGCTTCTTCCGCCTTGCTATCCGAGCCGAAGCCCATAATCCAACGGACTGCCTTGATTTGAGCGTTTTCAAGAATGTTATAGGCACGGGTTCGGCCTACCTGTTTCCCATCCTCATAGTAGGAGGCGTAGGCGCTTTGGCGGGTATGCCAGTCGGCGGGCTGCTGGCTTCCCATCACTTGGATGACGGCCTTCCTGTTCTTGTAGTTGTACGTGTATGAGTGGTGGAACAGCCCTGCGTCATCGAACCCGTATTCGGTGACGCAGGATAGTCCGAATCCGGTAGCGTCGATGGTCTTCTTGTACTTGGGAAGTTTTGGTGTGGTGTTTTTGTCGCTCATATTTTTCTCCTTAACCATTTTTTGTGAACAATTCCACTATAACATCTGGATGGGAAAATAAAAGCCACTCCCAGAAAAGGAGCGGCTAAAACTCAAGCGTGAACCAGCTTGTTCCTCTCACACAAACCGGGGTCATTACGCCAACCCAACACGTTATCCCCGCCGTATCCGGCGTCGATAAGAGCACCCACAAACATTCGGAGCTTTTCTACAACAGTGCCGATATCCTCCCGCCGAACATCCTGAACGGAGTCCACGATGGGGATATTGCCCCGCCAAAGATATAGGTTCGCCCGGCGTTTCATGTTGGCGGTGTACATGCCGCTGATTTCAACGGTCAAGATTTATTCCTTTGGGTTAGTGCTTGTTTTTGCCGAAATATTAGAACAGGTCGCCTTGCACTTCCAAATCCGAATCAGAGGAGTCCCCTCTATCGGGTTTTGTGATGTTGCATATGGCTTCCTTTCTGAGCATTTGGATTACCGACGGCTGGTATCCGGTTAGGACTCGAATGACCTCATCGTCTTCGCCGTCCTCGATAAGCTTCAACGTCTTATCCCGTCTGGTTTTTTCGCTCACAACGTCACCTCCTTAGCTTGTTCTTCCGCTAGTTCCCACCGTAAATCAGTATCGCAGTAGTAGCCGAAAAGAGTATAGAATTCCTCACCTTGAACCGTGACGAATGTCGAATGGTTTTCGCAAACCCATTTGCCGCAATCCTTGCACCGCCAATGGGAGGGCGCATCACAGTCCGCACACGGGTGAGTTTTTCCGTGGCAGCAGTCGGTGCAATACCATTCGCCGCCACCCACATCGTAAGCGTGGTTACTGCAAGCCGGTTGTCCGCAGACCGCGCATGTCGGGTCGTCGGCCTCCACTAGTTCGTTACAGATGACGCAACGGCGGAGCGGATGGTAATTCACGTTTTCGTTCACCATTTTTTTGGGCGGGGATGCCCGGTGTTTCAATGCCGGGAGGACGTCAAGCCAGCTTTGCCTCATGAATTCCGGAAGATTCTCGTCCGACGTATCCCCTTGATACCAAAACTCCGTCAGACATTGACCGAGTCGTTGGTTCTGATTGTCGCAAACATATTGACCGACTTTCTTGTTCCAATTCCTCATGGCAGAGAGAACGAAAGCCTCATCCGTTCTCAAATGTCCTTTTTCGCAAAGGATAATCCAACGGTCGAGGTTCTTGGAATAACGACAAACCGGAGAGCGTCCACATTCAGGACAAACCGGCATATTGGAAACGGTTTCCACAATCTCATGCCAATCCTTTTTAAGAACGGCACACACTTCCCCCGCTGGCCCCATTCGCAAGCCCCGCTCGAACATTGCGGACAACGGGCAACCACTATCGTCGAAAATACGGACTTTCCAGTATTTTTTGTCCACAATAAGAATCTCGCTGATTCGAATAGCAACCGTTTTTCCGCAGAATGGGCAAGGTTCTTTTGGATAAGTTTCCGTCCAAACTCCTGTTTCTTCGACGCTCAATCGTCTTCCCCTTCCGGGAGGAATAGTCCCAGCTTGTAGGCAATGTCCACGAATTCCTCAGAGTCGGTGGTTTCAATCGCCTTGTTCAAGCGGAGGCGAATATTGTCGTTCATGTCTGAATGCGAGTAGCGAGGAGTTAAGGAACGTAGAAATACGGCAGTACTCCAATTCTTGGGTAGGTTCTTTAATTGTTCGATGAGTTCGTTGACGGTCATTTGGTTTTCTCCTTTGGGTCTATATGTGTGAACAGTTCCACTGTAACTCAGTTTGTTGAATATGTCAATCAGGCCGAACCATTTGAAAAGAAACCGGATACACGTTCACGCGGGCGCAGTCCTCAAAAAGCCCTTTTTCGACAGCGCGACCAATGAGAGTGGATGCAAGCGTCCTCAACAGTTCCCAACGTTCCCCTGTTCCCGGCAACGCGTCGGCGTGCAGGTAGAGCCGGAGCAGGTCGGCCAGCTCGTGGCAGAGGTCGTCACGGTATACGATACGTTTCGCTCCGTTGTTGAGAGTGATGAGGACTTTTTGGTTCATGGTCTTCCTTCGAATCTGTTTTATGTGAACAGTTCCACTATAACATAGACAGACGCAAAGAAAACCAAATACTCAGCGAGCCGCGCTCCAAGCCCTCTCCCGCTCATCCTCCAAACGGTCATACTTCCGATTCTCCTCGTCGCACACCTTCCGATGCGTGTCGGCGGCAATGACATCTATAGAACGGTTGAAGGAGTGCAACAGCGCGCTCAAATACTCCAGATGCCGTGCGGGGCCGTACTTGTATCCGTTGCTCACATCATGTAGTTTCTTATCCACATATGCGAGGGAGCCGAGCATGGTGATGATGGACGCCAGTCCGGTCAAAGCCAATAGGTTCTTTAGGAAGCTTTTCACGTTTCCACCTTTCGAGTCTTTCCTTTCCTAGATTAGTCGGCTGGAACACTGTCCCATACTTGATGCGGGAAACAAAAAAGGGACGGCATCAAGCCGTCCCCGTCAAGGAAAAGTCAGATGACCACTACCGTGAGAACCGCTACGATGGTCAGGATGACCACAGCCCATCTCATGTTCGGTCGTTCGCAGAATTCTCCCAACGGAGTATACGTGCCGACCAGTTCCTCGACGGCGGGGATGAGGAACATGAGCGCCAATATGATAGCTCCCACAGCCAATGCGATAAGCACATTCTGTTGCGATAATAACGACAGCATTTTTTCCAATCTCCTATACGAACGCGGGCTGATTCAGACGGTCTCGCAGACTCAATTCCAAATATTGTTGACTCAAATCGACGCCGATATACCTACGCCCCAGCATCGCAGCCGCCAACCCGGTGGTGCCGGAACCGTTGAACGGGTCGAGCGTCACGCCGCCCGGCTTGCAACCGGCCTGAATGCATGTGAGGGGAATATCCACCGGGAAAGCCGCAAAATGCGCTCCCGCATACGGGCGGGTCGGCAGCATCCACACGTCGCGTAGGTTTCGTCTGCCGTCCGATGCCACGTATTCCCTACGGTCTCTCCCCAAATCCTCGCGGACACCACCATATGCGCTTTTGTTGCCGAACGTATGCCGGTGGGCTAAATCCTCGATGGTTTTCTCCGACTGCCGTTGTCTTACGGACTGGTAGTCGTAATAGTATTTTTCGGTTTTGGAGAATAGGAAAATATGCTCGTAGCTTTTGCTTGGACGGTCTTTCACGCTTTCCGGCATGGGATTGGTTTTCCCCCAAATGATATCCGAACGCAATATCCAACCGTCATCCTGCAATGCGAACGCCACTCTCCACGGGATGCCGAGCAGGTTCTTCGCCGGACGGTCTGGACGTTTCCTGCCGTTCGGCTTCTGCGCATGTCCGTGCAATCCGATGCTGTTCTCCGACCCGTCGCCGCCGTCCCATAGGTTCGGCGTGGAGTACGTGTCTCCCAAGTTCAGCCAGAGCGTGCCGTCATCGGCTAGGATTCGTCTGCATTCGCGGAATACTTTGCTGAGGTCTTCCACATAGCCGCCGGGTGTGGGTTCGCGTCCGATTTCCAGTTCGGAATCCGTGTATTGGCGCAACCCGTAGTACGGTGGACTGGTGACGATGCAATCGACGCTTCCGTCGGGCAAATCGGAAAGCGCGGACGATGCGTCGCCCAGATAGAGCGTCAGCGTGTCGTCTTGGAACCAAGGCTTCAAGCCGTCTGCTCCAGTCGTTCCAATAGTTCCCGTCCCGCAGGGAGCGGCGTCAGAGCGCCTGTTGCGATGTCGAGGTGAACCAGCTTGTCGTTCAGCAGTTCGATGGCGGCGTTTTCGAAACCGGCCTTGTATGCGTTGGCCGTTCCCTGTCCGGCTTGGCGGAGCAGTGTTTCGCTGTTGCGCTCGTATAGTCGGATTGGACGGTCTGCCTCGCCTTGGGCGAGCGTGGATACGAGGCGCATGCCATCCTTGGTGAGGGATGGGGCTGATTGTCCGTTACGTCGGATGAGTCCGGCATCCAGCAGTTGTCTGCCGATGTTGCTTTTGAGGATGTCGGCGGTCAACCTTCCTTTTTCGATGTTGTAGAGGATTCTGGTCTCACCTTCGCTGATACCGGCCATGAGGATATGGAAACGTTGGGTGGAGGATTGTTCGTCCAATGCTGCTCCTTTCAGAGGTTTTGTGTTTTTTCTAAGCTCAGAGGATGTTGACGGGAGTGTCGTTCAGACAGTCCCAGTATTCGAGTCGCGCCACCGGCGACATTCCCTTGAATGTTCTGACCACGCCGTCATGCATGGTTTTCGCTTGCCGGTATTCCTCGCTGGACGATTCGGGATTGTCCATCATTTTGGTGGAGTATTTTTCCATTTCCAACAGGTCGAGTCTGCGTATGAGAGCTACGCCGTTCTCTTCCAGTCCGATGTTTTTCGTCACCCAATCCCGAAGCATCCAACAATTGTTGGAGAACATGTGGATTCGTCCGGTGCGAACGTCTCGTAGCATCTGATAGTTCACAGGACTCCGCCATCCTCGTAGCCGACGGTGTATTCGCCTACGGTTCCGTGCAGTCCGCAGTTAATCTGCAATCCATCCAAGATGACCATGCGGTGTGGGGAGAGTTGCACGTCTTCGCGTAGGTTTTCCAAACGCATGCCTGACGTCAGTTTTATTAACGTTTGCCAGTAGGCTCCGTCCAGTTGGCTCCAATATTTGAGATGTGAGTCTTTCAACTGTCGGAATAGAAGGAGCGCATGAACATATTGGCCTGTCCAATCCACGTCATGCATGAGCCGTTCCAACCGGTTCAGTTGGACGGTCACGTCTTCCGGATTGTTCGCTAGGAACAGTGGCCCGTACTCATCCAATGCCTCACGTAGTTCCTGCTGTCGCATGGCACGAATGGGGGTTCCTCCGAATTGTGGACTGTTGGCGAGCCATACGGCCAAATCCCATGTTTCAGCCGCGTTCGCGTCGATGTTCGGATACGCGCAGTCACGGACTGTAGTCCAGCTGGCGCTTACCTTGACGAGTCCCCGGATTCCCGCCACGAAATTCAGGATGGACAGGAACAGGAAGATGATTTTCCATCCTCCCGTCAGGGAGTTCGAATATGCGAGGAGACATACCGCCACCAGTAGTCCGAGCGCGTACACCACGGCTTGCGGCAGGACTCCCCTACGGAAGATGGTCTGCAAGACTGCTTCCCGGTCTCCGTTGGAACGTAAAGGGGTTTTGTTCACGGTGTAGTCTTGATTATCCAAAAGTTCAGGCTTTCGACGCTTTGATGTATTTCTTTTTCTTGAATCGTTCATCGACCCGGATGACCCAGCCGGTGTCGCTGGTTCCGGCAATCTGGTAGCGGACTCTTCGTTGGATTTTCAGTGGCCGCAGATATTTGTTGAGTCGGAGTTGTCCGACGGTGGGCGGGTCTCCTAGGATGTGGGGGATTCTTTGTATTCCGTCGTTTGTGTTGAAGTAAAGCAGGATTGGCGTCTCGTCCTTGCAGGAGTCAAGGAACCCTCCTACGGTGTCAAGGTCTTTGCGTGGACGGGAACGTTCTTGGGTTTGACTGTCCGTGATGTCCGTTTCGGTGTTCAAAAAGGAACCTTCCTTGTTTGTGACTGGTTCCACTATAACGTAGTTTTTCGCAAACAAGGAAGGTTTCAGGAAAAATTCTTTCTCAGGCGAGCTTCGAATCGTAATCGTCGATGGGCTGGGTGAGCGGCTTGCCTTCCCTGACCATTTTTTCTATGTCCTCGTAGTCGTCACAAGCCGCCCACAGTCCGAGGTCAGGGTTGAGATGATACATGGTTCCAGATTTCACACCTTCGTCAACATAGAGTCCGTGACTGCAAGTGTTGTTGATGTTGGTGGGCTGTGGGTCTTGCTCGTAGTCATCGATGTTCCACGGGTCGCCTTCGGGCAACAGCACGTAGTCTCCGATGCCGTCGTGAATATCCCGTAGGCGCTGTTCCTGTTCGTCTTGGAGGTCTTGTTCCCTGTCGAGCATGAGGTTGATTTGGTGTTCGATGCTGTTGAAGTAGTTGCTCATGTTTTTCTCCTTGGCTGGCTTTTTCTATTATTGTGTGAACACTTCTAGTATAACATCATTTTCTTCTCGAATCGCCACAATGCCGATTAGGAAAGAAAATGGTTCCGCCACCCAAAAAAGAATCCACACACGGGTGGCGGAACCCGAAACACACTCCCCGAGAGGAGCTTTCCACAGAGACCGGGGAAGAAACCAGATGGTGGAAGATATACCACGAAAACCCGGTCTCAACTGTTACAGTAAACGACTTCGAACATTCATCTGGTGCAAAACCGGAAAAACAGGAAAAGTTTTTCTAACAAGGGGCTGGGTCAACAAAATCAGTTGCCGTCGGCCACGCATTGCGTGAGGAACGACTTCGTTTCGGCTTTTTCCCAACTGCTCATGGACAGCTTGTACTTGTCTTTGATGTACACGCGTTTAGCCATATACGAGCATTGGTACGTCTTGTTGGACGGGAGCCAAATGCTGGGCGTTGCGTCCTTCCACTTGGTCGAGGAACCGTTCAACGCCTCGTCCTTCACGAGGTTCACGCCCTGCTGTTTGATGTTGTTCGCTTCTCCTTCGGACGCGACGAGCACTTCCGGGTCGTTCGCGTAGGTGATGCGGTCGCCCTTGCGCGAGTCCTTCCACAGTCCGCTGGCCCAAGCGTCGTTGACCGCCACCACATGGTCGATTTGGACGGCCATGCTGTCCCCGCCTGTTTTCTTCTGTTTGCCGTTGACGGTCTCGTAGGTGTCGCGTTGGAATTTGATGGTCTTGCCGGTGTATGGGTCTTGGAGGGTTCCGGTGAGCACCTTGCAGTTCTTGTCCATGGTCACGTCGGTCATGTCGCGTTTGAGGATGTAGTCGCGGGTGGTGCCGTAACCGCAGAGCTGGTTGCTGTTCTGCCATGTGCCGAAGTCGGTTTTGCGGTTGTATCCTTTGGTGTGCGGGGTTGCGGTTTCGATGTCAGCGAGTTTGTCAAGCGCCTGTTTCGTGGTGATGGGGCTTAAAGCACCTTCAGGAACGCTTGTAGAGGCTTTTTGTGCTTGACTTGAGGAATTGTCCCCGTTTTGTGTCTGCGTCGTTTCTGAGGGCGTTTCTGTGGCTTCTGGAGTATTGGTTTGCGAATTGGAGCCGGACGGCTTCAAGGGAGGCTCCTTCAACCCCAATTTCACATCCGGCTTCACCTTGGAATCCTCACCCGGCATCAACTGGGACAGACTGTTGATTTCCGGCAATCCGAAAATCTTCGACATGGGAGTCCACAATCCAAGATTCACGATGAGCACCATGGCCGTCAACACGACCAGAATGCCGCCAAGCAGGGAACCGGCGGACATGCCGCCTTTCTTCTTAGCCATAGGAAACCTCCAAAAAATCTCATCACAGGTTCAAGATGATGCTGATGACGAGACACACGATGAACGCGATGGCGATAATCGCACCGGTCAACGGGCCATTGCTGTTGATGAACTCAGCGAACTTGTCACCCTCACTAGGCTTGTTATGTCCTGTCATTTTAGTTTTCCTTTCGGATTAGTCGTTCGGACCCTCATTGGGGTCGCCGGTTACGGAACCGTCATCGGAATTCTGGGATGAACTACTGCCGTTGTTGTCGGACGAATCCGAATCGGAGGAGTCGGAATCGTCATTGTCGGAACCGTCATCACCGGAACCGCTATCGGAATCCGATGAACTGGAATCGGAAGAATCATCATCGTCATCACTGCTGGAAGAGCCAATCAGCGAACGGTCAATGGCATTGCTGAACGCCTTCAACGTGGTCAGACTGCCTTCGGCACCCCAGTCAACGATTTTCGCGCTACCACGGGTCGGATTATGGATGAGGACGGTGACGCTCGTCTCCACGTTGCTTACCGACTTGGTGTCGGCGTTCGGGTCGTTGGCCGTACTCGCGTCAACCTTCTTCTCGTAGGGTTTGAACGAGATGCTGACGCTCGCCGCCGCCCATTCGGGATTGTCGGACTTGTTCTGCTTGTCAACGGTCTTGCCGTCCTTGGTGCATTGCACAAGCCAGTCTAGGGACGAGTTCAGATACGAACCCAAGCTTGCGGGTTGATACATGTGGTCGCTGTTCGGGTCTCCGACAAGTACCGTCAAAGCGTTGGAGTCTTTGCCGATGTATGCTTTAGACCAAGCGCTGACCACGTTCGTCAGGCTCGTGTTCTGGTCAAGCTGAATGTAACCGTCGGGACGATACGTGTCCGTATTGCTGTTCGAAGTGACGGTCTTGGGAAGCACGGTCGGCGTTCCCACCGCAGTAGCCACACCATCGGTGACGGCGACAAGCTGGGTGATATCCCTCGTGCTTCCATCCGACTTGTCGGTGAGGGACATCTGATGACTCCAATACTGGGTGGTGGAACCGCTGGAATCGTCCGACGTGGATGTGCTGACTTCAGTGGCGCCATTCCACCACAGGTTCGCATACCCGTATTGGAAAGCGCCCTTGTCATCATCCAGCCAACTGTACACGGCTTGCAACGCGACCTGCTTGCCGGGCTTGTCGCCGCTGATTTCCTTGTACTTCTCCGTCAGGTAGGAACCCATTTCGTTCAACGTGTTGATTGCACGGACGGAAACCATCGGGGCGACCAGACCGGTGCAGATGAACAGGATGATGAGAACCTTCCACTTCTGGGTGTTCTTCAACGCCTTCTTCCACGCGGTGAGTTCTATCTCGTCCTTGCGTTCTTTTTCGTCAGCGAACAGGTCGGTCTCATTGTTCGGGTTCTGCTTCGCCTTCTGCTGGCCCATCGGCTGTTTGCCGTTCTTGTCTTTCTTGCTTCCGAACACAGTTCCGCTCCGAATTCATTTCCGTTTGTCATGCACTGTCTTCAAGTCTACCTTCCGTCCGAGGTTTCCTATATCGGCTTCGGGGTTTTCAGCATGCATCCACCGGTGGTGCTGGCTTCTCTGTTTTTCTTTTTCCGGAACTTTTCTTTTTTCTCTCTTCCACAAAAGGATTAGACCTGTTCAAACGTTCGAATCAGGGAAGCGAAAAAAGCATTGAGGATGACCTTTAAGCAGGGTTCAATCTCTTCAAAACATGAAATCTAAAAAATGGGTTTATTCTGTTTTTGATTTTTTGCTTCTTTTTAAAAAAACTTGTTTTTTGAAAAAAGAAGGGAATACAAGGGTTATTAATATTTTGTAATCTTTTGTATACCTTTTGCAGGTGTCGAAATCCCTTATGGGAGTAGGCGTTTCAGGTCGAAAGCGTGTCAGAAGTTCCAACTTTCCGTGTCAGAAGTTCCAACTTTCCGTGTCGAAAGTTCCAACTTCCGTGTCAGAAGTGCCCACTTAGCGTGTCAGAAGTTCCAACTTTCCGTGTCGAAAGTTCCAACTTTTTATGCAGGGCGTGCCAGAATAACCCACCTATAGCGGCACCTTCTCACGCGTGCCCGAAGAGGTTGACTGCAACAGTGGAGAGGTCGAAAGTTCTAACTAGAATCAGAGAAAAGAAAACCCCGCGCTGCGGAACCAGCCGGGGTAACGGCAACCATCAACCTTAAGGAACTGTGGTCACATGACCTATGATAGCAAAGACCTCGACAAGTCAAACGCATACCGCTACGCCCCGTCCGTGATGTCAAAGCTGAGCTTCCTGCCACAGTCGAAACCGGACTCGCCATCCGTTAGGAAGACGAACGGGAACTCGTCAATCACCGTCTCAGCCTCCAACGGGGAATGGGCTTATGGTGCGGCCCCCAGAATGTTCCTCCTCCACATTCGCTCTCTTATCAAGAACGGGAGCGACTGCGTGGACGTGGAGCATCATACCGTCTACTTGGACGACACGTATAACTCGTTCTGCAATAGCGTCGGAATCAAATATTCCGGGTCGAACAAGAATAATGTGATGAAAATGGTTAAGAACCTAGCCACCACTTCCATCATCCTCCAAAACTGGTCAGCAGACGGATTCATAGCCCACTCGTTCTTTGTCGCCAACACCGTGGCGCTCAACTACGGGACCGACGAAAACAAGAAGTCGTTCATAGAATTCTCTCCCCAGATGTGGGCGCTGCTGACCGAGAACTGCGTGCCACTCAACCCGTACATCGTCCGTCGGCTTCGCAGTGACGCCCTCGCCTTGGACATCTACCAGTGGCTCGCGTTCCGCGCGAACGGTGCCCGACGTGAAACCCGCGTAACATGGGAAGCTCTGTTGATGCAGTTCAAGTATGACGGGTATCCGATGCGTGAATTCAGACGCAAGTTCAGAAGAGCGTTGGAGAAGATTCAGCTCGCATGGCCGGAATTGAAAGTCGAAATCACGGAAACCGGCGTCATAGTCCGCCCCAGTCTCCCTTCCATCCAGTCGGGTAACGATGATGCCGACACGGACGCGGGTGGGGCAGATGATGAAGAGCCGATGAACCCGTTCGTATCCTGAATGTGTTTTAGAAAAACCAATGGGACGTACGCTCTGTTGTGAGTGCCGCCCCATCTGGAAGACTTCGATGAAGTCTTTTTGTTCATCCGAAAATTAGTATACCGGAGCCTAATCCTTCTGCTCATACTTGTCGATGAGCGACTGGTCGAAGTGCCCCTGCTGGAAGCAGTAATCCATCGCGGCATTCAACAATACAGCCTGCTTCGTCCCGTATTCGATGCTTCTCATCTTCCACGCACGCCAGTTTTCGACGGTGACGTTGCTGCCGATTCTTTTCTCTTTCGGCGGCTGATGCGTTTCGGATGGTGCCGGTGTTTCAGGATGGGTTATGTCGGTGATGAGCCGTGCCCGACGGTCGGCTTCTTCCTCCGTGAGCGTTTGGGCATGCATGTCGGCGGACGTTTGGACTGACTGGTCTGACGGTTCCCGCGTTTCAGGAACGGCCTGTGTCGGTTCCTGCTCCGTGTTCGGTTCGCTAATGTTTTCCGGTGATTCCAATGGGCGCATGTCACGCTTGTCCTGCATTCCGGTTGCGAAAGCGTTGCGTTTGATGTTCTTGACCATGATTGCCTACTTACTCCCCTGCTCCTGTTTTTATTCTTCCACCAGATTGATTTCAGACAGATAGTCGATGAGTTCCTGCACGACGCTGGAATACTCCTTGTTGTCGATTTCCGTCGTGCCGTACATGTTCTTGACGGCTTCACGTTCCGTGATGACGGTTTCGAACCGTGCGATGCCTTCCTCATCCAGTTCGCTGATGCTGTTCCGGGCGAGTTTCGTTCTCGGCTTCACGCGTGTCAACAGGACGATGCCGTTGCGTGCCGCCGCGTATGTGCGTCCCGCGTGGGTCAAATCGGATACGGATGGCTGGCATGGGATTATCACCACGTCGCCCGCGTTTATCGCCGCCTGCACCACTCCGGCGTCGGACGGTGGGGTGTCGATGATGACCCAGCCTGAATATTTTTCGCGGATGAGTTCCGGATTGTTCAATACGGCTTCGTTGGTTTGCACGACGGGGAAGCCGAGCGTGTATGGTTTCGCGTCCGGATTGTCCTGTCTACGTCTGCGGTTTTCCTGTTCGACGTACATTTCCCACATGGTCGCGCCGCCCGTGTTGTCGGAGTCCAAGACTGTGACTTGTTCCCCGCGTTTGTGCAATAGTTCGGCCAATGCCATTGATGTGGTTGTTTTTCCTGAACCGCCTTTGATGATTGCGACGGTGATGATGACCGTATGGTTTTTGACTCTCATGTTCTGGTTTCCTTTTTCTGCTTCCGGTGTGGACGGAATCATGGTGGGGGTATGTTTTTGTTTCGATGATAACAACGGCGAAAAGTCGGCACGCCGAACCAGAAAACCGTTCGGAGAAACATTCCAGTAAAACAGTGGAACGGCGTACAGGTTTACAGGCGGAACAGAAAAACAGAAAGCCGCGTCCGCGATGAAACGGATACGGCCTTCTTTCGTTTTTATAGCCGAACAAAAATCATTCGGTGGCTGTGAACACCAGTTTGCGAAGGAACTCCATGAACAGTGAACCGATATCAGGCATCTGGGCCGCGATATCCTTCATCCATTCACGCACGGGCAAACCCATGACCTCCAAGACACCGGTGATAATCCACACGAACAACAGGAACGCGCAGATGGTCAACGCGGTCATCAACGCGCGGGTGCTTTTCTGCAAGATTGCGAACACGACACTACCGGCGCAAATAATAATCATCAACAAAGTGAGGATTGCGCCCGTCGGCGTGAACACCCAAGAGAAGAACACGGTGAGCACGTCACCCAACGTTCGTCCCGCAGTGTCAGCGGCTTGGTTTCCTACCTCTTCCATTTTTCTAATCTCCTTGACGTTGGAAGTTTTTTCGAAAGGGGAACCGGCGTCGAATGCTGTGGAAGATGCTCAAAACATTCGACGCCGGATGGTTAAACCGACGTCACTTCATGAACGGCGGTTTGGGTGTCGGCTGTCCTCCGGTCGGCGGTTTCTTCATGTGAAGATTGCCTACGGAGGGGAAACCTGTCAGGTTTGACGGGTTGGCGTCCACTGGCTGTTTGACGGTCGGTGACGGTGTGGTTGGCGGTTGCATTCGAACCGATGGCTGTTGTCTTACCTGAGCTTGTGGCTGCGGTTGAGACTGCTGTCGCGGAGCTTGCGCCTGTACCGAACCCTTCTGTTGCGTCTGACCGGAATCAACCGTGAATTCTCTACTCGGCTGAATTCCATTCGGGTTCATGGCACGTTCCGCACTCGCAGGCATCATATCGCCCGGAAGACCCGTCGTTCTAGTCCACTCCTCCTGTGCCATACGCAAATGCTCCTCCGGAGACTGTTGCACCGGATTCTCGCGCATGTACGCCTGTTGCAGTGAATTGTTCACCGATTCAGGCATCGGAGTCGCATTGTCGGTTGCCTTCTGCCAAGTGGAGGCGGCGGACACGGCGGCGTCCATCGTTCCGGAGGGTAGGGTCTCACCGACAATCTCACCTGTCTCAGTGTTGTACACCGGCTGATTGGCATTCATCTCAGGTTGAGCCGTCACATTCTCGATAGGAGATTGATTGTTTTGGCTCATATACGCTTGGACAGAATCATCGACTTCACCGGAGGCCACGGCTTCTTGGAAAGCTTGTTCCGCATCCTCTTGAGACATGTGCTGGTTATTCGTGAAGTCTGCCATCATTCCCTCACGAACCTGATTGAACGCGGACTGTTCAGTCAACACCGGAGCCTGTCCTTGAGCGTCGGCTGGAACCGATTCAGTTGGAGTGTCCACCGGAATCGTTTCCGTCTGACCGTCAGTCGGAATCGTCTCGGTCTGACCGTCAGTCGGAATAGGCGACGCGCCACCGGCACCACCGGTTTGGGTCGGGGCATTCGGAGTCGGAGCCGTCGGGGAAGGCATAGGACTGTCACCATCGGCGGAACCACCGTTACCGGTGCCGGAGAACGGAGACGACAACGGAGCGTCACCATTAGCCATGCCCAACACGTTGCGACGCCACTGGTCGCGTTTCCTCATACTGCCGGGAGCAGCGTTCCTGATGTCGCGGATTTTGTCCATCGCGGCTCCCGCACCCACCGCTAGGCCATGATGGAGGTTACGGTCGGTAGCTAGCTTTCCTGCGGCAATCAATCCCAACGGTGCGGTAATCGGATTGGAGAACAAAGCTCCTGCGACAGCGGCTTTCGCGGCGACCTTCGCTCCGCGTGCGGCTACGTTACGCAAAGGAGCGCTCTTCGCGGCTCGTGCGGCGAAAGCGAGACCGGCACCGGCCATTGCGGCTCCGGCTCCGGCGACTCTTGCCGCGCCTTGAAGTTTGCGTCCGGCATTGTTCAGATGGTTCATCCTTTGTGCTTTGCGTTGCACATCGTTGAGGGACATGCCCGGGTGACGTTGAGCGATACTATGGGCGAACGCCTCCGTATTGTCCTCTCCATGGAACTTGGAAACGGCTTCGTTCAACCGTCCCTTGAACTTGCCCGTGGAATCCTCAAAATGGAGTTTCGTACCGGCAAGACTTCCTCTCACCGTGCTCTTGTCCATTCGTGCCCAGTTCTTGCTTCCGCGTCCACGCGTCTGAATCGCCTCGAACTCCTTGGCGTTACGATTCATCAGATTCCTATCGCCCTGACTCAACGAATCCTGTTGCGCGCGGCTCATCTTGCTCAGGACGGTCGCGCTTTGACGTGCTCCGTTATGGGCCATGCCAGCGCCGGTACCGTTCGTGGACAAACGTCCGACACCATTGCCGCCACGACGGAATCCGCCACGCATGGCGCGAATCATACGGTACTGTCCAATCATGTGCATTCCCTTGCGAAGACCGGACGCCATTGCGGTTCCACCCGCCATTCCCATGAGAGCGTTGACGCTGAACGGATTACCACACTTCAACACTTTCGAACAGAACATGCCGATTGCGGCGAGAGCCAACACCGGACTCAATCCCGCAATCAACTGGTAGGTGAACGAACCACTGCTGGCAGAGGTGAACTTCAACGTCAGGCCACAAATGAATGTTGCGAGAGCGCCGAGCGCACCGTACAACGCTCCTACCATACTCAACTGGCAGGTGTACGTCGCCCAGTTCTTCAACGCCGTCTTCGGCTTCTCGCCAATCGGGAACGCTTGGACAAGGAACGTGACCACGAGGAACAACGCCATCATTATCAGCATGAGCTTCGTCAGTATTAGAACAAGGCTCAACAATCCCCAGACCACGAGATTGACGATGCCTCCGATAAGTGTTCCGCAAGCACCCAACGTATCGACGTTGTTGTTGCCATACATGTAGTCGATGGTTTTCTTCGCACCGCCCGTGACCGTGGAATCATCCTGAGCGTCACGAAGATTCGCCTCACTCCAAGTTCCGGAAACGTTCGGCACGTCGAAACGCCATCCGACCGTGGCGGAGTCGCCCCAGTTGGTGTCGTTCTGCTGGTCTTTATATGTTCCGTCATCCTCCTTGTTGATATCGGTGGAACGGGAGAAGATTACGGAACCCTGTTTGAGAATCGTCTGGCAGACCGAAGTGGTCTGTTGGATGGTTTCGTCTTCGCTGCCGTTCTGTTTCGTGTCCATCACGCCTTTGCCACCGTTGGTCGGTTTCACATTGTCCAAGTCGTCAATTTTGACGCGTACTTTCGTACTGCCGTTCTTGATGTTCTTGGTTCCTGTGTCACCGAGATTGTTGATGAGTGTTGCCCATCCGGCTCGCGCGTAGATTTCCTGATTGCGTTTCGTGCCACAGGTTTCCCAGAACACGCCCGCACGGCTGAGATATGTCGCGTTCTCCCTTTCCAACGGCTTGTCGGTGAAGTAAGGATTACGCGGGTCTACCCAACCGTCCACGGAGAACAACCATTTGGCTCGCTGGTCGCTGATGTGCAACGCCATGGCCTTGTTGGTCAAATCCTTCTGGATGGTCGTGTTCGTGTTGGCTTTCATCTCCAACACGTGGCAGTAACCTTGCCGGGCGTTTTCCGCGATACGGAACGAGGATGTTCCGGTGGTCTGCGGGTTTCCGTACTGCATGGTCACGAACGAGCGAAGGGAGGTCTCCTCCCAAATACGGTTGATGGCCTTGGTGACGTTGCTTGTATCCTGATTGCCGTTGGACTTCGCCTGTTCGCCATATGCCTGATGCATGAAGTACAGGTAATCCTGACAATTGGTTTTCGCACCGTTCGCCGCATGATGGTAGGACATCATGTTTTTATCACTGTCGGCCATACCGTCAAGGTCGAGGTTGACCGAAAGCTTGTTGATGGTGTTGTTGATTGTCTGCACGACCCACCATGGGCTTCCGGTCGCCGGTTCTGTGGCGTTCTTCCCGGTCTTGGCCGCTCCAGCTCCAAGCATCGTGATTGAAGCGAAGCAGAGAACCATGATGACGATTCGTTTGCTCGCCTCTTTGACGGTGCCGATTTGGAATCCAGCCGCGCCAACCCAAGCCACGATGCCGAGCACTGCGATGGTGGCGGGGATGCCGCCGTCCATCAGACTTGTCACCATGGTGGACACTGCGGAGTCGATGTTCGCACCAGCCTGTTTCATTGGCTCGAACGAAGCGGCGAACTGGCTGATGGACAATGCGGAAGACCAGCAGACCTGAGTCAACTGCATCAGAATGTTGGGAAGGACGATATGGGTCTGCGAGCTGATGGTCTGCTTGACGTTCGAGAACCAACCGGCGACATCGCTGCCACTGTACGGTTCCGTACGCGAAGTGATTTCCCCAACGTAGTTTCCCCAACGTCCGGAAGGAAGACAACTAGAGATGTCTGATGTAGCACTGTCAGTTCCACCGTTGGCGCATGTTATCGTCGTGGTCGAATCGTTGACCTGTGCGGCGAACACGCTGGACGGCAAGACGAACAATGTCATGACCACGCACAACATCAGAATGACGAGCAGGTTCCTTCTACCCGCCCGTTTCACTGGGTCTCGATATTTTGTATTCAACGGATTTCCATTTCTTGAAGGTCGATAATGTTTTCCGGCTGAGTGGAATTCGGGTAGAAGACCTGCCCTTCAATCTTGCGGCTCTTCATATCCTGCAAGGTTCTCTTCCACCGTGTCTGTTGGGTGCGGTCTCTAATGGTGCCGACTGCGAAGAACGGAGCCAGTATTCCGCCCAACAGTACGAAGAACGAGCTGAACATGTATCCGAGCAACGGGGCGAATATGAGGCAAAGAGCCAAGCCCGCCAATGCGCCGACGATAACGGAGAACACGGTTTTGGAACGGGCCTCAGTGTTCTTGGTTATCTGGAACGTGTTCTTCCGTTCGATTTCCTCCGGGCCGGACACTTCCGTGATGTCGTCCATCGTCAACCTCGGATGCAAGGGACCTTTGTATCCTTCGTCTTCCTCATCGCTCATGATTCAACTCTTTTCGTACGTAAGGTTCTTAAAAGAAAACCGGAGTGGGAACAGAACCGGAAAGGTCCTCTTCGCATATCCACTCCGGTTTTCCTTCTGCGGATGTCAGATTCCCAGATAGGTCTTTCCACTGCTGCCAAACGCGTCAACGAACCAGTCAATCAACTTAAGAATTGCCGGAATGGTGATGGTCGGGCCAGCGAGAATGAATCCGACTGCGAGGACGACGAGAACACGACCGATGGTCGGGCAGAACATCTGCACGACTTTGTTCTGACGTCCCAACGCCTTGCAAATGCCACCGGCGATAAGGCCGAGTGCGAGAAGCACTGCGGCGGCAAGACCGATGTTGGTCAACACGGTTCCCGCGCTACTGCTCAAAATGGTGTCGAACATCTTATGATAGGTGCTCTCAAGGCTGCTTCCAGCCAAGGTAATGGTTCCACCCATTTTTTGAGTTCCCTTTCGTTTTCCAAACGGAACTCTCCTGCATTTTTCATCCTATCAACCTACGCGGTTGTTTCCAGTCATAGCGAGGTTTTTAGGTTAAAAAAATCCGTCCGGAAGTTGAAAGTTCCGAACGGATTCTGAAAAGCGATATGATGAACGCTAAAAACTAGTCATCATCATCCATGTCACCATTGCGATAACCGTTATCGAAATCGTTCACATGAACAAGGAACGTCGGTTGCAACTGTTCTTGGGTTCGAGTGCGAACAGCCGCCGCATAACGTGGAAGATTCATCACCGCGCCCGAACGCCAACCATCCTCACCATCATTGTTCGTCAAACGTTTCGCCGTCATATCGGCAATACGCGGAATCGTCGTATTGTATGTGATGAACGTCGAATAGCCGATGAACGAATCCAACATCGCGTCGGACAACTGGGTCGGATACTGGGTGGCGAACACGAGAAGAAGACCGAACGAACGACCCTGCTCACGCAACGCGGGCATGATACCGTCATTGCCGTTAGCCAACAGGCTCAACTCGTCGCATACGAGCATCGTCCACTTGCCAGCCTTGTCCCAATCCTTGCAATGCGCGAACACCGTATTCCAGAAACGGTACATGAGCCAGCCGCCGAGAATCTTATCCATACGTTCCGGCAACGAATAACCATTATGCGGTGCGAGCACAATGTGATAATCGCCAGCATGGTCGAGAATGTTCGTCCAAGTCACCTTGCCGCGACGTGCCGTGAACATGTGTTCGATGGGAAGGAACTGGTTCACCTTGTTCAACGAGGCGTTCGTCTTGGCGAGAATGTCACGGTCGGAACGAACCGTATGACCAGCCGCGTCCGGACGGCCATATAATTGCTCGGCGGCACGGGCGGCATACGTCATCTCCTCGAACATGTAGCCACTCTTCAATTCCATGCTCAACGCGCGGCACACATGACCCAACGCTTTCGCGGAACCGGCCTGACCGTCGGAACCGCATAATGCGACGACGGCCCATCCGATTGGACTCAACTGCATTCGCAACTGTTCCGCACCCGGATACGATTGTTCGAGCTGATGGCAACGTTTCACAATCTCGCTTTCCCAATCCTTGTTCGCGGATTCGGGATTATGCTTACGCTCCTCCTGCACGTAACGGTCAACCGCCACGCCGATGGTCAACGCTTGGGTGATGATGTTCTGCGAGTCGTTCAGAATATCACCGTCATCGAACGAGTAACGCATGGTCTTCGCCACGCTCGCCGCAGTCTCCATCGCATTGTTCCCGTCCTTCATGCCAAGCATGTCCAAGCACACACTGTTCGGGTCTGCCAAATAGACGACGCGTTGCGGACTGGTGAAACCGTGACGTTTGCGATAACGTTCCAACACGTTAACACCGGTATCATCCTTCATCCAAAAATGGATGATACGGGAGTCGCGTCCCCAGATTTTCGGACTGGTGGTCTCGCGTGCGCTGATGGCCCACTGGCTGATGCCATGGGTGAGCACGGTCTTACCGGAACCGGCCTCGCCGTTGATGGCGATACCGCCGAACAATTGCGACGGGTCGAGATAACAGTTACGTCCCGTATCATCCTTCCCAAGGAAGATGCCATCATGCGACAATACTTCCGGAACCGGATGCAACTCCTGTTTCATCGCCACTCCCTGAGTGACCGGAGTGAACACGGAACTTACGATAATCGGGGAAAGAATCAACGTGGTACGTTGCGCACCATAAGCCGACACGCGCTCCTTATGAGTGCGCACGCCAAGACGGGTCTGATTATCGGACTCGTTCGCGCCACGGTCGTTCGCAATCGCATAATATCTGCGTGGCGTTTGGAAAATATCATCCCACAACGTCCAATTCTTCCAACGGATGAACGCGAAGACAAGAAGCGGAACGAAAAGAATCGGAATGAACGTCGGAAGCGGAAGCAACCCCAACAGCAGGTAAAGCATGAGCGCCACCGCTCCACCAGCAATCTGAGGTCGCGGAATGTAAACGAACGGAATGCACGACAACAGCATGAGGAACAGGAACACGACCAACGTCACCGCAAGCAGTGGAAGCGCGATTCCGAAACCCCAAGCGGAATGGAACAATGGGAACACGCCATCCATCACGTATCCTCTTGCAAGACCGCACACACTCCAAATCACGGACAACACTTCCAACAGCATGCTGACGAACAGCAAACCGAATTTCGGACGGCTCGCATGACTGGACATGTTGGATATGAGCGGGCAGATGATTTGACCAATCTTCTGCGCAAGCTGTCGGTTACGCGAAACCTGACGGCAACCGAAACTCACACGGGCGCACATCGTGTTGGTCGAAGCAAGTTCGCTTGAATCCTCGACCGCATTGTATTCGTCGCTAATCCAATTACGAATACGAATCTGCTCGAAGTATCCCTGATTGCGAAGCGTGACGCTCACATAACTGTCCGGCGGCATGACCTTCTCGATGCTTGTACGAACGCCGGAATAGTTCGTCCGCATTTTCTCCATGTTGCTTTTCGAGTTCAACCGGGCACGGAACGGGATGAGAGGATGCGCCGCACTGTTCACGCCATCCGGCAACACCGGTTCCTCATCACCTTCGACCAGTCTCGCGTCAAAACCAGCCAACTGTCCGGCGTTGACGATTCCCTCGCCGTCGCCGTAAATATATTCCTTGACCGGCTCCTCGCCCTTCTTGATGAGGAGAAGGGTGCAACCATCCAGTTCGGCGGGAATGCTCTCCACTTTCGAACGTTGCTCGTCCGGGTCTAACTGTTGCAACGTTCTGGTTATCTGATACCAGTTCGGATTACCCATGTTTTACCTTCCTTTCCTTTTTTGTTTAATCATCCGTGCTCTGCTGATACAACTGCGCGTATGGGAAACCTTCCGGCTTCTGGAAAGTGGAAAGCCTCTCACGTAACGACAATTGGAGAAGCCACGTCGTCATCCGGACGGTTTTCTCCTTCGACTCCAACGCCCAACCCAATGTCACGTAACCATCGTTCACACTCGAATCATCGTTGATGGTTTCACGCATGACGCGGATTGTTTTGTTCGCAATCCGCCGGGAAGTGTTGAACATTATCGAATCCAACTGCCAGAGTCGTATCTTCCGTAATGCGGGAACACGTTGCATGTTCGCCATCAGAAACGGAATGACCAAATGTCTACGTCCCGTCTCACATAATGTCTGAACCTGTTGCAAAGCCCGCGCACGTTCCAATCTTGCTACATCCAACGCGTCCTGTGTCTGTTGGAATGATTCCTCAGTGGAGACCATCGCAATCCTTTCCAATGAAACCGTAGAAACCGCCACGGTACGCTTCCGGCATCGTCCAACCGGAAACGTCCCAACCCCAATCCTTTTTGATGATGTCCCACGTCACGTCCCAACCCCATTCGCTGACTTTGCGAACGTCACGAACTTGCGGAGTGTATTGCACCCACTCGTCGGAGAAAATGTTGCGCCGTGTTCCACTCATGTCCGTATATTCACCGAACCTGTCGGTTGGAATTCCATGCTCGAACCATTCATCCCAAACCGCGACTCCCATTCGTTGCGACACGGTCGGATTGCCCACGACCATTTCCGTCATGCCTTGCGTGCGTTGTATCACCGCATTGAACGATTCGTAACCTTCGTTCGCCTTCGGTATCTGCAACCATACGCAGATGAGTCCGCGACGTTTCATCGGAGAGTAGGCGAGCATCTTCGCCCAGTTCTGCATCTTCTTATCCAATTCGCTGTTCGACGTTTGGATTTCGATACCCGCCAACACATTGTTCCGGCACAACGTCACCACATCGGTAGCGCAAGCCTTGCCGACTTTCGATTCGGCAACAGCCTGTGGGTCAACGCTACGGAATTTCCCCCAACCATCACCGGATGAAAATTTCACACGTGAATCGCGTGCCAACATCAATCCCGCGTGCGCCGCATAAGTGTTATGCCGAACATGGAAACGATTCCCCGCGTAATAGGAAACCGCCATCGTCTCACGCATCCACTTTTCCATCCCGTACAATTTCATCGCACGGTTGATAAGACGTGGACTGTTCGACGGTGAAAGCCAAACATGATTCACGGTCTGACCGTACAATCGTTCCGCCTGACTGAAACCGACGTTGATGATTCCTAAACGGTTCATCGCACCATACAGGTTCGGTTCGTCACGCTCGAAAGCGGGAGCGCCTTTGATGGAAAGTCCCGCACGCAGTTGGTCAACCGTGCATGTCTTCCAAGTGAACAATGCTCCGAGGATACTCGAAACGAGTTCGCTGTTCGCTTTCACCATTGTCTCCGCGAACAGTTTGTTCGCAACGAACCACGGGTGGGTCTGCGCGAACAATCCGGGATGCTCCATCTCGAACATGTCGTTGCCTTTATACCAGTCGGCAATGCTTCCGGTCTTCCAAAGATTCTCGTCGTTCGGGTCGAAAAGAAAACGGTCATCGAATGTCACTTACGCCCACGACCTTTCTTTCCTTCACTATTCTTAGCGTTCGGATTGAATCTTTCCGGATTGAAACCACGGTCGGGCAAAGCCCAGTTAAGAATGTTCTCCCTAGCAAAAGCAAGACCGGGGTCATCCCATCTGACATCACCGTTGGCGATATGGTTGCTTGCCTCGACCGTCTGATATTCGGTTCCGAGAAACGTCCCATATCTCGTATAGTCGAGCCGTCTGTAACCTTGCAGTCCGACCGGAACAGTGTCCTTGATGCCGATGAGTTCCTTCGGAAGATGATGCTCAGCCAAGGCCGTCAGCAGATTCAACGCGTCTATCTGCGTCTGCCTTCCAGCCTTGACGATAACCAGACAAGGGTCTCCCGATTGAATGTATGGAAGCAGTAAACCGTTGGCGATATTCTCCCTATCATCCAAATCGTCCGCGCTGATTCGGTCAAGGTCGAGCACGACGAAATCCCACAGTCGGCGTGCCGCTTGGATGTACTGACGGTATATCTGCCAGTCCACTCCGACGCCTGCTGGAGGTGCGAAACAGATGTCGTATGGAACCCCAAGGTCACGTCCTCGATTGGCTCCGACCTGCACCTGCATGCCCGGTCGCCAGTCGGCTATCGTATGCAATGGCTTGTCCTGTCTCGGGTCGAAAAAACTACGTTGGCTGGACTGTCTGATGTTCCCGTCGATGAGTAGAACACGCAATCCGGCTTGCGACGCACGGTCTGCCAACTGTCGGCTGGACGTGGTCTTCCCCACTCCTCCGGTGTTGGATGTGATGGGTAGGAGAACCGCAGTCTCCTTCACTTTGTTTTGGAGGATATCGACTACGAGACGCTTGTCCGCAAGCTGGATTCCCCAATAAGTCCGTGCGAAATCAGCCACGCTCATGCGTAACATCTGTTCGCTCATGCCCATGGCTCCGACCGGTATCTGACCGGTGTTGCACCAGTAGACCATGTATCCGGCGTTGGCTATCGGAAGCCAGTTTCCAGCCCTGTCGGTGAAGATGATTCCTTTGAACCCGGAGGGCACCGGATGTCTTATCAGATAGTCGGCCTGTGCTTGAATATTGTCTGCGGCGGGCACCTGCCAACGCATGTTTCCGGCTCTCGTAAGGGCCTTTTTGATGGTTGTGAGAAGCCCTCCGGAGCCGATTATCAGGGAAATCGTTCGTTTTTCCAATAAGACCGCCTCCTGATGGGTCATGTTCCGTTGTTTTCATCGGAACGTTTACGGTTTTGTCCGAGTTCTGGCATTTATAGTTTTTTGATATTTAGTTTTTTGTTGGTTCTGCTGTTGCTTTTTTCATTGCATTGGCTGTTCCTGTATTGATGTTACCTTGTTTTGATTGTCGTTGACCTTGTTAGTGAGACTATTGACCTTTCGCTGTTGTCGTTTTGTGCTGTGGTTGTTGTGTGCCGTCGTGTTGATACTGATGTTCGGTTTGTCTTGTGATGGTGTGGCTTGTTGCTTTTCTTGTTTCTTGGGGTGTTTGGTGATGTCGTTCTTCTGTTCTGTATGTCATATGGGTTGATGTGCTGTTCTTTTGTGGATGGTTGCGTTGCCTCTGTTGTTTTCATACGTTGTATTCCCGATTTAGGGGTAGGCGTTTCTTCTTCTGTTGTCCTTTTCTCTGTTGTTCTTTTCCTGATTATGTTGCTGGGTGTTGTCCTGTTCTTCTGTTGCTTCTATTTGCTTAGGATGTCTTCTCTTATTTCTCTTATGTTCTTCTTTTTCTTTTTTCTTTCTGGTTTTCTTGGTTCTTCTTTTTGATGTGATGGTGTTTGTTTTCTGATTTTTGGTGGGGAGTGTTTTCTATCTTTTTGTCTTTTTGGTTTTGGTCATCTTTTCTTTTTTTGAATCCGCTATTCATGTTGGCCTACCGGCGCGGGCGGCGCGGGGAATTGTTTTTTCCCGTTTTCCTCGTTTAGGGATGCCGTCGGGCGTTACACTCGTGAATTGAAAATACAGAACACCTCGTTCCGACTGTTAACAGCCTGTACGACCGGAGTGTTCTCTGGATATGACGAAAGAAGGTATGATGCCAGACTTCACCAATTGGGGATTCAACAACAACCAGCAGTCGGAGCAGGACAATGGTTACGGTTCCGACAATTATGCTGAACCGGAGCAGTCTTCTGTCGAGGAGTCGCAGACGGAATCCGATTCTCTTAATCAGGAGAGTTCGGAGCCTGTCGCTGACGTGTCCGCACCGGCTGATGGTGAGGACATGAACGTGGACGCTGAGTCCACTGAAACCGAAGACAAGCCGAAGGGGAAAGGTAAGGGCCGTTCCAACCGCAAACCGCGTGAGAAGACCATGCCGCACATCGAGGAACAGTTCGGCAAGAAGCTGATTCCTCTTGTCAAATCGTTGGATGACGAGCGTGTGGTTTCTCTCGCCAAGGCGTTGACCGATACGAAGAAGAGCACTCCGGAAGCAGTGCTGGACGCATTGACCGAGCCGAAGAACCAACGTCGAATCTCCGAGTTCGCGTCCGCGTTGGAAGGGTTGGCTACAGCCGAGCCGGGCATGATTGCCGCAGAGGTGACGTTGGTGTTCGCGCAGGGCAAGGATATGACCAACCTGCTGTTCTCCGTGCTGAACGCGGTCGCGCCGGAGAAGAATTTCGGCCGTCCGGTTGACGACCAGTCTCCTGCCGGAATGCGTAAGAACCTGAGCAAGATTGTCGATAATTGGGGTGACGGTGTTGACCTTTCCGTTATCGATGAGCTGAAAATCTGAGTTCCCATTCCGACATCATTGAGGGGAGTCGTCCTTACGGTCGGCTCCCCTCTGTTCATACTCGAACTATTGTCTGCGACGTAATCTCAAAGCGTCTTCGGACGAGTACACTCCGAACGGGCTGATGGTCACGCTGTATTTCGTTATACGATACGTCCACTCGTTCTGCCTGTCGTTTAACTCCTTGAATCTATTTAGAAGATTCTGCTTGGAGAGGCTTTGCCTGCTTGCTGGAAGCAGTGATGGAAGGTCTGCCCGTTCGATGATGAGCCTATGGTCGTTCGGACAATACAATGCCGCCAATACGAGCAGGTCTATCGCTATGGCGCTACCCGCGTTGGGGTACAGACACTTCAACGGCATCTGCCGGACGTTCCTTGTCATCATTTTTACGAACGGTTCCGTGAACGTGATTTTCCGATGCTCGATAGTGAGACTGTCGGCGGTGATTTCGGTGTGTTCGACCGGCGTGACTTTGACTCCGTCTGCTCCGGTGAACTGGATTGACGAGAGCATGAGAAGCTGGTTCCGGACGGTAGTGCGTCCGTCTCCTCCACTGTTCAACCCGCATTTGTTGGCGAGGAAGAAGAAGTCGTCACCGATGGTGAGCGTGCGGGTTTCCGCATCCCATTCGCGGCTTGGCGTGTTGATGAGAGTGGTGATGATTATGCTTAACAGTCTCGGTACTCTACCGGAGAAACTGTTCTTGGTTTTCGCACGATAGGGTGCGAACAGCGGATAGGATTCCGCGGTGAGATAGCCGATATCGTAGCCGACTATCGTATGATAGTCGGCTTTCAGGGTCTCCAGCCCATAGGTTCCTTCGTTCATTGTGTCTCCTTATAAAAATGACGGGCGTGTGGTTCCGTCGATAACACAATGATACCCCCAGTATTGTGAGGTCGGATACCAAAGGGTGCCGGTTGACGGCATCGTCAACCGGCACCCTTATAGGTTATAAGTCTTTCCTATCCGGCTTTGAACCGTTCCCATCCGTATCGGGTTTTTTATCCCTACCCACAGGTCTACGAAGTCCAGAGCCGGATTGTCCGGCCACACGACGTTCCAATCGAAGCTGGTATCGAATCTTCTCCAAGGTCTTCGACGTGTCAGTGATGTTCCCTTTACGGGCTTCACGAATCCACAGTTGACAACCCCGGTCGAGCATGACGACGTCGGATAGTTTCGGTTGCCTTCCGGAACGTTTCAGTGACTTCGCCGGTGTCTGGTTTTGGTGTTGCTCATCGTCGTACATTCCGCCCACCTTTCCTTTTCACTGGGGTGGGCGAGCTGGTGTTGCGCCCACTTTCTCGCTTGTTTCATAGCGGCTTTCTTGCCGCCGTTGAGAGTGTGGGCAGTACCGTTCGCAATGGGAGTGAAGAATCCTTCATCTTCCACTTCGGCGCTCCACAGATATGACATGAAACCGTTTCTGCGGACATTGATATCGAACTTGTATCCGTCACGGTTCACTGGTTGGGAACCTCCATCTTCAGAGAGTTGAAAGCATTGACGAACAGGTCGGTCGGAATGGTTTCCGAACCGGAAATCAAAGTCTTGCGGGCCAGATTGTCCACGGTTTGGACAAGCAGGGCCGGACTAACATCTTCTATGTCGATGTCGAGCGGTTGACCGTCGGCTTGGATGTTCAACTCCTTGAGTCGGTGCATGATGATAAGTCTTGAAGTCGCCTTGTCCGGTAGTGTCATATGAACCCGGACGTCGAACCTACGCCATGCGGCACGGTCTATAAGACTGCTCATGTTGGTGGCGCAGACGAGAATGCAATCATCTGGTAGCGTGTCGATTTTCTGGAGTACGAGATTGGTGGCTCGACGCATTTCGGCAACGTCATGGGAGTTGTCGCGTCGGGCAAGAAGCATGTCGCATTCGTCTATGAACAGGAGCTTTCGTTCCATGTGGAGCCGGTCGAACACCAAGGCGATATTGGTTAACGTCTTGCCGAGCTGACTGCTGATAACACGGTCTGCACGAAGAATAACACCGTCCAGTCCAAGCCTCTTCGACAGGATGGAAGCAAAGGTGGTCTTACCCGTGCCGGGCGCTCCAGTGAGTATGATTCGATTACGGGGAGCGAGATTATGCGCTGTCAGAACATCCAGTTTCTTATACTCGGCAACCAGTCCGTCCAACAGTTCCCGCACGGTCTTATCCCACACAGGCTTATGAGTACCGTCCGGTGGGAGCAACGGTTCGGTCAACCCGTCAACCGGTGCCAGACTCGCATTGACAGCCAGTCCCTTCTCTCGTTCCGACTCCGCCAGCCGACGTAGATTCGTGGTGTAAGCGGTCGGCTTGGCTTTCTCCACCGAGTCGGCCAGCAAGTCGATTTGCTGGGACAGTTTCAAATGGTCTCCGTTGCATGCGGCTCTGACCAGTCGAAGCATTTCCGTGCTGTTTAACATACTGACCTTCCTGCTTTCTGAAAATGATTCTTGTCAATAAACGTTATGGTCAATGTTTGAGAAGTAGAAGGAAGTATAAATACGGCAGTCTTCCAATCCAATCTATTTGAGAGAGGAACCGTAGACGATGATGGAACCCACCGAAACCGACAACACCAGCAGTGACACGACGGTCATCAGCCGATAGTTGAACAGGTCTGAACGGGATTTCTCGTCAGGCATCCGACTCATTCTTCCTATCGACAGTCGAGCGTAATGCACCAGCGCGGTCAAGCTCAACGCCGACAATATTATGAGAGAAACCATGCAACATATCTGCTCTTTGGAATACATCAGGCGCCTTTACGAAGCCACAAATCTGGATGGTCGAGATACGGGTACAGTTCGGGAATCTTTCGCACAGCTTCCCGAATCCAACCGTTCTCGCAGATACGTTCTAAATAATCTAATGGCTTGCGTTGCAGGGACTTCGACTTGGTGTTCCGTGCCTTGTGGATTGCTTCCACAGCCTTCTTGTTCGCCTGTTGGAATGTGATTTTCCCTTTGGCCTTATCGTCCGAAATGGTTTGCAACCTTGCTATCAGACGGTTGATGGTAGCCATATCCTTGGCGTATGGGCGTGCCGGAATGGCTGTTCTGCTTATGTCTTCCTTGCCGAATCCGTTGCCGCTCAAACCGTTGCCTTCCTTTCCTTTTTACGGCTATGGTCTCGATGTTTGCCCCACCGTTCCGGGCTGTCCAAGTCCGGGTAAACCAAGCCCATCTCGTTTGCCGCTTCACGAATCCAACCGTTGGTGCAAAGCTTGCAGAGTCTTACCATGGGGCCGCTCGTGGCGCGTGGCATTCCTCCGTTGGCGGTCGCCACCGCGTCCACGGCGAGATGGTTCGCCTCCTCATATGAGATTGTTCCGTCGCTTTTACCGTCGGCTATCTCCCACAATCTTTTACGCAGATTGAAGAGCTTCTTGGCCTTCTCGAACGTTGGATGGTATGTCTGTATGGTTTCCGGCATTGTCCTGTCCGAATACTCCTTTCAGTGTTGTCCACTGTGCTCGGATTGCGTTTTTCAGGTCAGAGTCCGGCCTGTTGGAAACGGCCAATCCAATATTTGTAGTCGGCGTCCGCATACGCTTTGTTGCATGTGGTGAGAATTTCCTGATATCGGACTTGAAGGTCGGGTTGGTATCGTTCAGTGGACTTCGGGAGCACTGTGGTCATGGCCCCATGGTTGAACAGCAACACCTCACGGTCAGCGGCCTCGTGTTCGAGTTTGCGGTCGATTCCCTCAAACCATTGGTGTACCTCGTCGTCGTTTGGCAGTCGGCCTTCGCCAATCATTCTGCTCATGGTGTCCTTGAGGTCGAGCAGCGCGTCCTGCATGCGTTCGTTCTTGAACAGGAGTCGTTCCACTTCGGTTCTCGGCTCTCGTTCGGTGTTGTTTTTATCGTCCATTGGTTTTCTTCGTTCTTGCGAATATGCCTATGCCCCAGTCCGTTCGGGCTGGGGCATTCCTTTTTTGTTTTTAGGCGTCGAGTTTCTTGATGAAGTGAGCGAACAGTGCGGTGGAGCTGAGTAGGAATGTGATGCTGGTGATTGCCATTACCACGTGGCCGTAATCCTGTCTCCACATGAGGAATGCGCTGACGATTGTGATGAGTGTCAGTGTCAGGTTGATGTTGTTTTCCGTCTGTTTGCTCATGGTTTCTTCTTTTTGTTCTGGCGTGTTGGGGAGGTGTGCGACTCCCTTTTTTGTGGACGATTCCAGTATAACAAAGGGTATGGTCGAACGCAAATCATCCGACCGCGAATCCCCGAACGCTTGCATACCCCCACCTAGTGTGTTAAGCTGACCTCGCCCACACAAAACATTCCACAGGAACGGAAAAGACCACAGAAACAATGAGCGCAACCAAATACGACAACGGCAACACATCCGCACTCCAAATCGTCGGCAACGAGGGAACCAACAAGCTCACAATCCTCCAATCCCCCAGCTTCGGCAAGGAACTCATGTTCACCATCACCGACAGCGACACCGCGACCAGCGTCGTCGTCAACGATATAGAAACCCTCCGCAAAATCAGAGACTTCCTCAACGAAAGCATCCACTGGATGGAAGCGTGAACCATGGTCGAAGACACCGTTTGCACCATCGGCGTATATGGTGGCCGACAACCGTCCATACTCGTCAACAACCATCTCGTCTACGGTCGAATACCAGACTCCGAAACCCAGCCGGACATCATCGCGGACGTTCCGAAGAACAGGCTCGTTGCCAACCTCAACCCAGCCTCCGACGGCATGACGGACAGTCCCAGACTTCCGTTGGAACTGTTCGCCGCATGGCTCGCCAACGGTGACGTGGGCCTCAGCTCGCTCGCCATCGTCCAACGGCTCACCGGAATCACAATGACCGTGAACGGCACGCGCGAACATGGTTGCGAGGACACTCCGAAAGACCCCGGAGACCTACGTCGGATACTCGGAATGTTCGACATGGTGCCAGTCGCACGTGCCTATCTGAGTCTCATGCGCAACGTGTCGGACGATTGGAAAACCATCATCGACCATTGGAGCGAACTCGAAAAACAGTATCGGAAAGAGGAACACAATCCATCCGGTTGCGCCCCCAAAACCTACCGGATGCTGAAACGATTGAAGGAAGGAAACCATGCCTAACAAAGACATCAAAACCGAACCACGGTTCATGACCATGATTCAGAAAGACCTCCTCCCGACATGCAAGGCGTTGAATCTCGACGTTGACTCATTCGCCAACGCGCGGACAGTGTTCATCGACCGTGACAGCGTGGGACGGATTCTCTCCTACATGAGCGACCATGAAATCAACCCCGAATGGTACGGCCTACTGCCTGATAATCTGTTCGTCGGAACCGGACTGCCAGTCCTCACCGGCATCGAAGGAGAATACTTCGCCCGTATGACCGGACGGAACCTCACCAAGAAAGTCGCGGCGAAAACATTCATCGCGGATATGGAAGCCTACTGGCTGAGCAAAGACAATCTGAAACGGACTGACGGTACGAAAAGCAGCGGAACCACGCTCGGTTTCGGACGTTGCTCCGGAATGCGTGAGGCCAGCCGATACAACGAACGCATCTTCAAAAACAACGAATACGAGTACACGAACCCCGTGGACGAGTACGGCATCGACACTGTTTCACGTTACCGTCAGGTTGGTGAAATCTACAATGAGGTCGGCCAATGCTTCAAGGGAATGGCACAGGCGCGTACTCCCCTCGCACCATTCGTCTTCCTCACCCATAAGGAATACGAGGGCGGACTGGACACGGTTGTGAACCACTGCCCATACATCACCCATTCGGACGCCACCCGCATCATCGACGGAATGAAACAGTTCCCTCCGAAACGAAGCGTGGACAGGTTCATGCTCGCGTTCACCATGACCGCGTTCGCGTTCGCCATGAATCAGGTCGAGGAATCCGAACAGTACGAGACGGTCGAAGTGAAACCACCGAAAACCGAAATCAGACGGCATTCCGGCGCTCCGAAAACCACGTTGCTCATCCATTTGAAACCGGAAGAGCCAGCACCCAAGGCCACGCCATCCTACGCCAGTGAAACCGACGAATACGATTGGGACAGCATCACCGGACGGGTCGAAACCATCACACCGGACGTTGCCAAGGAAATGCTCGGCGTGAACACCAACAACCGCAACGTGAGCCGCACACAGGTCGAACTGTTCGCCCGAACCATGGCGCAGAAGGCTTGGAAAATGAACGGCGAAGCCATCAAATTCAGCAACACGGGACGCTTGTTGGACGGACAGCACAGGCTCCTCGCATGCGTCGAATCCGGTGTTCCGTTCCGCACTCTGGTCATTCGCGGACTGCCCGAAGACACGCAGGAGACCATGGATGCGGGCAAGGTCCGCACCATGGCTAACGTGCTCGAACTGAAAGGCCGTAACAACGCCAAACAGCTTTCCACCGTGGCCCGTTCCATCTATCTGAGCGAACAGTTGGGTGTGGAAGCCGCATGCGTCAACAACATGTCACCGACCCGAAATGAACTGCTGACGTTCATCGAAAGCACTCCGCAATTGGAGGATACGCTACGACAGGCCAGCACGTTCTACACGAAAAGCAATCATCTCATGTCCACCAGCATGGCCGCGCTCCTCTACTGGACGTTCAACGAAATCGACGGTGAGGCGTGCGAACGGTTCTTCGACATGCTCGCCTCCGGCGCTAACCTTGACGAGGGAAGCCCCATTCTCGTACTCCGCAACACGCTGTTCGATATCAATAAGCGTGGAGCGCACAGCGACCGTCCAACCCGCCGACGCATCGTCGGAATCACCATCAAAGCGTGGAACAAATGGCGTGAGGGAGCGACTGTGAAACTCCTCAAATTCTCTCCGAACGAACAGTTCCCGGACGCAATCTGACCTTGGAAAGGACGAACAAAAGCATGGTCGAAAAACCGAAAAAACCGAACACATCCCCGGCGAAGCTTCTGACCGCAGACGAGGCTTTGGCCTTGGGAAGACGGCCGGAAGTCGTCAACGTCTTGAAAAACAAGCACGGATGGTGGGTAATCTTCACCACCCAATTCCAAGACGAAGTGACCCTCCGATATCTGCAAGGGGAACGTCCCTCGGAGATATTCCGCAGTCACAATCTCGGACCGGAAGTCCTCGGATACAAGCGCATAGAACGTTGCGTATACCGGTGGGTCAACCATCCCAGCAAATCCCGTGTCAAACGTTGGCAAACGGAACACCGCCTGTATGAGACGTTGAACAAGAATCAGACCAACACCGGCAAGAAGGAGAACAACGACAAGTGAGCGTCCCCACACCAATCCACAAGGACATGGCCGAGCAAGTATTGTTGGGGGCCATGCTTCAAGACGCGGAAACGTTGGACAAGGTCATCAGCCAACTTTCCGAAGAGGACTTCTACCAGCCGACCAACCAGACCATCTTCTATAATATAAAGGAACTGGCCGCAGACAATAACCGTGTGGACGCGCAAATGCTGTCCTCGCACATGATGGACAACGGACAGTTGGAACAGGTCGGCGGCATCGACTACATCGCCCAGCTTGTCGGCTCCGCGCCCACGTCGAACAACAGTGACTATTTCATCAAGCAGATTCGTGACGCGGCCATCCTCCGCCACATCAACATGGTCGGACAGCAGTTGCAACAGATGAGCAACGTATCCGACGCGTCAGCCGAAGATGTGCTCAGCAAATCGTTGGAGGCCGCGTTCTCGTTGGAGGATTCAAGCCGTTCCGAAGACGACGAGTTGAAGACCGCATACCGCCTGTCCGACGAAATACTCCAACAGTTGGATGAAATGTCACAGAATCCGAACGAGTTCGGAACACCCACCGGCTTCCGTGACATCGACGCGTTGACGCACGGATTGCAAGCCGGACAAATGGTCATAGTCGCGGGCCGTCCGGGCATGGGCAAGAGTACTCTCGGCATGGATTTCGCGCGTAACGCCGCACTGCACAAGGGTCTGCCGACTGTGATTTTCAGTCTGGAAATGGGCGGTCACGAACTCATGCAACGCATGTTCGCAGCCGAAACAGGCATCCGTCTCGCATCGTTCCAACATCCCGAGAATCTGAACTCGAATGATTGGAACAAACTCAACGCGCTCTGCCATCAGGTCGAGAAGGCACCATTGTGGGTTGATGATTCCGCCATCATCAACATGAGCACCATCCGTGCGAAATGCCGTGCTCTCAGCCGCAAGGTCAACGGGTTGAAGCTTATCGTCATCGACTACCTGCAACTCATGTCCTCCGGTAAAACCGTCGAGAACCGTCAGCAGGAAGTGTCGAACTTCTCCCGCCAATGCAAAATGCTCGCCAAGGAACTGCAATGCCCCGTGGTCGTGCTCTCCCAGTTGAACCGTAATGCGGAACAGCGTGCCGACAAGAAGCCGGAACTGTCCGACCTGAGAGAGTCCGGTTCCATCGAACAGGACGCCGACATGGTGTTCCTCGTGCATCGTCCCGAATACTACGACCGTGAGGAACGTCCGGGCGAAGCCGACGTGATTCTCGCCAAGCACCGTAACGGGCCTACCGAAACGTTCAATCTCGCGTTCATGGGCGAATGCTCCAAATTCGCGGACATGGCCGCAGGTTTCGAAAACGAGTTCTGAAACAAGTTCTGTCATAGTGGGTATGCCCACAAAAAAAGAAAGGAAAAGTCACTGCCAACAACATTGATAATCGTCGCGGCAGTGGCGATACTCATCATCCTGCTCGCAACCGCAAGCTACAAGGTCTGCCCCGCCGACCGGGTAATGGTCATCACCGGGCCGGGTGGACGACGCTTCGTCTCCGGCGGAAGCGCGTTCATCATACCCTTCATCATGCGCGTGGACTGGCTCTCCCTCGGAGCGGTGCAGTCGCTCCTGAGAACCGACACGCCGATTCCGACGAAGGACGCAATCCTCATCGACGTGAACGCCGTCGCGAACTTCCAGATAGCGTCCGAGACCATGACCGTGGACGAGAACGGTAAACAGGTGAAGGCGTTGGAGAACGCCGCCAAGAACTATCTGAACCAGTCCAAGGAGCGAATGGAGAAGGACGTGACGCAGGTGCTCTTGGGCAAGCTGCGCGAGGTCATCGGCAAGACCGAGTTGAAGGAGCTCATGGAGAACAGGGACACGTTCGCCGCGACCGTGGCCGAATCCGCCCGCGTGGATATGGAACGGCTTGGCCTTCAATTGACCACGTTCAACATTCAAGACTTCACCGACCGTCAGAACGTCATCGCCAACATGGGCGCTGAAATGGCCGCCGAAATCAGCCGGAATGCGAAGCTCGCGTCCATCAACGCGGAACAGGATGTGGCCGTCCGTCAGAACCAGCTCGACCTGAAACGAGCCGAACTCCAATCCATCTCCGACAAGGCGCAGGCCGAGGCCGACGCGGTGAAGGGCATCACCGCCGCCGAACAGTCCAAAACTCTCAAAGTCAAGGAGCAAGAGGCTGAAATCGCCGCCGCCGAAAAGAAGGCAGTCCTCGAACAGAAGAACGCCGAAATCGAAGAGCAAAAACTGAACGCGACCATCCGCAAGAAGGCCGACGCCGACCGTTACGCCGCCGAACAGCAGGCCGACGCGCAAATGTACACAACCCAAAAACACGCCGACGCGGAACTGTACCTACGCCAGCAGGAGGCTCAGGCCATCCAATCCACAGCCGACGCGGACGCACACGCGACCGAAGTCAAAGGCAAGGCTGAAGGCTCCGCCGCACAGGCCAAGGGCGTGGGCGAGGCGGAGGCAATCCGCGCCCAAGGCCGAGCCTACAATGCGATGAACAACACGTACATCCTCGCCCAACAGTACATTCAGATTCTCCCCGACATGGTTCGAGCCGCCGCCGAACCGCTCACCAAGGTTGACCACATCACCATGTACGGCGACGGAAACAGCACGAAGCTCGTGGGCGACACGGTGAACAGTGTGAGCCAGTTGAGTGAGGGATTGTCGCAATCCTTGGGCATCGATTTGAAAGCCTTGCTGAACAGTATGGTGGCCGGTCATGCCGCCGGTTCCGCATTGAGTGAGAAAGGTTCCGAACAGTCCGGAAACTAGCCTGTTCAGGGGCATGTTGGAGGGGTATGGGAAGCCATGCCCCTCCTTATTTTTAAGGGCTGAAAGCATTCTTTCAAGGTTTTTAATGAGGGTGCGTGCGGTATATTAGGAATGTAATCCGATATTGACCCCGTTCGATGAATGAACGTGCGCCGGGTCTAGTAAGGAAAGGAAAACAAAGGTGAAAACCAAAAACCTGTTGAAGGCAACGGTCGCCACGCTTGTGGCCGGTGCCATGGGTTTGGCTGGAGTCGGCTCCGCCATGGCGGCTGATACTCGTGTTGACGCATCCAAGTTTGATGCGGCTGCTCGTCAGACGTTGACCGTCGCTGCTAATGGTGATATTAGCAATCGCACGTTGAAGGCTGTGCCGCTCGCCTACTATTCGTATGCGCAGACTGATGGTACTAATATTACCGGCTTTGACCTGATTGACGCGGGCAAGGCTTCTGCTATTGCTGACGCATTGACTAAAGCCAGTATTGACACTAAGTCCAAGAAAGACCAGACTGCCGGATACGACTATAATGCGTCCAATCCGATGGTGTGGGTCGTGCAGAATCTCCTTGATTCCGAGAACAGTCCGTGGGCTGGCAAGCTTCGTGACTTCATCGACCAGTTGAAGAACGAGGCCGCTGTCATCGGCGACAAGGGCACCGCGTTCGCCAAGGGCACCGACGCCAAGCATATGACCGCTTCTGTCCGTCCGGGCGTGTACGCGGTCGTGGACACCACCAAGACCGGTCAGGCGTCCATCGTCATGTTCAACGGCACCGGCATCGATGGCAAGACCACGTTGAAGAACGGCGCCAAGACCTACACGCTGGGCACCGTGGACTATAAGGTACACGGCACCACCGTCACGAAGAAGATTACCGCCGCCGAAAACGGCACCGTCGAAAACAGTGGCGCGACCGCCGAAACCGCTATCGGCAAGAAGGTCAGCTTCGAAATGACCAGCAAAGTGCCGAACTGGACTGGCTACGACAAGTACTATTACGCCATCAACGATACGTATTCCAAGGGCCTGACTTATGACGCGGCCAAGGACAACATGGTCGTGACCGTGGACGGTAAGACCCTCATCTGCGACACCGATTACAAGGTCACTACTGAGGATGGCAAGTTCCACATCATCTTCGCTCCGACCACCGGTGACTCCACCACCACATCCGACATTGTGGCGATGAAAGCCAAGTTCCCGGTCGATGCCGCCGTTGACGTCAAGTACGGCATGTACGTGAACAAGAACGCCGTCTCCGGAACCGCCGACGCCAACACCAACGAGGTCGAATACTCGCATAATCCGAACACCGTCACCGACCATGAGACCACCCCGGGCCAGACCGACAAGGTGTACGTCGGCAAGTTCACCCTCACCAAGCACGACACGAACAACGCTCCGCTCGCCGGAGCCGAGTTCAAGGTGTACGAGGGCGACCAGACCACCACCCCGGTCAGGTTCGTCAAGTCCTCCGACGGCCTGACCTACCGCAAGGCCGACCTGACCGAGAGCACCGGCACCACCGACACCGTCACCAGCGTCGCTACTAGCAATGGCGTGCTCACGCTGACCGGCCTCGACGGCAAGTACACGGTCAAGGAGACAAAGAGTCCGTTCAACGGCTCCATCCTGCCGCAGTTCACCCTGACCATCAAGGTGAACCAGTCGAACGGCTCCTACATGCTCAGCCAGTTCGATAAGGACGCCAACAATCTGGCTTCCGAGAACGTTGACAAGATGGGTGTGACCGTCATCAACGCCCGCAACATCGCTGACATGCCGAAGACCGGTGCGGTCTGGCTGTCCATCTTCGGCGTGATGACCGTCCTGTTGGCTGGCGCTTCCGCCCTGCTGCTTCGTCGCAAGGCGTGAGATTGGAAGATTGGAATACTGCCGTATGAGAAAACTTTTCTGACCGTTTGACGGTTGGAAAAGCATGAAATGTTCCGCTTGTCGTGTCGGGAACCCAAATATCGACACGACACCTTTTAGATTCTTTATAACCGCATGGGAGGGGTTTTGGGAAAACATACGGCGAAACCGAAAGGCTTGGGAAATCGAGCCATAGCGGGACTTCTCTGCCTAATCCTATCCGCCCTGTCCGGAACCATCCCATTCATTCTCATGATTTCGAACAGCAGCCAATCCAACCGGTTGACCGACTCCCACGCGCAAGCCGTGGAAAACACTGACGTGAAACGAATCGCCCAAGAGTATGCGGACGCGCAAGCCTACAATCAACGCCTATACGAGGAAGGCCAGCCCATTCTTGGTGAGGCGGAAGACCCTTGGACAGGCGTCAACAAGTCCGAAACGGACAACACGTATCGGAAGCAACTATCCACCCCCAAGGATGGGGTCATGGCCACCATCAAATATCCACGCTTGGGCATCAACCTGCCCATCCGGCATGGCACGTCGCAAAACGTGTTGGCCGCTGGAGCCGGACACTTATATGGTTCCAGTCTCCCCGTCGGCGGCAAGAACACGCATACTGTCATATCCGCGCACACGGGTTTGGCAGACCAGCTCATGTTCGACAAGCTACGAGGCTTCGGCAGTGAAGCCAAAAAAAGTGACGTCTTCTATCTGATAACCGCCGGACATACGCTCGCCTACAAGGTCACAAGCATTGATGTGGTAGACCCATCCGATTTCACCAAACTGAAAATCGTCGCCGGAAAAGACCTCGCCACACTCCTAACCTGCACGCCATACGGCATCAACAACAAGCGACTCCTAGTGACCGGCACGCGCACCAGCATGCCGCACCCCGCACCCAGACCCGAAAACGCGCCGAAAGACCACACGAACCAATGGCTCATACTGTACGTCGGCGGCTTCTGGCTTGCGGTAATCATCATCACCATTCTCATCATCCGTAGAAAAAACCACGCAAAGAAGGAACACTAATGGGTATTCTCAAAAAGCATGTGGCACATCCGGTAGCATTATTGGCCGCAATCGCCACACTGTCATCCGGCCTGATATGCATGACCAATCCGGTAGCCTCTCCGAAAGCGCATGCGGACGAGTTGAAACCCGCATATGCTACTGCGAAAATCGTTAAGAAAGCCGACGGTACGGGGCATGGCACGAGTTCGCAAACGTTCGTGAATTCGAAGAACGGGTTCGCCACGGGCGATGATTCCCCTACCGATGGCGTGGTCGCATCCGGTGATACGGTCGAATATTCTCTCACGTTGAACTTCAACGCGGCGGGCAAGCGTACCATCAACGTGAAGTTCGACTTGGATGACGCGCCGTATTTGCAGACTGCTGACGGTGGTGGCTTCTGCCAGCCGGGACAACTCGTCACCGCGAAGAAAAACAGTGACGGCTCCTGCTCCTACACGGTTCCAGCCGGTGGCGTGGAAACCATGACCCAAACCTTCTATCTGAAAGCAAAAGACACGGGAGGCTTGGTCAAGCCGGGTCAGATTCCGAAAATCGTCGTCGCCCGCGAAGGTGGAACGTCAACCACGTATCGTACGGATGAGCTGACTGTAGTATCCGCTCCGGCGGCTGACTTGGTCATTGACAATGGCGGCAATCCGGTGAAAGGCCAATACTCGTATGAGCATCGTACTTATTGGAGTCAGAACACCGATGCGACCGGTGATTTCACTATTCGTACCGACGCGTTGACCTATCCGGGTTATTCGTCCACGAAGGGCGCGTCCACCAGCATCGATTGGACTACCAAAGTGGATATTTCCGACTTCCCGCAGGGCACCGTGTGGACTGTAGGCGGTCAGAGGATTACCCGTAACAGTGATAAAGAACAGTATTTGACCGTATCCAGTGGCAAAAACGGTACGGCGGCGACAATCAGCTACAGGATTCCCGCCGGAACCGACGCGCTCAAAAACATGAAAGAAGGAGACGTCAAATATTACGATGTCCACCTTGTTCCCGACGAAACCGTGTTCAGCGTCAAAGACGATAACGGCAACGCACTGTTGAACATGGGCAAGGGCGGCGAACCCGGCTGGAACATTGGACGGGACAAGAGCACCTACAACAAGGATACGGGTGCCCGCGTCGGCTACCCGTACGCGAACAATGACTGGTCACGAGCCATCATCCAACGGCTCAAGCCGACTCCAGCTGGCAAGATTCCACTGTTCGGCAAAGGACTGCAACGTCCTAACACTGCGTCCAAGACCATGTTCGACAAGGAGAATCTGACGTTCGACGCCGCCGAAGGCAAAGCCGACATCTACCATTACTATTCCGACGGTTCCGGCGACACCGTGTCCCGTGGAACGCAAGTCAAAACCATTTTGGAAATGTATGCGGCGAACGTTACTGCGGACAAGCTTAAAAACACTACGCCGACCATGCAGGATGAGTGGGATAATACGCGCATGCGGTGGGATGGAAGCTTGGAAGTCACCCAGAACGGTGCTCCGGTTTCCGACTACAAAGTTCAATGGGCTGATAGCAAAGACAATTGGCATGACGGGGAACCATCCGACACGGACGCTCCGAACGTCAAGAAGATTCGGGTGACGTTCAACCCCGACACGTTGACTTTAGGAAAGGGTGCGCCGAACGTTCAGGTCACGTTCAACACGCTCGCCATAGCCGACGTGTCCAAAGGCAATGTGGAAGCTTTGGATACGCTGACCGCATGGCTTACCGAAGACGATAAGGCGAGCGTCACCAATTGGGTGTGGATTGCCAAGCCGGTAGACCCGACCACCAGTATCGACATCAGTCTGAAAGCCTACGATGGTGAAGGCAATCAAGTGTATGCGAACAACAGTTCCAATCACCCGTCCGGAAGCGCAGTCGATTTGACTCCCGGCATGCGAGTGGATTATACGGTCACGGAACAGTTGCGCACCATTCTCCTGTCCAATACAAGCATGACGCCGACCATCACGGTGCCGAAACCGAAAGGCTTGTACAATCCGACCTGTGATGATTCGTTCTGGCAGATGAAAGTGGACGGGAATAATCTCGTGTTCACGCCACGTTCTGGCAAAGTCACGCCGGAAGTAGACCGTATGGGGTCGGCCACTTTGCCTGACCTGCATTTCAGTGGCATCGTATCCAATCTCGCCACCGGGACTGTGACCGCCAGTGCGAATATGAGCGTGGACGTTGACGAGAACGGCGCATTGCAAGCCCAAACCATCAAAAGCAATACGCCCAGCGTCCCATTCCCCGTCTCCAATGCGGAAACCAACAGTGGCATCATGCGTGTGAAGACCACGAAGGCTGAAATCGGTGACCCGCTTACTTGGGAGTTCAACGTGTACGGCAAGGGCGGCGGTCACACCGGCACCATGGATAGCATGCTACTGCTTCCTGCGAATGGTGATGAGAAGTACGTGCAGGACAAGCTGGTCGAATATGAGCGTGGATACAGCAACTATCATGGCTCCTACGAACTGACCCAGCCCATCACGGTCAATATGGACAATTCGACCAGTACGACCGTCTACTATTCAACCACCACCGGAAAGAAGTCGGATAATCCGGCTGACTACGAGTGGAAGACATGGGACAAGTTGACGGATTCGGACAAGAAGAACATCACCGCCATCCGACTGACCAGCACAGTCGTCGCATCCGACGAAAAACTATCCTATTCCGCAGTGAACGGCACCATCACGCTCAACCCGTCCGACAATGTGAAAGACGACAAGTACACGCTATGGTTGGGCCGCAACTATTATTCCGACACGGCAGGCAAGCCAGCAGGCAACCAGCCATGGCCTGACGTGGCGAACGTCGTCGTCGGTAGCATTTCCGGTACCGTCTGGTGGGATAAGGATGAGAACACGCTCATCGGAGATGGTGAGGAACGTATCGAAGGCGTGGAAGTCATCCTCAGCAAGCAGGATGCGAATGGTGCTTGGCAGTCCGTCAAGACAGTGAAAACCGACAAGGACGGGTATTACGAGTTCGACCTGCTCCACTCCGGCACGTACAAGACTTCGGTGAAACGCAATACGGGCACCAGTACGGGCGACGGCGTGCAAACCCAAGTCAAAACCTACTACGGCAAATTGGAAGACGTGACGAACACGCGCAGCTGGTCTAACAAAATCAAGTCCAACGCGACAGACACGTCCGACGACATCCACCTAGGTATCGGCATCAACCAGACCCACGTGGACTACGGTTACGCGAAACCAGACCTGAAAGCCACCGTAGACAAAACCGTCACCGGCACCAATTGCACGGACACAAAATGCGTCATCAACTGGGATGTGAAGGTGCAGAATAAGGGCAAGAGCACCGAGAAGGCACCGAGTGTACCACCACTGAAGACATTTGCCGCAGGCGGCGCGCATTCACTCGCCTTGGATTCGGAAGGTCACCTATGGGCATGGGGAGGCAACGGTTCCGGCCAGTTGGGAGACGGAACAACCACCGCCCGGAACACTCCTATCGAGGTCAAACCGGACACCACCTTCACCCAAGTCAGCGCAGGCGGCGCGCATTCACTCGCCTTGGATTCGGAAGGTCACCTATGGGCATGGGGAGGCAACGGTTCCGGCCAGTTGGGAGACGGAACAACCACCGCCCGGAACACTCCTATCGAGGTCAAACCGGACACCACCTTCACCCAAGTCAGCGCAGGCGGCGCGCATTCACTCGCCTTGGATTCGGAAGGTCACCTATGGGCATGGGGGTGGAATAACTACGGTTCACTTGGAGTATCTTCTAATAAAAACAGCTTAAAACCCCTACTGATTAAAGTTTATTCTACTGACATGTTCACGCAGATTGCGGCGAGGGATTCATCCTCGTTTGCTTTAGATTCGGACGGCCACCGGTGGGCATGGGGAAACAATGAGCACGGCTCATTAGGAATTGGGTATGAGAATACCTGCGTAAATGTTCCTATTAAGGTTAAATCTGATGTCACAATTACGCAAATAGAGGGAAGACTGGCTTTGGATTCAGGCGGACGCCTGTGGACATGGGGATATAACCATGATGGCACGGGAACTGACCAGAGCACGCCGATTTTGGTTTCCGACGGTCATGTTTGGAAGTCTGGTGTTCAGGTTGTTCCTGATACTTCCACTGAGTCTTCCGGCACGTCTCGTTTTGATACTTCCAGTGTCGTGTCTGACCGTATGAGTGCTGATGTGCATGATGTGACGGCTACGGCGGGTACTGTGAGTATTGAATCCGGTGGTGCGAAGCAGGTTGCGACGAGTGGCGACCATAAGTTTGTGTTGACGAATGAGGGCTTGTTGTATGCGTGGGGTAATAACCAGTATGGTCAATTGGGTTTCAAGCCTGACTCCACGAACACGAGTACTCCGGTGAACGTGAACAAGCCGACCATCATCAACGGTAGTTGGCTGAAAGTCGCCGCCGGTGGCAAACATTCCGCCGCCATCAGCACGGACGGACACCTGTACACGACCGGTTGGAATAGTAGAGGCCAATTGGGTACGGGTGATACGGACAATCGTTTCGAATGGACGGAAGTCGCTTCGGATAAGACGTTCACGGACGTGGCATGCGGCAACCAGTTCACCGTCGCCATCGCCAGTGACGGAACCCTGTGGGCCACGGGAAACATTGGCAACAAGACTTACACGAGTCTGACCCAGATTAGCTCCGTCACATCCACGCAAGTCAGCGCAAGCATGGACTCGTTCATCGCATTGACCAAGAACGGCGGAAGCCTGTATGCGGGCGCTTCGACCGCATTAACCCCAAAAGGAAGCGGCTATATGCAGGTGGCCGCCGCATTCGGTCAAGTATACGCGTTGACCAATTCGGGCACCGTCCAACCGGTAGCCACCCTGAACCGCGACGGCTATTCGCCCAACGTGTCCAGTCTGAAGGACATCACACTCATCAGCGGCGGCTATCAGACCTTGTACGCCATCGACAAGAACCAACACTTGTGGGCTTCAGGCTGGAATGGTGACGGACAATTGGCGAACGGCAAGACCGGCAACGGCATGTATTGGACGGACGACTCCACCGGTAACAACACGGACATCATCGGCACGCCAGTCGATACGGGCATCATCGCCTCCGACGTGGCGGGCGGTGACCGTGACGTGCTCATTCTTGGCAAGCAGGTCATGATTGCGGGCTTCGACCCGTATGGTGACGGTAAGACGGGTGGCGCGCGTTCGATCGGTTTGAAGGGTATGGCGGTCTCGTCCGACCCGACCGCCGTACCTGTCGAACCATCGAGCGAAACCACTGAGAATGGGTTGACTACCCGCACGTACAATCTGCCGTATTCGATTGAGCCGGGCGGCTATGTCATCTACCATTTCACCGGCACAGTTGACCGTGAGACCGCTGACATGACGGGCAAAGACCAGACGTACATTGACGAGTGGGTTAAGAAGAATACGAAGACCATTCTCAACCAAGCATGGTTCGACTCCGAACACACGCCATATTCGGGCACGCCACACGCAAGCGGCAAAAACAAGCCGAACACTCCGGACGCTACGAAACTGGATGCCAACACGAATGATGTGACCGGCAATCCGACATGCCGCACCGACACGGACTATACGGAGGAAGGACGCCAACACTGGTTCAGCACGTCCGATGAGGACTCCTGCGACCAAGTCGGCACCATCATCACACCAACCACCACCGCGAAGAAACTCGGTTCCATCAGCGGCCTGTATTGGGAGGATACCAACAAGAACGGCATTCAAGATGAAGGTGAGAACACGCATTTCGCCGGTCAGACGGTCATTCTGACTGACGAGAACGGCAAACAGTTGGCAACCACCAAGACCGACAAGGATGGCAAGTACATTTTCGAACGTCTGGACGCGAACGGCAACAAATACCGTATCCAATTCACCAAAGTGAACCACCGGGACTTCACCACGCCGGATGTGGGAGACAAGACTCCTGCGGCGGATGGAAGCTCCACTGATTCGGATGCTTACACGGATGAAGCCAACAAGCTGACCATCACCCTCACCCAAGATGCTCCAACCAAGGAGCATGTGGATGCGGGTGTCCTGCCTGAAACATGGTTGGCGACCATGCCGCACACGGGCATGGGATTGCTGTTGCCGCTCCTCATGCTCGTCAGCATCAGCGGACTCGTCGCGGCAATCATCCTCCTACGAAAGAAGGAAGAACAGTGAAAGGAACAAGAATGGGCGAACACGCCACACAATCACACGGGAGCCGTCACATGGTTCGGCGGCTCCTCGCCACCCTCGCCATCATGAGCGCGGTCTGCGGCGGCTTCCTCACCGGTAGTGCAATAGCCGCCGAACCAGCCAAATGCAATACTGGCGTGGACAAGGTTTGCTACGCGGGCTATAACGCGGCGGGATTGAAACAGATTGCCGACGATTTAAGCGAGAAAGGCAAAGGAAGCACATACTATGCCGCAATGGAAAAGAACCTGACCGACGGGGTCAAAGGCACGCTCACCCTATCAGACGGCTCGAACCTCCCATTCCGACTCATCGGCATCCTCCACGACGACAAAGCCGACGGAAGTGGACGAAAAGCAGGATTGACGTTCATGGCTTGGAACGCGTTACCGAAAGCGTATGCCATGAACAATAGTCACACCAATAATGGCGGCTGGCGTGACAGTCTTCTCCGCAATCAGATGAACAATGGTGAAATCTGGAACCAATTCCCAACCGACTTCCAAAACAACGTCACAACCGTGCTGAAACAAACCAACAACATGGCCTACGGAAGCACAGTCGGTTCAAGCGCGTCAGCCACGGCAGACAAAGTATGGCTCGTCTCCTACCGTGAACTCGTACCAACCTTATACGATGGTTGGAAGACCTCTGGTGGTTTCCAAGCGTTGAATCAGGAGGGAAGCCAATACGAGTATTTCCACGGTAAGGTGACAAATAACTGGTCGGGTAATAGCATTCTCTCCGGCATCTACAAGACCGTTTCCGGTTCCGCTCCTCTTGGTGCTTACTACAGCTATTGGTGGGAGCGTTCGCCCGACCCGGACTACAACAGTTATTTCCTCCGAGTGACCTCGTACGGCGACCCCAGCTACTACGACAGTGCCGACTATCGCTGCTCCGTTGTCCCCGCTTTCTCCTTCTAATCCCCAATCCTTGGGTGGTGGGGTTCATCCCCACCACCCCTCCAAACTCAAATCTCACACAAAAGGAGTCCTATGACGGTTCCCGCAAGCAAACGTACAAAAGCCAAAAGCGAATATGCGAATCAGGCCAGAATCGTGCTCTTGGCTACCAGAAATCTGTTCCGCAAATGGCCTAAAAGCCGTAACTGCATTGAAACCGTGCATGTCATGCATATCGCCTACGAAATGTACTCCTCCGCCTACAGTGCCGACATCATTTATGCAAGCACTGTAGAAGAGCATGAGATGAAACTGCAACTGTTGTGCAAGGCCCAAGGCATGCTGAACTCACTCTCCGGTCTTGTGGACGATTGGATGGAGTTTCCTCCACGGGAAAAAGACTTGGAAGCCTACAGGAAATATCCGGAAGGCGACCCCAGATACAATCCCGTCGTCAAGGAGAAGAAATTCGTGAACTATGCGGGAACCCTCTACAAGGCGATGGGCGTGTTCACCGGAGCCGTCAAGTATGAGCGAGACCAGTTGAAGAAAGCTAAAAACGCCGAGTCGAAAACGAACACTATAATGGATACTCGGGCGCAAGCCTAAAATATAATTGAACAAAATCGGCCATATCCAAACTATGGTGACACCGTTTCCGGTTCCACTCCTCTTGGTGCTAACAACAACAATTGGTGGGAGCGTTCGCCCAACCCGAACAACAACAACAATTTCCTCCAAGTGAACTCGAACGGCGACCCCAGCTACAACAACAATGCCAACAATCGCTACTCCGTTGTCCCCGATTCCTCTTACCAAAAACTAACATCAGATAGGCCAGTAGCCCAATGGGTGAAAGCCTCCCGAAGGGGAAGGGGATATGGTCGAATGCGCGGCCCCTCGAAAAATGGGTTGCGTGTGAAATAGGTTGAGGGAGATATTAAGACTGTCGGAAACGACGGATACTCGCCCCTTAAGCTGGGCGTCCAACATCATTGCATGTCTTGGGTTGTTGCCGACGACCTGCCCTCAACCATTCTTTTCTCTTTCCCTAGTGAAGGAAGCATTAAAATCGTGAATGCGAGTCAAAGACGTAGAAGACGCCAACGCAGACTGCAACAACGCTCGGATGATAAGTACAGGAAGCTCCACCGTTACATCGACTTCCAACAAACATTCGGATTCGACGCGCTCTACCAAGCCGCAAGAAAATGCAAACGCGGCGTCACATGGAAAAACACAGTGTTGAACTTCGACAATAGGCGTGCCGTCAACTGTTGGAAACTCGCCCAAGAATTAGAGGACGGCACATACAAGAAGAGAGCGCCAATCCGATTCGACATTTCCGAACGAGGCAAACTCCGCCACATCAGCGCGGTATCCTTCCGAGACCGGGTGGTGCAACGCGCCTTATGCGACAACAGTCTCGTCCCCATCGTGGAAAGCCAACTGATATACGATAATGCGGCAAGCCTACCGAAACGTGGAACATCGTTCGCCCGAAAACGGTTCGAACTACACTATAAGCGGGCTTTGGGCAAATGGGAGCATCCGTATGCTGTCATCTTCGACTGTGCCAACTATTTCGGAAGTATCAGCTCCCAACGAGCGTTCGATATGATTTCCACCCTGTACCGGAGCATCGCCCGCACCGGACGGGAGAAGCAGGATGTGGAACGGATTCTAACCGTATTGAGAATCTTCGTATTGGACGAACCTCACTTGGGTTTAGGCAATCAGACAAGCCAAACCATGGCTATCTGGTATTTGAACAAGGTTGACCACTGGTGCATGTCGCAAGGATTCTACGGACGGTATATGGATGATGCCTACTGTTTCTGCAAGAATCGTGAACAGGCCGAACGTGTGCTGGCCGGTTACGAGCGGCATGTCAATCAATTGGGATTGCGGTTGAACAAGCGCAAGACCCGCATAGTGGACTGTCGCACCGGTCAACTCACATTCCTGAAACGCGTATACAGCGTACAGGATGACGGCAGTATTCTTATCCGCATGCACCATAAGGCGTTGCGTGCAAGCCGACGGCATGCGCGTAACCTTATCCGCTCATATGATGGCGTGCATGTGGGATTGCGGACAGTTCAGGATTCTTGGACGAGCCATGAGAGCACACTGTCGGGTCTAACTCACCGTCGTGGACTGTGCGCTCGGGAGAAAGCGTGGTATCGGAGGCATTGTGAAATGCGGAAGCTGGCTTTTCACCCGTGATTTCCGGACTTTCCAGATTGGTGGAGGGGTGTAATCTGCTGGAAGCGGTGGCGCAGAATCTTCCGCTTCCTCAATCGTTTGGATGAGATTTCGTGAGGCTTGGATTGTATCGTATTTCACTCGGCATGCTTGTCGGCTAGTTTTTCTTCCCAGCTTGGTGTTACACTGGGTTTACTTGCATTTCCTTCCTCGGGACTTCGCCCATGTGGGGCTTTAGAGGTTATCAGCGCATTGGTCAGAGTATGCCGTTTGAGTGAAAGGAAACTGTCATGGCAGGTTTTGATGATATTACGGTCACTCGCAGTGATGTCCGTTTGAAGGTTAAGGCTCCGTATAATCCGTTGTTCGCACGTCGCTCCCGCGCGTTGGGTGGAACGTTTGATGACAAGTTGAAGACTTGGACGTTCGATATGCGTGTGGAAAGGCTGGTGTTCGAAGCTTTAGACAAATATTTCTGGTGGCATAAGGGCGTGGACGCTGAAAAGCGTGTCACAGTCACCATCAACCCCTACGACTACTTGTACGCGTACTCCAAGCAGGATAGCGACATTATCTGGTTCGCTGGTCGAATCCTAGTCGAAAAATATCAGCCCGACCGTCCACCGCGCATGATGCCGAATGTGGCTCTCGTGGATGGCATGTGGCCTAAAACCGGCTTGTATACGGGGTTGAATCTCAGTCCCGACAAACTCCGATTATTGGTATGGGATGTTCCCACCAGTTTTCTGGAACGACTGTCGTCCGGCAAGTATGAGTTGTCTGAGCCGGATGGTGACACGTTGACTGCGGTTGACGTTCGTATTCAGGCTGTGGAGGAACGGTTAGGCCGGTTGAGGGAACTCCGAACCCGACTCGCCTCTAATAGTGAGGATGGTGAATGATGCTCTCCGTGCCGATTAATGGTCAAGTCCAGTCGCGTCTCATTCCGCCCACGTTCGTGGAAGACAACATCAGCGACATGTTCAAGGCTGTGGACGCCGGACACAATATCGTCGTGACGGCAGTGGACGAGTACGGTAATCGAACCAGTATTACCACGCCGGATAATGTGAATCATGACATGCTGGGGCGTCCTCTCGAATTCGCGTCCCATCCCGTACTGATGCGGAATGTGCGCCGTTGGATGGTTTGGCTGTTGCAAGCGCAATACTGCAAGGATTACAAGTGGGATACGAACAGGCTTGGAGGTTGGATGGAAGTGTTGGGTTTACCAGCCGACCTTGATATTCCCGTAACGGAGGAACATTTACGCGTGTTGAAGCCTGTGTTTAACAAGGATGATGCCGACCCGTATCGGCTTGTCGCACGATACGACAAGCAACATTATGCTTCATGCACCCTCAGCACTCTCATACGGTTAGCCGAACAAACCACGCCGAACTATGCCCTGAACAATCCCGCCCGCTGGTGTCAAACCGACCGATACCGCAAACTCAGCATCCAACCCAATCCGAAAGAAAACTGGGACGGAATGGACAGGGTACGCGACTGTTGGAGCGGATGCGAATGGGCATACCCCGCATTGGAACGCTACTATAATCCGATTCGACTATTACGCGACGAATACCGGCGGGGAGGACTACCTGAAACCTTCCACTATCCAATACACACGACAAGAGGAGAATACCGGTTGGCGAAAGGACAAATCAGCCCCCACGCAACAATCCTCCTCAACGGCAAGCCGGTAGGACTCATGTTCAGCGACGATTGCGAGGAACCATTCACCGACCGGATACCACCCGAATGGTGCGCCACACCCTTACCGGAAAACTATAAGACCACGCCACTCAACCGAAACATTCCCGTAAACGGCGAATTCAAACCATCATTCCAGCAAGCCATGCTGGGATTCGTGGAATGGTATGAGAAAACGCACAAGGGATAGCAAAAAGAAAAGCCCCTCGACTGAGGGGCTTTTTCAGTAAATGTCACATGGTGTCGGGATTGAATTCTTCCAGCTTGTCCATGCTAAACCGCCCAGAACAACAAAACCTAGTTCTCCGAGCGTTCGCTGATATTCTCCCGCATCTGCAAATAAGCCCCATGCTCACGCAAGTAATCCCGCAAATACGGCATTTTGAAAGCGACTTCACCGTAACCGACCGGCTCAATCAAATCGTTCTCAATCAGCTTGGTTCTATACACGTTGGCGAACTGTGGCGAACGGTTCAACCGACGGGCGATTTCACCTGTATTCGACACCGTATCATCCACCGACATGGCAAGTAGATAGTTCACCGCATGGGATGGCAAGCCATGCAATGCTGGGGCGTGAACCATATCCCCTAGTTTGGCTTGGGCTTTTTCGATACCCTTGACCGCGTCCTCCTCGGTCACTTGATTCACATGACCGTTGGTTTCGGACATCCGCCAAGCCCAATAGCCCACCAGCTGAATCATGAACGGATAACCGTGAGTGGCGTTGGTCAACCGTATCAGCGTTTCCATTCCGGCTTTCTTCTCGCCGCTGAAGGATTCCTCGAACGCCTTCAATACCTTTTCCGTGGGGACAGACCCCAAATGGTATCGTTCCGCCCGTTGCAGGAAAGTGATGGCATTGTCGGACAGCACGTCGTTCACTGCGGACGGCAGTCCGGCGAAAACGAACGCGATGTTCCGTCCTTCCCGGATGAGATGCTGCACTGCGGTGGACAGTGCTCTGATTTCGTCCATGGAACCGGACTGCACCTCATCCAATGTGATGAGGATTCCTTGTTTGGTCTCGTTCATTTTGTCCAATCGTTTTCCGACCGCTTGGCGGAGTGTCAGGGAACGTTCCTCATTATGTTCGAGTTCGATTCTCCCTAAGCTCAGTTCAAGATTCCCGACGTCCCCTTTCAATCCTACTTTGGGCATGTCGTATGCGGATATGCGGGTGGTGTCCTTGCCGGTGAGCGCGTCCACGAGTCTTCGGGTGAAGCCTTTGTCGGCGCTTTCGTTGTAGATTTGCCAACCTTGTTTTTGGGCGTGCTCTCCCAGTGTGTCCAGCATGACTGTTTTGCCGACTCCTCTGGCTCCTGTGAGGAACATCAGCCGTCCGGGGCTTCCCACACCGTCTTTCAGCGCATAGTCGAAGTCTTCGATGATTTCTTCTCGTCCGACGAGTATCGGTGGGATACGTCCGGCGGTTGGTTTGAATGGGTTGGTCATGTCTGTTTCCTTGATTTTATAATAATTATAATAAGTATAATACTTTAAAAAAGCATGTACCAAGAGGTTAAGTTCGATAATGGGCGAGCTTTGTCGAGAGTAGAGGTTGACGACCTAAACGGAAGTGGTTTAAAATAGATTCTTGTTTGAGATAAGGTCACTTTTCTAAAAGGCATTGAGGGACGGTTCCCGTTTCGGTTTCCGTTCCTCTTTTTTGTGTTGTTTTCATACTTGAGGTATACTGGAATTGTTCACACAGGAAAAGTCGAAAAACCAAGGAGCAAAAAATGAGCAACATCGACAGCATCATCGAACGCATCAACAACCTCATGGCAATAGCCGAAAACGAAGCATCCAGCGACAATGAGGCGCAAATGGCGTTCGAGCGGGCACAGAAACTCATTAACGAATATCGTATCGAAGACTGGAAACGCGACCGCACCCGCACGAACAAGCCAATCATCGAACGTGGCGTGAACGTAAGCAAAACCACCATCTACCATCAGCAAGGCTACCTTGCGACCATCATCGCCCAAGCTAACGAATGCCGCGCCTACCTTCACGAAAGCCGGTGTGGCGGAAGGATTGAGGAACGTGCCGTCATGTTCGTAGGCGAGGAGGACGATGTGAACGCCGCAGTCCTTCTCTTCCAAAGCATCGACCTATACTGCTCAGTCCACGCCCGTACTAGCTACGCGGACATGATTGACAAGCACGCCAAAGCGTACTATGAGGACAACAAGGAATACGTCGAAACGCATTACGGACGTGAATCCTATCCGACGCTGACGGAATGCAAACAGTACATGCGTCGTGATTATCCACGCGCCAAGTTCTACTATGGTTATCGCGGTGGATTCAACGAACGTTTGAGCGAACGTTTCGAGGAGCTTCGCAAGCAGAGTCTCGCCATTCCTTCCGGTCGTGAGCTGGTGTCATGTAAGAGTCAGCGTCTGAACGAGTATTTTGACAAGCTTGAGCTGGTGTCGGGTCATGCGGCCACTGCTCGTGGTAGCAAGGATGGTTTTGCCCGTGGTGTGAGTGACGCGAACAATGTGGGTTTGGGTTTGTCTGAAATGGGTGTTTCGTCCCACGCTTTGCTGAATGCCTGACTTTTCAGCCCGCTTCCTTGCTTTGGGGAGTGGGCTGTTTTTGTTTTTCACAACAAACATGGTATACTGGGATTGTTCACACAAAAAATAGATTCCAACAAGGAGGAACAAAAAATGATTAACACAATCGTCAACCTCAAAATCACCAAACTACGCGAACTCTCCACCTTGTCAGTGGATAGGGAATATCTCACAATAGACTACTTGGACGAGGATGGCGAAGAACAGCGAATCGAAAAACTCACCCACGAGGAAGACCTTGGCGAATACAATGTCAAGACCGACCTTTGGGCGGACATTCTCGAAGATTGGCGGCTCACCAAGCCGATTCCAGTACCCTCTGCCGAAAAGGAGGACTGGAAACTGCTGGAAGACTATCTTTGGAACCTCTCCGACTCGCGATATCAGGAACTTTTGGACAATCGCAACAAATTATACGAAGCCGACGACGTGGCGAACATCCTCCGCAATATCAGCCGTCTCAGCGACGTAGGACGAGCCACGTTGAACGAACTGCTGGACAATGGTCCCAAGGATGTGGAGGACAAGTATGAGGAACAGTGGAACCGTATCGTTCCGCTCCGTCAGGCGGACAGTGACGAAGAATAGGAAGTGAGAAAAATGAAGGCACGAGACGTTAGCTTCTTCAAGAAAAACGCTTGGAAGGGCACGTATTCCAGCATCCTCACCATTCCGGTTGAAGCGTTGGCCGACAAGTGTTTCAACACTTGGCTGGACATAGAGGACACGAATTTTGCGGAAGCCTCCCTACCGGACGAGAAGCTTGCCGGACGGTTCCGTGAGCTGGTCGATTCCGACGCCGAACAGGCGGAATGGGATGAATTCTATGCTTCCGTTGGCAAGGCTTTTTCCGCCATGTCGGTGGATGAACTGGCGTCCAAGTTCATGGAGTTGAACGACCCTGCGACCATCCGTCGTGTTCTTTGGGGTTACGGGGACAAATGGTATCTCGATTCCGATTGCGAGCATGAGTTCTGACCGTCGGGTTTTAGCGCCTCTCCCTTGGGTGGGTGGGGCGCTTTTTGTTTGGCGTGTCGTGCCCCAACATGATGTATACTGGAATTGTTCACACAAACAAGGGTTCGTAAAACCCATCACCAAAAGGAGAAAAAATGCATATCAAGGACGTTCTGCTCATGACGCTTGTCACCATCGCTTTCGGTGGGACGGCAACCGCAGTCGCGTTCGGCATCTACTCGTTCGGCACTTGGCTGTTCACGTTTGGCCGCACGTTCGGTATCGTATCCGTGTGCGCCATTACGGTGGTGTTGCTGACCGTCGCGGTTGAGGTTCGTTTGAGTATGAATCGTTAGTTTTGGTTTGTGGCCCCGTCGTTTTGGCGGGGCTTTTTGTTTTTTGGCGTGTCCGTGTTGCCTGTTTTACAAAGTGCGCTATACTGGAATCGTTCACACAAAAACAGAAAGCCATTGAATAGGAGTTAGACCATGGAACACAAGACCAAGGCCGTAGAAGTCAGTTCTCTAAAGAAAACCAAGTGGACGGGCACCGCCACGAGAATGTTGACCTTCCCGGTCGTCGAACTGGCTGACAGGTGCCTGAACGCATGGCTCGACATCACGGATGAAGGATTCTCCCATGCCATACTCCCATCCGCGCAACTGGCGGAACGGTTCTCCACGCTCATGGAATCAGACGCCGACCAAGCCGTTTGGGACGAATTCTATAAAGCCGTGGGCGAGGAGTTTTCCCGCTTGTCAGTGGACGAGCTTGCCGCGTTTTTCATCGACCTGAACGACCCTTCGACCATAGAGGCCGTGCTGTGGAGCGACGGCGAACACGAGTTTTTGGATTCCGGTTGCGAATACCGGTATTAACGAAAAGGATACACGACGATGAGAACCAAAGCCAAGGAACTGCCAGCCATCCTCACTATAGCTGACACGATGGCCTACCTCTCCTGCTCACGACAGCACGTGTACGACCTGCTGAAGGCCGGTCGCATACGCACCTACAAAATCGGACGACGCCGATACATCGACGCCGATTCGCTCGCCCACCTGTTCTGGAGGTAACGCGATGCCGAACGTGAACCGTGTGGTCATGTTGCCCGCCGACCTGTACCGGCAGACCATGCAATACGCCGACGATAACGAACTCACGTGGAACGCGGCGGTGAGAGCACTGGTCGAACGGGGGCTGAGGCAAACCGTCGAACCATGTGGGGAGCTGTCGTGACCGGGGACAGGCTACCCGCGTTCTTTCTCAAGGGCGTGTGGCAGGGGTTGAAAATAGCCCTCATACCGCACGCCCGTCTGCGTGACCCGTTGGGTCCCATGCCGACCGTGCGCGATTGGCTCGACATGTACGGAGGCACCCGCATGGACGCGGACATGTTCGACCGTTGCGAGAGCGAATGGTACGCACTGCTGGAGCAACGGAAACGTCGGATGAGCGCGTTCCTCGCGGGCGGATACGCGGGCACGTGGATGTATGCGATTGGGGTGCTCGTACTGTTGGGGTTGGTCGGCTGGCGGATTTGGCAGCTGATTCCCTGAGATTCTAAACCCGTCGGATTCGACGGGTTTAGCTTTTTGCGGCTGTGCAGTGAGGGATTTTTGCATTATCCCTCTGTGGCACACTGGAATCGTCCACACAAAAACCATTTAAAAAGGAGAACAACCTGTATATAGAACACGCCTACCAGCAGACACAGCAGGTGTGGCCGGTCGAATACGAAGACCAGCTCACACTCTTAACTTCGCTTGAGAGCGCCGAACAGTACACCCACGAACACGGGAGAACCATCCTCGACCCCATGCCCGTGCTCTCCGCACGCACCGTATGGCACTGCGTCACACTGCGAATCACGGACGGCGAACACGGCGCAACATACTCGCTCGTGGGAAGCGACGAACCCGAGAGACTGAAGCCCATCACCACCAAAAGCCCTTCCGTCCGATACGTGGGCTTCTATTTCTATCCCGACCTTACGCTGGAGGTTGCCGCCGAGACCGAGGAACGCGCCTGTGAGATTGCCGAAAAGCTTGGTGCCGCTCTTGTGGAATGGTATGGGGAGAGAAAGTCGTGGGAGCGTACCCCGAAGGCTCTGAGGTCTTTCGTCAGGGCGCAGGGCTTGGTCTTCTGCTTCTAGGCGCTGGTCGGCATTTTTTGTTTTTTCGTATTGTGATATTTCAGACCATGTGTTATAGTGGTCATGTCCACACAAAAAGGGTTCGGCCTCACAACAACAAAAGGAGAAAACATGAACACCATCCAGCCAATCGCATTCGACAACGGCACCATCAGCATCGTCGCAAGCGACAACACCTACGACCACGCCTACGCAGACAGGCCCATGACCGAAGCTATCGTGGAAACCTCCCACCACAAGCCCAATCCAATCAACTGGAAGCACGTCGTATCCAACTGCGACGAACGTTGGAACCTCATCAAAGGCAATGTGTGTTTGGCTGTCCTGAGCGGCAACTGGGACGTTTTCGAGAACCGCCTCGAAAACAGAATCATGCTCGTCACCCGCAAGGGAACCCGAATCCTCTGACCTATGCTAAAAGCCTCGGGGAGAAGCGTCATCCAGACCGCTTCTCCCCTCTCTCATATCCGACAAAAAAGAAAGGAAGCCTTGTATGAAAGAACGGGATGTCTCGCTGGAAAACGACCTCATGATGTTAGGTCAGGAACCGATGGACGAACCCGACTCGTCCACCACCATCGAACTTCAAAGAGTGGTCAAAGAGACGGAACGGAAAATGTTGAAACCACCGGCACCGCCCATGGAAGCTGAAAAGAAGAACGTTCCTAAGCCCGTCGAATCGAAGAACGACCCTACAGTCAAGACGGAACCTAAAGCAAAGACCGAAACCGTGTCCACGAAAGAACCGAAGACCTACAAGCCGACCATCTCACGCAAACAGTCAAAACCCGTCAAATCCGCGACGACCCTCACCAATCCCTATGCTCCCGTCGAGTACGATTGCAACGGCAATTGGCGTCAACTCGTGGCCGGAATCGCCATCATCGGCGTTCTCGTGGCGGTAATCGCCCTACTGGTAGGGGCCAAAACATATTGGCGGTTCATCACCGTAGGAGTATTAGCCGCTTTCGCCATGCTCCCACTTTATGGTTGGTTTGATGAACTCGAACGGGATATGGCCATCAAAGCCGTGGAAAAGGATTACAGGATTCGTATTCTGCAAGCGAACGGTGGCGGCGGACTGGTGGAAGTTTATTACACGTTCCAGCAGAATCCGACCGTCAAAGCTGGTGTTGTTTCCTATGGTCACGGCTTGGCATGGTTGCGGAACGCGGACGGTAAGAAGATTGTCGGACGCGGCAGACCGTTGGACTGATTGAGTTAATCTGGAAGCAATCACACCTACTACGGTAAGGAGCATTCGACGTGCTGAACAACGGAATCTGCGCAATCTGCAAAACAAACAAGTGGACTATCCTCTGCCCCGAATGCTCCCGACCGTTATGCTCCGACTGTGTGAAAGACTTGGACGGATACCATCGTTGCGAACGTTGCCTGAACAAGGACTTGAAACGTGGCGAACAATACTCCCACGCCGTATATACGGTTCTGAAAGACGAACGAACCAAAGAACAGTTCGGAAACCTGTTCTGGGATATGGTCGAAACCATGTTCGAAAGCCTATCGTTCGACACTGACGGCATGTTGCATTACAAGGACAGGCAAGTGTTCTACCTCACCAAGCATGATATTGAAGAGCTTGAGACGGATATTCTCATACCTGAACTGAACGAGTTGCTTGTGAGGATAGGCGAAGAGCCGTTAACTTTTCGATAGGAGTAGAAAATGGGTTTATTGGACACGGTGCGTAATCCGGCGTTCCGTATGGGGTTGCGCCGTTCCGAGCAAATCTGGCGGCATAATATTCCACCGTATCCGGTATTGCCACCATCGGATATGGAGGGGATTCTTCTACCGTTGCCGTATCAGCCTAGCCCGTTCGACCGTGACGGCAATTTGCTCACGCAGAACGAGTTGACTGATAAGGCTCAGGCTTGGAGCCGCAAAATGGAAGAGGTCGGTAGGGAGAATGATTCTCGCGTATCGGCTTGGGGATGGGGTCTGCGGGTTGGATTGTCTCTTATGGTTCTGGCCTATCTGTCGATTATTGCATTGATAGGCTTGCTGGTTTTTGTGTGATTGGGTAGTTTGTTTTGACGTGCCGACTTGCGTGATTGCTATTCTTGAATATATACTGGGATTGTTCACACAAAAACTTGGTCTACAAAAGGAGCGACCCATGAACACCTACTACGCCGCCATCGTCAACCATCCCAACCAGAAGCTCGACCCTGACAACAACATTCCCCTAATCCAGATTTTCCATAGCGTCACCGAACGCAATAACTGGGTGAAAGCCTACGCCGATAATCCCCATGTGAAGACCATCGACTCGAAACAGGCGATTCGTTGGCTCCGCTTCACCTACCGCCAGTATCGAAACCAGAAGATTCCTTCCCGCATGAGCAGAGACGGCGTGGTCACGAAGTTCCTCCGCACCTGCTCGTTCCAACCCCTACTCCACACGAAGAGAATCAGCCTTACGCCGGAAGAGGTCATCAAGCGTCTCTCCAGCCCCGAAGACCATGTGCTTAGGAAAATCGGATACACTCGCTGAAAGGACAAAAAATGAGTGACACTATCGAAGACGCCAAGACCGAACCCCGTCCGACTTGGACGAAGCTAAAGGACGGTTGGAAAGTCCGAATCCCGAAAGAGTGGTGGGACAATTGGAGCGAGGCTGGTGAAACCGACGAGTTCCCAGTATTCAAAGCCAACGGCGAAGTGTCTCACGTGAACATCGTCAAGGTCAGCAAGCCGTTCGTGTTGGACGGTGTGGAATACGTCATAGGCACGCCAAGGAAGGAAACCCACCGTCGTGGGTCTGCCCCCTCCCGCACTTCCACTACCGCTCGTAAGCACAGTGGCATTCGTTGTGAGGAGTGCGGCTCCACCAAGGGCGTGCATCTGACAAGGGATATTAACGGCATCGGTTGCCTGTTATGCTCTCTTTGCGATGATGGTTCCGCGAGCGTCTGCTGATTGGGTTTGCGGGGATATGGTTTGTTGCTGTAGTTCCCGCTTTTTGTTTTGTAGCGTGTTTTGTCCAAGCAAATTGTATACTGGAATTGTTCACATAAAAATATGGAAGCCGAGGAGCAAAAAATGAGCGACATCAACTGGAACGAAACCGCAGTCTACGAATTCATGCGATTCGAGCGCGAACCCGAACGCCGAGTATTCCCCGACCGCGACATCACCAAACTCGCCAAAGCCGGACTCATTCAGGAAAACGAGACGGGCGACTGGACTCTCACCCAAACAGGCGAAGACGAACTCGCCAACATTAGACAGCATTTCAACTCCGGCAAACTCTCCGAACTACCCCTGAAAGTCCGTAACTACTACTTCGACTGGCGCGTATACGACGAAAAGAAACTACCCGTCAAGGAACTATCCAAAGTTGCCCTACATGACAGGAGCGCCGAGATTCGCAAGAAAGCGGCCACAATGCTCAACAAGTTCAGCAAGCTCGACAAGGAAACGTCGAACGGTTTGGCCTACGACGAGGATTATCAGATTCGACTCATGGCGGCAAAGAACGCAGACCCTCACCTCTTCTTCGAGGAGTCGGACGAGCGCGTGGTCAAAACCCTTATCTATAACCATAACTTCGATAAGGAATGCGTCGAACATTGGCTGGACAATCCCAACAGTCAGATTCGCGTTCAGGCGGCTCTTCTGACCGAAGACGGCAAGGTGGATGAAGTGTTGGCCCGCCTCGACTCACAGGATGTGGCGCATGTACTGGCCTGCAAGCCGCAGTGGGCCACGCGTGAACGAGTCATGAACGCTTGGGAGAACGCGGACGAGGTGGGACGTTACAGGCTGGTCAAGGTCATGCGCGACATGCCGGACTCGTTCATCAATCAGGCGTTCAAAAGCGACGCGTACATGGCCTTGCATGACCGTTTGGAGAAATACCGAGAAGCCGTCCGTCAAGTGTTGGAGTTGGGTACGATGTTCTCCGAGGACAGTGAGATTCGCCGGAAGATTTGGGAGCGTGCCGAGCACGAGATTTAGCTAAAACACAAAGGGGCGTGCCAGCAGACATGCCCCACCATTCGTGAAAGGGGTAACAATGCGAAAAGCGACATTCGTTAGGAAATACTACGGACACGGATACGACGCCCATATGGTCTATCTCGACTATATGTATCGCGACCATGAATATACGGTGGAGGAGAACCTACTTCAGGGCAATAGACCTCTCGCGTGGCAACACCGTGACGAGCAAAGTCGGATAGACCAGTTAATAGAGCAGGAAGAGCAGGAAAAGAACGCGAAGCCGAAGCCATGCCGGTATGAGGACACCGCGCAATACGCCTTCGACCAGTTTTTGAACTATGTCAATGGCGAACCGTCAGACTACGACTAACCGGCAGCACCCACTGCGGCGGAGGGAACCGCACAACCCTCCGTATAGTGGTGAAAAAAATATCGAGTCGCGTGGATGCTTTTGCGTTTGCGCGGCTTTTTGTGTTTTGTGTTTTCGCTCTTTCCCTCAAATATGATATACTGGAATCGTTCACACAAATATGAGAGAAAGAGCCACAATGAACGAGTATTTCACACGATTCGGCGCAGCAGACTACAACATCTTCCGCAACGGCAATACCTCCTATGTCATGTTGCGTGTTGCAGACGAGAACATGACCTACTTCGCCTTGTTCGAGCACACCGAGGGGCATGACGGCGTCGGCTGTAGGATGTTCGACTCTCCGACCGAGGTGGTTTTGGATGCCGCCGTTGACGAGACTTGCTCCGACGAGCAGCTTGCCGACTTCGTTGGACAGCCTGACACCGCTTTCGTCCACAGCATCAATATCCGCAGGATTCTGTATCGCTCCGGACTTCTGAACTAAAACATGGGAATACGCCCGCAGGAAAATCATGTGGATGTATTCCTTTTTTCATATGGGCGGGGATTGCGTCTTCGTTTTGGCTTGGTTGCGTGTTGTGTTTTATCTCAACTTAGGCTATACTGGAATTGTTCACACAAGATATGCCGAGAAGGAGAAACCATGGACAACGACGCAATCAACAGTCTTACCAAAAAGTGGACTGCCAACCTCGTTTACTGCTTCGAGGACTTCGACAACGAAACCCACTCGCAACGACTGAGCGCATACATCGACCAGAAGTCCTTAGACAAATTCAAGGAAGCCAACCTAATCGAACTGACCAAGGAACGCGACCGTTGGAAGCTTACCAACAAGGGAATCGACCTGCTGGAAAGCATTAAGAACATCTACCGGAGTGGAAGAATATTCCCTCTCCCCTTACCGTTCCGTCACTATTACATCAACTGCAAGTTGAAGTACAACATGAAAATCGAGGACGGAAAGATATACGACGGACTGCGTGAAACCGTGTTGAAAGACCGGAGTCGTGACGTTCGCCGCAAGGTGGCCGAATATTTGGAATACAAGGGAAAACTCAACTATAAGACCGCGACCAGCCTCGCCAAGGACAAAGACCCCGAACTACGCAAGCTCGCCGCAAAGCATACCGTTGCAAGCCTGTACTGGGAGGAAACGGATTACGACGTTATCCGCTACATGGTGGAAAACAAGCTGGCCGATAGGCTCTGCTTCGAGCATTGGGTGAAAAGCGAAGACGAAACCATCCGCGCCCTATCGGCACCGTTGGCGGAGGAAACGGACATAGACCCGTTGTTGGACTCCCTTTCCGACGAATCCGCCATCCAAGTCTTGTTCAATAATCCGGAATGGGTCAAAGGTAAGCGTGCCGTGCGCTTGTGGCGTCGCATGGGCGGGGAAAACCGCCGTTGGATTATGTCCTTTATGTGGGATGTTCCCGATTCTCTAATTGAGGAGTCGTTAGCGGAACCTCGTAATTGGCAAATCTCTTCTCGATTGGAGGAGTATAAGAAGGCGTTGCAGACCGTGGCCCGTATGGAGCGCTTGTTTGCCAAGGGTAGTGAGATTAAACGCAAGATGCGTGCCCGTGCCGGTTTGTCCGATTGAGGTTTGATGGGGGGGAAGGCGGGATGCTGTTTTGGTGTCCCGCTTTTGTTTTTTGGGGTTTTGCGGTTTTTCTCAAGTGTGCTATAGTGGAATTGTTCACACAAAGAGCGATAGGCAAAAGGAGCACATAACATGTACGCAATCCACTACATCGGCGGCGCAATCAACGTCAAGAAAATGCCCAAAAAACAAGCAGTCGAATACGCCAAACAAATCAACGACAACGCCCTCTCAAGCACCTTCCCCGAAAGCGTGAAACTCGTTCAAAGTCCCGAAGCCCGCACCATCATGCAAAACAGACTCTTCGCAAAAGACATCTACGCCCGCCACAGCGACGTATACAGCATGAGCATGGCTGAACTCGTCAACGCAGTCAACGAATACTGTTGCTGAAAAACAATCACCACAAACCCCAATTACACGAAAAAGGACAATCAGAATGTACTCGAAAATCAGCGAAGACACCCTATCGGAAACTCATCGACAAACTCGTCAGAATCCCCTACGTGACCGGCGCTCACGCAACCCGAGCCATCTTCGGAGACGGAATCGAAGTCGCATTCCAACACCGTTACATGGGCAAGCAGGTCGAGTACTATCTGGTGGCCGACTCGCAACGAGACGGCAGACGTTCCTACCGTTGGCGTGGCGGAGTATACACGGTTCCGTCCGCACACTGGACTTTCGATGACGGGGAATACACGCCCGTCGAACTGGAAGAACATAAGCTGGAATCGTTGGATGTTGACGGACTGTATGACGCGATTGTGTCCGATTTAGACAAGGCCATGAGAGAATTGTAGGAAAACGAAAATGCGATTCACCGACGGCAAGGAAAAGCTGGAAATCGAAATCCACGAAGGCCAGCATTCTTGGGATACAACGGTAGAATTCTTCGACCATTTGACGACTCCCATTCTGAATGGGACTCGTCAGGTGGGAAACGTTCGCACTCTACTGACGAACGTGTACAACAGGATTCTAGGCATGTCCGACTATCCCGCACCGGAAGCCGACACTCGGGCAATCTACACCATCGCCGACTTGGCTGGAACCATTGTCAGGGAAGGTTCTTTCACTTCGTCCAACAATCCAGCCAACACGTATTGCAGTGGTTGCGGTTGCCTTCTCAGCGAGGAGAACGAGAACCTTTGCGGTGATACCAGCTGGTGCGATAACTGCTACTGAGATTGGAAGACTGCCGTTTCTATGCTTCCTTATTGTTCTATCGGATTGTGTTTTGCGCTAATATCATATATACTGGAATTGTTCACACAGCAAGAAGTTGCATCCTACAAGGAGAAAAATGAGCAACACCACCACAGAAATCAACTGGCACAACACCCTCCCCCAAAACTTGGAAGGCCACAAGTGCATCGCCGTCACCAAAACCGGCGAAACCATCGAAGGCATACTGGAATATCGCACGGCACAACCCGACATGTATGTGAGAATCGATAGCCTCCACTTCCCCAGCGTCAAACCATGGGTTATTGTCAACCAATGCGAATCCGGCAACGAAATGGGCGAAGAATTCCAGTCCGTGAAAGTGTTCGCCTGAAAGGTTCACGAATGAGTAACCACGACTGGGTAGCAACCGATAGTCCCAATAAAAACAACACTCACAAGAACAACCGTTCCACTCATAACGGATGGGACGCCGGTAGCGCTTGGAACCCGCAATCCACGAAACGAAACGAATTCGGCATACGCAATACCGACTGGAGCAATGACTAGCTCCCACGTCAAAAAAACGTTAGACCAAAAGGATAAAAAATGAACAGCGACTACTATGAGTATCTGACCACCTCAGCCAAAAACGACCCTGAACTGAACGAGCACGACAAAGAGACCGTATTGGCTTTCCTGAAACGACTCGACGCCAACCCCGACAAGTATGCGGTAGCCCCAAGAACAATCGCATACTTGAATGAAGAATCTTTGGAATACGCTGACATTACAACCGAAACCCTTAAGAAGCTCGACATGAGCGCTACGCAACTGTTGGACGAATGGTGGGAAAACGTTTGGGGTAGCGCTACTATTGAGGACGATTGCCTTGAGGGACTAAACGAAGTTCTAGAACTTCACGGAGTCAGTAAATGATACCAGAATGCCCGTGGAAAACGACTTCCACGGGTATTCTCGTCTCAATTTTTGGAAGGAGCGCGAATGCCCCATTACTTGTTGGACGCGGCTAATGACGCGACTGAACTCCCATCCGCAGACTTGGATAACATCCAGTCGGTTCTGCGTACCACGCCTACTCTTGATTCAGAAGCGACCGTGTTGGCTTGCGAGATTCTGAATGCTTGGGACGAGGATTGTAGGATTCTTCGCCGCCGTCCGAGGCTGGTGTTGTTGAATGTTGAGGAGCCGGAATTCTAAGTGTGGGAAGGTGGTTTTTCGTTCTTTGCATTACCCCTGTTGTGTTAGAGTGAGATAGCCCACACCAAAAAAGGAAAACCAATGGCCTTAAAAGAACTTCCCTATCAAGACGGAATCAACTGGAAAGAATTCGAAGGCAAGTCCGCGATATTCAAATGGAACGGCAAACCCATGGCCGGAACCCTCTACTTGGACGGTTTCAGCAATCTCGCAGTTCGTGAACTGTCCGGTTACATGCCGGTCTTATATATTTGGCCGGATGATACGAGTCATGTCAACGTCGAGCGTGTGACGGATTTTCATGTGTTCGAGTTCGTTGAGGATTAGTGTAGTTCGGGACGCTGGCACTGCGGCTTCTATTCCCATTCCGGGGACAATCCGAACGTATTATCCCGGCTTCGATATTTGGTTCAACCGCACGGTTCTCCCCTCATTGGGGAAAGGCCGTGCGATTCTTTTAGCCCGCATAAACGGTGAGTTGGCGGGGTTTTGCGTTCTCAAGAGAAATCCGTCTGAACGGAAGATTTGCACTTTGTATGTCTACGAGGGTTTTCGGAGTCGAGGGGTTGGTTCCACGCTGGTCGAATATGCATTGAAATCGCTGGATGAACGGTTCCCTCTGGTGACAGTGCCGGAAGAGCTGTTGCCGATGTATGAGGGTTTCTTCCGTCGTTTTGATTTTCGTCTGTCCGGCTCTCGTGTGGGTTTGTATCGGGTTGGGAAGAGGGAGTTCTTTTTTAACGGGACGCTGGCTTAGGTTTGCGTGTTGCGTTTTTCTACCCCCTTGTGTTATAGTGGGATTGTTCACAACAAAAACAAAGACAACCAAAAAGGAGAACGCATTGAATCAAGCAACTAAATTCGGCAAACGAATCCTCTTCGATGACCACCCAACTCGCGCAGTATTCGACACCAAGGAACTGCCAACAGACGACTCCCATGCGCTCTACCGCGTATACCTGCGCTCTTGGCAACGGCATTCCTGCCGACCGGGAACCGAGAATACACCCATGTTCGACGTGATATGCCCGACAAGATGGTGCCGTTGGATTACCCACATCAGCATTCTGAACTATTTGGACGGCATAAGCTGGCTGGCTTGGCCAGTGGAAGGTGGCGTCAGCTGGCGGCATAGGACAATCGACCCCTATTCCGTCCACTATTCCACCGATACCCATATTCCGGTAATCGACCTGCGCAAAAGCGAAGAATAGGAGAGAACATGTCCGACGCTCAGAACACGCCCCGATTCTCGACCATAGGCATCACCTACACGAAGCATCAGAACAATGCGGCGCTTAGCATGAGTCCCGCCGAAGATTCGACCATGCGCCGACTGGGATTCACCGACCACCGTGAGGGGTATTGGTACCTCTGCCGTTCAGTCTCCCCCGACCATGACATGACATTGAATGTCGAGATTGCCAAGGACGGTAGCGACTGGCAGATAGACGTGTTGGACGAGAACTTCTGCCAACCCTACGACTACCAGTATTTACTCAACTTGAACCCGACGTTGGATTATCCCAACAAGGTGGCTGACGAATGCGAGAAATGGTTCCGGAAACTATCCGAATGGGGTTTGCTACACGGCTGGCATGAGGGAATGTACGTCTGAAAAAACAGAAAGGAAAAACAAAAAAATGAGCATTCTCAACGAAGAACTGGAAGAACGGTATCCCATCGAGGAAGGCGACTGCATCACGCTCACACGGGAACAGTTGGCGTTACAGTTGCGTCGCGCATACAAGGCGGGTGCGACCCGCGACTATAAGCGCACTCCGCACGGGCATACGGAACTGTTGAAGATTATCGGAATCCTTCAAGACTCCCGCCTATTGCCCGACAACACCGACTTCGAGGATGTCGTAAGAACGGTTCTGGACGGACGAGTCAAGGCTATTACCAGATAAGGCGTTATACTAGAAACGTCCACACATTCACTTATCCGAGGAGACCACACCATGAGCTGGGACAAATACCAAAGTCGAGACCCCAGAAGAATCGACCCAATGAAAACACCACTCTACGATTACGTGGTCTTGGATACCGAAACCACCGGTTTCAAACCCGAAAACGGGGCCAAACTCATTGAAATCGGAGCCGTGAAAATCCATAACGGAAAACTCGTAGACCGATACGAGCAACTGATTGACCCACACCAGCCAATCCCCGAATACATCACCTCGCTCACCGGAATCAACGACAGCATGGTCATCGGACAACCCGACGTAAGTCAAGCCATCATCCGATTCGACAAGTGGCTTGGCCCACGAACCATCATCATGGCGCATAACGCGTCATTCGATTTAAGTTTCTTGGACGCGGCCATGAAAACCGTGAACGGTGGAATGTTCTTCTTCCCCCACCGGTTCGTGGACACGTTGGAAATGAGCCGGAAAATCCATCCCGAAAAGCCAAGCCATAAGGTTGCCGTGCTTATCCGCGACTATGGTATCGGTGACGTGGAAGAGCATCGCGCCTTGTCCGACGCGACTCAGGAAAACATGCTGTATGAAGCCATGCGCAGAGAGGAATTTGGCCGCTAAATGGGATACGAGGACATGTTCAGTCCCGAATGCAGGGACTATCTGAAATCACGCAAACCGTCGCAACGGGAGCGGGAGATAGCGAAGCTTGAGATACAGGCCGACAACAAGCACGACATGTATGGCAACAAAAGCCTCTATGAGGTTTCCGGTGAGACTACGGCCATCTACGAAAGCCAGAAGGCGTTGCGCTTGAGGTTGGAAAGCATCGAGGAAAAACTGGACGAACTCTTAAGGACTCAGAAAGGACTGGGGTGAGAAACCTTCTTACATGCCCATGCTGTAACAGCATTCCCGAATTTAAGTATCGGGCTAAATCTGAACTCCACTGCACTTGGGACGACGAGCAATATTTTCTGCCGAAAGGTTGGGAATACTCCCACTTTTGTCCAGTGGATAATGGTTTGCGAACATCTGGCGGAGTCGGCTTCCAAACCTTGCACGACGCACAGCGCGACTGGAACTGTAAGGTTGGAAGTTTTCTCCGTAACCCGCTGAACAGTTTCCACTCGTCCATCGAAACCGGTGCGGAACTGCTGGTCGAATTAGATGATTGTTTCGTTGGACAGCGAATTCAGCTTGGCGACCGGATATTATTGAGTCGGCGTTCTCTAACCGTTCGAGGTATCGTGCAGTTCATCCAACGGGACAGCGTTGGCGAAATCAGCATCATCCTGCGGGATACGGACACCATCAAGTATGTGATTTATTCGCCGGTCCGGGAGCGCCGAAAGTACATGTTTTTCTATCATGTCGAAAGGCGGTTTCATTGGATAAAAAAGCCGAAAGGCTCCTCTGCGACGCATACCATCGTGGACGACTAGCGGAGGTTAACGAACATAATCAGGACGCGGCTATGTCCCTTATCGATAACGGGTATGCCGACTATTGGCGTACTCTGTTGGGACACGAGGCCATCAGGCTTACCGACCATGGGCTTGGTGTCGCGCGGAAACTGGAGTTGGATTACTGATTTTCCAGCGTTTTAAAGACTGGATTGTTATAGTGAAACAGTGGGCACAATACTGTGCTCGCTGTTTTTCTTATTCTCAGGAGGAACCGAAATGTCCCAGCATAGCAACAAAAGTCACAAGAACAAGAAGGCCGTGGTCATCGAGAAGGTGCGGGACAAGTATGGTTCCGTCATTGCCTTGAAGGTCGTATTGTATCGTCGGCATGATACTGAGAATGGGAAGGTTTGGAATATGAAGCGTTCTCATACGTTCAGTGCGGCTTTCAGTCGTCGTGCTTGTAGGGAACAGGCGAAGACGTTGGCTCGTCAGTGGGCTGATAAGTATGGTGCGAAGGTTGTGAAGAGGGGTTAGTTGCCCTCTTTGGTTTTATGTTATACTGGGGGCGTTCACATAAAACCATTCCAAAAAAGGAGAACACCATGCAGAACATCAACCTCTACAAACTGACGTCAAAACTGTACGCCCGACCCGAAGTCGAGGACGCTGACATCGTGAGCTGCATGTACACGGACGACACCATCAAAACGGTCATGCGCAACGGCACGGTCGTCGCCATCGGCGTGCAGGACGAATATCCAGCGGTCGCACTGTACACCATATACGCCAACGACGAGGGCTACCGAAACAAGGAGCCTCTGATTGAAGGCTTGCACTACGACTTCGAAGACGACCACGACTACAAGGACGGCGTGGAAGCCATCATCAAGGAGGCGTGCTAACCCATGGACACCATCATCTTCGTCAAAGACCGCGACTGGCCGGGCACCGACAGTCGTGTCTACGAAATTCAGGTGTCCAACTTGGTTGCGATATGCGTATCCTGCTGGGTGCTGCTGGAGGACGGACGGTTCTCTGGCGACGTGCTTCCCGACAAGGGGCTGCGCGAACGGTATTTCGCATTGTACGAACATGGCGGCGAACAGGCCAACTGGGATGCGTTCATCGACGACCTTTGGCAGACCGCCGATGACATGGGCTTGGAGGAGCTGTCCGACTGGTTCGCTGAAATGAACGACCCCACCACCATCAATGCCCGCTACTGGATTCACGACGGCGTCGAATACTTGGACGCCGCGCACACCATGCCAAGGAGCGAAATGTGACCTGTCTTATCACGAAAACCCCAAAGCCAAGCAGAAACAACCTCAACCTTCCCCTATGAAAAAAGGAGTGGAGAAATGACCGGTTTCATCGCCGTCGATATGCTGTCCGAAATCAGCAAGGCCCTCGAATACGAAAACGATTGGACTCAACTGAAGGACGGCGTGCTGGAATGCCGACTGCGAGACCAGTATGACGGCGAGCACACCGGCCTCGCCCGCGTCACTATAAACAAGGCGGGTAAGGTGTCCGTTATGGCATGGTCGGACAATCCGTACGAATACAAGACCATGCCCGAGCCGGATTGGACGCATGAATACGATTCGACCGACCCGGAAGCCATCGCGGAGGACATTTGGAACCGTTGCCCATACTGCGGGCGGGAATCCGACAAGTGCGTGTGCGAACGTTGCGCGGGCTGCGGTGTTCTTTTGGACTGGGACAACAGGGCGGACGGCGATTATGGCTACTGCGAATACTGCCATTAGAAAAAGGAGAAACGGAAATGTTGAGAATCGAGAAGACGCTGAAAGAACTGCGTGACCTTCAAAACACCTTGCATGGACTCGGAATCGAAATGTCCATCAATGATGCGGATGTCGAAACGAAAAGCGATTACGAGGATGCGGCGATGACCATTGACATATACGAGCCGTGTCGTTGTTTCGCGTGGGTCGGCATGGACGGCGTGGTTCACATGAGATGGAATTCGTATCCCGATGCCTTCACGTGGTTTCGGATGAACCTGCTTTTGGACCTCGCTCGCGGCTACATGCTGAAAGCGGACAATATCACGAAATCGTGGACGCACCTTCGCAGGAATCTCGACGGACAAGCCGACGAAATGCCCCTCCCCGACAAACTGGCCGGAAGGAAAGCGGAATACGAGGATGCAGCCAACCGGCTACGCGACCTTATCAAAGCTGACCCGATTGCAATGGATTTATCCCCTTACGAATGCGAACGCCTTGAAAGGTTCCTCCGCGACCCGCAGAAGGAGCGTCTTCTGGAGTACGACCCGGACGACCCGTTTTATCGGAATATGTTCAACAGGGGATTGATTGACCGCGAGGGACTGACTGAACTGGGACGAAAGGCTATGGAACATTACATTTCCGTGCGTCAACCTCGGATACGGGTTGGTTTGTCTTCTTAACCAACTGTGTTATACTGGGGGTGTTCACATAAAAAAACAGTCGAAAAGACCACCATCCCGATTCGGAGTAACAACAATGCATAGCCTATACAAGACCGCAGGTAAATGCACTCTCAACCGAAACAAAGTGCGTTACCCCAACCAAAAGGAAGCCCAACTCGCCTTGGCCGTCATCAAAGGACGAGGCAATCCGAAACACACTGAGAAACGCGCATACCATTGCCCCGTCTGCCACGGATGGCATCTGACTAGCGCCGAAACCGTTAATGATACAGTCCTGTCCGGGAGTGTGCTCCAACACACCAATCCAGACGCGTTCGACACAGGAATGAAAGCGTTCCTCTCTGGTTCCAAACGCGGCAAATATTCCGCAAGCAAAGCCAGCCTGACCCGACGTGTCCGACATTTGCTCCACTTGTTCGCGGCTAACGATATTCCGAAGGACTCTTGGGACAATCCATGGTTGTGGGCAACTCTTAGATTCCAAGTCATGTGGAGGGGCGGAGACCAGAAGGCCGAACAGCTTCTATCCACTTCGAAGAAAACGGTCAAAATGGCGGGCGACATGCTCACCGAAGACAAGGAGCCGTTCCTTCGCGTGGCTGAAACCCGGAAGGAAGCACAGAAATTACAGAATACACCACTACCGGCATGGTTGGCCGTCGCACTGATGTCCGACAAGGGAAAGGAGCAGAAAGTTTGAACGAAAACGAACTGAAAGAAAGGGCCGTCCACTCATTGCTCCAATCGAAGCTTGGTAAAGTCGCCCCGGCGGAAGCGTTCGTCATCGGATGGCGGAAAGGCTGGGACGAGGCTATCGACATGGCTTTGGAAATCCTTCGCAATGAACTCGATAAAGATGGCGAGGACGAATCGTGATTTGTTCCAAATACACATGCATGTTGTGCGGAAGAGTCACCGACTTGGACACCGGCTACAAGTACATCATCTCCGTCGTCCAAACAGGCGGTCACGGTCGATGCTCATACGCTCGAACATTGGTCATCTGCCAGCATTGCATGCGCACGCATAAAACCGTCATGACCTTGCAACGCAAATCCTTGATGAGGAAAACGTTCTTGAATTCCACAGGCCACCGAAAACCCGAAAAACGTCCACCAAGAAAACCAGCGGGAAGAAAGGCTGAACCGTTTTATGGACACTAGTGAAAAGCAGATTATCGGAGAGAACGCCAAATACGTTTCCGACACCATCCCGCAGGAAACCAAGGATGGGCTTCGCGCCCATTTGAAGCCCGGATACGCCATGCCGGACGGCACCCATTATGCGACAGGCATGGATTACACGGAACTTATGCGCAATCTGCGCAACATCCAATACTGTGGCTGTCCGCTCTGCCACGACACGCAGTCCGGATTGGAAACCATTCTCGCGACCAGCGGCATGACCGTCCGTGAGCTTGCCGAGGAAATCGCATGCGACGAATACGATTCGTATTCTGTCTCTGAAATCCGCGACCTTGACCCGGAACAGTTGAAGCCAGTGGACGAGATTATCGAGGATATCAACCGTTGGAGCCACGACCAGCATGCGCTCGAACACGCTTCCTTCGGCACTGTCAGGCTTCTGTCCGTCTACTTGAACGTCAGCCTCGACCAGATGTACGACGAATTGGATTATCAGACGCTCATCTACACGCCATGGGAGGAGGACTCCCACATTCACGGCTATGTGACGGTCATCCGTTACAAGGACGGAAAGTATGAGGTGGATGTTCCGGAATGCCGATACCAGTGCGACGAAATGTATTGGAACGCGCGTCGCAAGATGGAAGAATCCAACACTCCCATCACGTTGGATGTTCTGCGTAGCGAACCGTGGAGCAAGGAGCATCGCACTCCCGTGGCATTGCCGGAACAGTATCGTGGCAAACAGTATCATCTGGGAGACCCTTACAGCCTGTCAACTTTGCTGGACAAGCTGGCCTCACATGATGTTCCGGTGGACGAGAGAGTTCTTATCGCCCTCGAACTGGAGGAACAGTTCCCGTTGCGGTTGACTCCACTGTCCGAAAAGGACTGACATTTTCTAGGGAGAAGCCGATAGCAGCCTCTCCCTCTCTTAGTCAAGAAAGGAAACCCAATGGTTAGAAAAATGGTGAGCGTTCAAAAGATTGAGGGAGTGTATCCCATTGAGAACGCAGACCGTATCGAGAAGATTCGCATTGGCGGTTGGATTGTCGTAGTAGGCAAGGACATGGGATTAAAGCCCGGCGACCATGTGGCCTATTACGAAATCGACTCCATGCTGCCCGCCGACGACCCACGCTATACGGACTTGCAGAAGCGTGGTCAGCGTACCGTTCCCGTGTCCAACACGATTACCGGCGAAGAGAAGGAAATCACCGGACACGTGCTACGTACCGCGCGACTGCGCGGAGTGTACAGTCAAGGACTAGTCATGCCGCTTTCAACGATTGGCGTACCGGAGGACACTCCCATCGGCACTGATATCACCTTACAGGCGGACGTATGGAAGTATGAGGAACTGCCACCATTGAAAGGCGGTGACATGGTTGGTGCTTTCAACGCGCCATGCTCCAAGTCCGACGCCACGCGAGTGCAGAATCTCACCGCGTATTGGGATGAAATCAAACGGATTGCGTGGACGCCAACCGTGAAAGTGGATGGTACCAGCACCACAATCTACCGTGATATGGATGATATGGTTCACGTCTACTCTCGCAATTGGGAGTTGAAGCCGGAATGCGCGAACATGCAGGTGGCGGTGAAAACCGGATTGGTTGACGCGTTGGAGAAGGGCATGGTCTGCCAGTTCGAGCTGTGCGGCCCAAGTGTCAACGGCAACAGGTTGAAGCTGGCGTCCTATCGTCCATTCGTGTTCGCCGTATGGCGTGACAATATGAAACTCGACCGTAGGGATTGGCCGAAAGCCATGCTTGACAACGCCGTCCCACTCTTGGATGAAACCGAGTGGAAGCCGACCGGCGATGTGATGGACATGATTGCCAAAGTGGACGGTCTGCGCGGCAACGTGACCCGCGACTTGTTGGACGAAGGAATCGTCTGGCATGCGAAAGCGGGCGAACGGTTGAGCGACGGCCTGTACAACGAGCTTGGCAGCAACCGTTGCTTTAAAATCATCAACAACAAGTATCTGACCAAGCATGGTCTTTGATGTCGAATAGGGGTCTGGGCTTACTTTTGTGTTCAGACCCCTGTTTCGTCTTTCATATCATTCCTGTCTTGTTATACTGGGGATGTTTGCAAATGCCGGATGAAACAAAGAAGTGGCGAATTGAATATCTCCAACATGTCGGAAGAGACGATAGAAGAAAACCTACCCGACCTGTCCCCGCATTTAGAGGATGGGTTCAGTCTGAAACAGCTTGAAACACTCCACGATTATGCCGTGGAAGCTTTCAAGGCCGGAATCGAATACGCCAACAACAATCAAAAAGGAGCCACAAATTGACCAAGAGGAAACCGTGGGTCATTTCCGTTTCACCAGTCAAATGCCCCGACGATATGACCGGAATCCCCGACGTTTACATCCAAGCATGGAAGAAATACGTCGGCAAGGTAGAACCGCAGGGTGGAGACCGTGAGGATTGGATTGAAACCTGTTCCCGACTCTACTGGGGTGTCCGTAATCTAGGTGAGGACGCCATAGTCCGAGTGCATGGGAAAACCGACATCGACTCGAAACAGCTAATCGGATTACCGCACTTCGGACAAGTGTTGGACATGCCGCCAATCGACCAGTATGCGGACCCGTCTCATGCCGACCGTTACGCCATCAATTCCAACGTGCGTATGCTCATGCATCGGAAGACGAAACTCAGTTCCATCTACGAGGATGACATCAAACATGCGTTCGCTTCTCTTATTAGGGACGGTGTCTCGTCGTTCTTCATCAAATTCATGAACCAAGCCAAATGGCTACCGAATTTGAAAATCTCCGGAACTAATCTTGACGAGCTTGAACAGCAGGTGCAGGAGTGGGGAGATTGGGCGTTTGTTCATGCGGATGATGACCCGAATGCTCTGCTTATTCAGGAGAATGTCGATATCCAATACGAGTATCGCATGTTCATGGTTGGCAACCAGCCTGTCTGCGGCGCGGGCAATATCGGATTGAAAACACCAATCGACAACATGCATACGAGATTCGACCCTCAAATGCAGAAGATTCGTGACGACACCACCGTTAAGAATGTTGAACTCAGACCGGAATTGGCAGAACAATACCGTGAGTTCGCCACGCGAGCCGGACGAATGTTCTCACACTGCGGTTACGGCGCGTACACGCTCGACCTGTGTCTTATCAACGGTGAAGTGTCAATCGTGGAATTGAACGGTTTGATGAATTCCGGACTGTTCGCATTGAACATGAACGATTTGACGAGCGCGTTGCGAGTCAATTGGAAAGAGTGCCTTCCCCCGGTTCTGCTCGAACCGGCTATCTAAGAAAGGGACGATATTGGAAAACGAAGAAAAATGTCTCACATGCACCAAACGCGAGGTGACACTTTCGGATTATCCGAACTGGTGTCGATGCAACTTGGGCGTACTCCGCGATTGCGTGAACAGGCTCAACAATTCCGATGCCGGAATAGACTTCGGAATGCATTTCGGAAACCCGGACTTCGTACTGGAAGGCGACCCTAATCCAGCAAAAGAGAACATTCTTTTCTGCAAAGAGGACAAAAAGTACGTCTATCTGGAAGTCCTCACCATGGGAGACGAGAACACTCCGAAAGAGCATATTCCAATAGTCCGAATGTGCAAACCTTGCATGGCTCTTATGGGGGAATATTTTTGGAGCGAATATCTTCCGAAAGAGTTTTGGGAAGGATACGAGCAAAATGTGTTGCACACTCTGAAAAGACTGGTGGACGACCCCAGTGTCGAATCAGACGCCGACCTGATTAAGTATGCGAGAGAAATCGTCCACGGCGACATGCTCATCGACTGGTAGTGTCTGTTGGCTTGTTTTTAAATAGAGAGGGAGTATTTTTGCGACCACAATCAGAAGACACCGTGGAACTCACCACCGTCATCGACCCCGCCTCCATCACACGCATGGCGTCCAGCCATCCAGACAACAGGGAGACCACCATGTACGGCAGACATGGCAAGCATGACGGTAAGCCGCCAAAAATCAAAAGGTCACGGACTAAAACAGATAAACCCAAACATCCCATAGAACAGGTCATGCCAATCATCATGCTTGCCGTAAGTATCGTTTTCTTGGTGGGGATGATTCTAGCTCTCTGGTTTATGCCGGTTTCAGAACCGGAGAATATGATTGTCCGTCCTATTCTGACTGGCTTGATTGGTGTGGCGGCGGTTTCCGCCGACATTCCGGCTTGGGTGTATTTCTCCCGTTGGCGTCGAGATTCATAGAAAAGCTGAATCTGAAACATTTCCTTGTTATACTGGAATCGGCCACATTTTAGTAAAAGCAAGGAAAACACATGCCTAGAACCACACTAGCCGATGTCGCATCCGACTACGTGCGCAAACACCAGCACGAGCGACAATGCCGACAACTCGACTCCAACAGCCGGGTCACGCTCACCGTCATCCAAAACCAGTGGGCGAAACTTGCAGGACAGGAACCCATGACCATTTTCGACGCGCCGGAAGTCGTAATCAGAAGCATCGAAACCACACAACGCGGCCACGAACTGTTCGACCGCACAAAAGAAACAAACGGGGTCGTCTACTACGGCCTGAAAAACTGAAAGGAAACAAAAACATAATGTCGGAACTCGCAGAGGACACCAGAAGGGTAACGCTTCTACTGGGAGACAATCCGGAAGGAACTCAATGGCATACATGCTTGGACTTGTCCCACAATAAGTATGCCATCCAAAAACTGCGTGAGACCGGAAGGCTGAAAGCGGGGAAGGCCACTTCGCTGACCGTCGGACAGTTGCAGAACCTTCTCGCTAAAGCGCAGAAGGACGCCCACGGGTTCCAAGACACTCCCGCCAGCAAATGTTTGCGAGGTAGTGAGCCTGAACGGAGACTACAGGCATACAAGTTCGCTGAAAACCTCAACCGTGCCCTCTGCGAAGGTTCTCCCGTGTATTGTTCGGAGTCCGAACCGAGACTGGACTTATCTTTCCCGAGTTTCAAGGACTGACCATAATTGGGAAGGCATTCAAACAGACAAGTCCGACCGACGACGATAGGCGAGACGTCTTCTTTCGATAGTCTTATCGCCGCCGGAGTAAGGGATGGCAAGGAATGGGCGAGACAGCGTGTGCAGAAAAGGATAGCCGCCGTGCTGTCCGTTCTTGTCGCCCTGTCCTTGTGTTGTGGCGGCGGATACTATTGGTGGGATACCCAAGGCAAGGCGAAGCGTGCCCATGCTGAGGCGGAGGACGCCTGTTTCTAACAAGTCAGCAGGATGACGGAATCGTATAATAAGTCGCTCCGGCTGTATGCTCAGGTGTCTTCCAAGTTCAACGAGTTGGACGAATCATATGATTTGGACATGTTGGCTGCTTTGCAAGGCAAGAAGCCGAAGGAATATGAGAATCTGCATTGCTCCACGGATTTGGATGGCGACAAGCGGAAGGCGATGTCTTTGAAGCGTTCGTATGATGAGCTTTCGAAGGAGTATCGCAAGGCTCTTGCCCCCGTTAGAAAATAGTATGCTATACTGGAAACGTTCACATACAGCCTATCGTTTAGGAGAAAAACTTGCGCAACGATAACGTCAACCACCCCAGCCACTACACGTCAGGCCCCTTCGAATGCATCGAACTGACATCACGATACCCGTTCCTAGGTGGGAATGCTATCAAATACGTGTACCGCTGGCAGGGCAAGAACGGTCTGGAAGACTTAAGGAAAGCCCTCTGGTATCTGAACCGTGCGAAGGAGGAAAGCCCCTACGAGCCTCTTGGACTCTATCCTCTCGACTCGTTTGTTCCACCCTACTGTTACTTCCACATGGACGACGAATCAGTGCATATGCTGAGGAAACTCGCCCGACTTAACTGGCAGAACATGCGAGGATTCTGGAAGGGCATGTCCGAACTCGCTTGCGACCACAAGTCCGGCTACACCCGCGCCAAGAAGACGTTGGAGCGTCGAATCCGACTGCTGGAATCCATGCTGACCGACGAGGAACAGACCGTCCTGTCCTCCATCTGGCAGGACAAGGAGCTGACCGAATCGCAGAATCGAATCGCCTACCGTCTGCAAGCCCGTGGTCTTGCGAAACTGGACAAGTCCGATGTCGTGTGGAACCCGACCGGAAAGGAGCGCTGACATGAAGGAGGAGAACGAAACGTTCCTTGAGCGAGTGTCCTATGCTATGTTCCGGTATGGTCTGAGTCTGTACTTGCTGTCCGGAATGGTGTCCCTGTTGGGGCTTGTCGGCTCTTTTTTGCTGAAACGATTTTCTTGGTATTGGGGTTTGCCTTTCGTCGTATGCGGCATACTGTTTCTAGTCGTGTTTCCACTGGCGTTGTTTCTCCTGTCGGTGGATGATTGGAGACAGAAAAACCATGTCGGAGAAAACGAGATTAAGGTTTCGTAGAATCGAAGCCGAATTGTTGAAAGCCTTCCATCGGGGTTTCAGTCTGTTGCTGGCGGTGTTTATTTTTACCTTGCTGGCGATTGTGGTGCTTCATCTCGTATTTGGAACGTATGCGGTCGGGCTTCTGGTCATTCCGTCCGTCGTGGTGATTATCGAGGCCCTGCTGGCGGCTTTGGATTTTCTGTTTGAGTTCCTTGCAGGGGATGTCACGTATGAGCAAGCTGGCATAGAACCCCCCCCCCGAAGGAACTTTTTCTAAAAATTCTGAGGATTCTTCCGTGATGGACGATGCTCGTATGTTTGCCGCCGTTTTGAAGGCTTCTCGCAAGGCTGGCAAGTCGAAGAAGGGTGACGCGCACTGAGTTTAGGTTGTCCCCCTAAGATGGTACAAGTTATATTGGAATTGTCTACATATGGTAATATGGGGGCATGACTGGTACAACACACTCAAAAGAAATCCTGATGATACGAATCGGATACGCACCCCGACAAGGCCGCGTATACTTCCAACCACACACAATAATGCAGGAATACCTCCGATTCAGCGAAGAACACGACAACCACGTCCTATGGAAATGCGGAATCATAGGCGTCATGAAGAACGTGGAGCAGGTAATCCTGTACGCGCATGACGAAGACCTCATGCTCATAGGCGAGGTGACTGGCTTCGGAAGTCCGTACAATCCACGGACTTGGAACGGGGGAAGCTTCTACCAATGTCCCAAGCCGTGGTCGTTGGAACCGGCGAAATACTGGATAGCCTTGGATAACCTGAGACCATTGGAAGGTTTCAACCCAGACTTGTATGAACTCGCCGCAGGTAAAGACAAGGGCAAACCGTTGTCCTTGGTGTTCGAACGCAAGGTACCCATGCTGACCATGGCCGACGCCGATGGCAAACGCAAGTCCGCTACCACTTCCCGACGTTCGGGACTTACCCGTATTCGACTACGTGAGGTGTGAATGGTTCCAGTATTGGACACATTCGCAAAAACACCCTATACTGGAAGTAGTCACATAAGAGTAAGGATAACACCATGACCGAAACACTCATGGACAGACGCGCGGTATTCATGCGCATCAGTTCGGAATCAGACCTCATTGGAAAAGCCAGCGTCAAACCCGACGAAGACACCATCATCCGCTACAACTGGCGACAGGCGGAAAGCATGATGGATGAAATCATCAACCATGCGGAACAGAACGATGGCAAAGCCATCATCCCGTTCGACAGCATCGTCTCAGTCCGCTCGCTCGACACCTGCTCCCAGTTTATCCTCTGGCGCACCGACGGCAGATATCTCATCGGCAAACTGTACGAGTCCGGAGAGGACTACAAGTACGGTATGGACGACCGTGACGGCTACACCGCCCCAACGGCACTGCGGGCGAAAACCGCGTCCCGCTGGGTGAAGGTCAAGAACATCAAAAGCGGAGACGACTTCCCGTTTGAAAAATGGTATATCGAAGCATACCGTCATCGCGCTCGTAGCAAAACACCATTGGATGCGGCCTTGAAGAACAGTCACATGAACGTCATGTTCGTATATAAGGAGGAAGGTAAGGAAGATGCCTAAAATCATCGTGCCGGGCAGACGTCTCACGGCAGATGTCACCCATAAGATTCAGCCCATGATTACAGTCAAGGATACGACCGGCAGGGAATGGTTCGCCCGAGCCATGTTCCTTAGTTTGAACCGTGGGACAGGCGACAATTGGAAGGTCGAGGATTTCAGCCTGTCCATCGCCGCCAAGGAAAACTATGCGTTCTACAAGAACACCAAGCTTGGAGTGGAAGTCCGTCTCGACCAGAATCCTGAACTCAAGAAACTGGTAAACGAGTACGTGTCCATAGTCAAAAAAGACACCACTCAAGCCGGAGTCTGATTTTTCCCAAAACAGCAAGAATAGAACCTCCCTTTCGTGTAAGGTTGTTTACAGCGAAAAGGAGGTTTTCTTCTATGGCATATAATCCGTCAGAACCGCGCGACCCGCTGGGCAAGTGGATGAAAGCGCATGGCGGCAATCCGAAGGCAAGCCTTGCCGATAATGTCAAAAATCTCAACTATACGGAAGAGCATGGGGCGGCTGTCGATACCAAAAACACGCCGACAGCGGTAATTGACCAGATAGCCAAGACCGGCAAAGACGAGGACAACCGGCTGGAGGCGCTGATGAACCCGAACATCAGCGACGAGACGCTTGACTCGTTCAAGTACAGCGACGACGTGAGGGAGCGCACGGCAGTCGCGTCCAATCCGAAACTGGATGGCAAGACGCTCGACATGATGGCGGACGATGACAACTTCTATGTGAAACGTGCCGTGGCCCTCAACCGCAACACCCCGTCCAACACTCTGGAACGGCTCGAAGGCGATGCCGACAAGGACATTGCCGACTACGCTCTCATGGCATGGTGTCGGAACCGTTCGCTGGAATACTGCAAGGAAGGCGATTACGGTAATCCCAGCGTCCTGCTCGGGCAGAACAGATACCATCAAACACTGAGGCTCGAAGAGCTTATGGACTACGACGATGTGAGAGACCCCATGCCGCTACCGGGGCAGGACGGTTACAACGACTATATCGAGACTAACGAGAAACTGCATGTCTGCGACGCGTACACGTCGGAGATAGCCACGGAGGCGGCTAGGAACGGTGACTACGACGCAGCCTTGCAAATCTTCGAGGCCGGTCACAGCGAATGGACAGACGACAGGGCGGGAACCACCTTCCCCCTTAGCAAAGGCAGGATGAAATGCCCCGCCATGGCTATCGACGCGGAGACGAAATTGGCTGACCAGTTCCTCTACCACGCCTCGTCCGAGCAGTGCGAAAAACTCCATGAGCTAGGCTACGATTCGTCGGCGCAGGGCATACTGAACCGTTTCGACATGACCAACACCATCAGCACCCGCCCCATGGCGGAACACTGCACGGTGCCGGACAGGCTCGACAGGCTCTCCCAGTCGAAGGACTCAGAGACGAGACTTCATGTGGCGGGCAATCCGAACACCAGCCTTCACACGTTGGAGACGCTAAGCGAAGACAAGGACGAGAAAGTCAGCCGTAGGTCCGTCATGAATCTTGAACATCGCCGTGAGAATCAAAGACTTTCGGACGAATACGCGAGAGTCGATTTCAACGATGACAGCGGATACGACGATATCCAATTCGAGTATTAAAAAGAGTTGGAGGTAAAATGTACAATCCTTCACAGGCAAGAGACCCGCTGGGCAAATGGGTCAAGGAGCATGGCGGCGCTTCGATTGAGGACGTGGTCTCCAAGACCAGCATGGTCGATTTGGAGAACATGGCCTTGGATGATAGGACGCCTACCGCCGTGTTGAACAATCTCGCCACTACCGAATACGGGTTCAACCATCCGTTCGAGGAGAATGAGACCTATCCGAATGCGAACGGCGAACCACCGAAGGACGCGAGAGAGAACCGGTATAATTACGAGCAACAGTTGGTCAGATATGATTCCAAGGTTCGTTGCACGGCAATCGAACTTGACGTCCTCCCCACGGTTTAAACCGGGGGATTCCTCCTATCGTTTTGCGGTAGGAGAGGTTCTGGTTTCTAAGAGACTGCCACGGATTCGCGTGTAGCGTTTCCGTTGGTCTTATGTCCCTGTTCGACCGGGGTGCCGTCCGCGCCCCACAGGTTTTCCGACGTGACGGCGAGCGTGTCCAATCCTCGTTTGAGGATGTTTTTTGCCGCGTTCACGTCAGCGTTCGTCTTATACGAGCATTTTTTGCAAATGAACACCGCTTGGCTCTCGCGGTTTTCTTTCGCCACATACCCGCATTGACTGCATGTCTGGCTTGTGTAGGCCGGGTTGACGAGTATCATGCCTACGCCGTCGGCAAGCTTGGTCTTGTATGCGAGCATGGACGATAGTCTTCCCATGCTCGCCTGTCGGAGACTACGGTTGAGTCCACGTTTCGCCGCCTGACCATTGTGAAGATACCTGCCTTCATGCAACGGGTCGGGAACAGGCTTGTTGTGTCGGCTCATGTTCGCTAATCGTAGGTTCTCCAACACAATCAAATCATTGTCACGCACGAGTTGGGTCGTGTATTTTTGGTACACGTCATCCAATATACGTTTGGATTTCGCGTGCAGTCTTCTGATTTCCAGCCGTGTTCTCCGATACGCGCGGCTGGTCTTGCCGCTCTTCGCGTACTCCCGTTCGCTGGAGTATCCCGCGCTCCCAACCCTGCGGGCTTGGGCCTTCTGCCGTTTCCTGATTTCACGGTCGATGGCCTTCAACCTGTTCTTGGGTAAGTCCATGAATCGACCGTCGGAGTCGGCGGCGGCATGCACGCATCCACGGTCGATGCCGACCGCCCTGCCGGTCGGCTCATGACTGATGGGCGTTGGAATGTTGTTGAACACGACGGTACGGTTCGTCCAATCCACTTGGATGGCCGTGTATTCGCGTATCGGCTGACTGACCCTAACATGCAGGAGGATACGATACCGTAACGGTTCACCGGCTTGGGAGTATCCTTTCGGATTCTGTCCCGTGATGGTGATTATGCCATGATTCCTGTTGACCTGCCGATATACGGCATTCCGCCCACCGTTATACCAGCAGATGAAATGCTGTCCGTCACGCTTGTACGATTTGAAACGGGGCATTCTCCCCGGTTTCAACCGTTTGCTTAATAGGGTCTTGCGTCGTTTCACGGAGGTGAACCATTCGACCCGTTCGATTCGTGTTGGGGACTCCAATATGAGGGATGGCACCGCCGCCAGCCAAGAACATTCGCTTCGGGACTGGCTGACGCTACGAGTGTCGGGCGTGCCACTAATGGGGATGAGAGTCTTGTCCTTACCGTATTTGCAACGGTTCGACCTTAACTGGTTGAACCGGTAACGCCAAGCGTCACAAAGCCATTCCATCGCCTGACTGCCGGTATTCGCGTAAAGCTTTTCGGAACATGGGTCATGCTGGTCGGCATAACCGATGAACGGTTTGGCACCGTCCAACGTCACACGTTCCAACACGACTTTCTGGCTCATATTTCTAATAATACCACATTACGCGTAATATGGAAAAAAGAAAGCTGAGATTCCTCCCCGCACCTAAAGGCGGGGGCACCCTCACAGCAAAACGGTGGATGACGCTTTGGAACCGACCCCTTCAACTGGATGGTGCCGTGACCGATGATATGACGAAAATAACCCGTGCCGCGTCCGACAATTGGCAAGCCGACGCCGATACACTGCATGAGTGCCTTCGTGTGAACGATTACGAGACGCAACGGAATGTCGCGGAACATGAGCATACATCCCAGAAGGATTTGCAACAGTTGGCGCTTAACGCCGACAATGCGGTTCGTGAACAGGTTGCGTTCAATCCCCATGCCTCGCCGGAAACATTGAACGTTCTGGCTGATGACGGTTGGACTCAGACCCGCATCAACGTCGCCGGTAATCCGAACACTTCGACGGAAACATTGGACTATATGTCCGACCAGTGGAGTCCCCACGTGAAGCGTGCTATCGCGACGAACTCGAACACGTCCGTCGAAACGTTGAAGAAACTGTCCCACGATTCGGATAAGTCCGTGAGACAGTTGGCTTATTCCGAACTGAAGCAGAAGGGCGAGAAACCTATCGACAAGCCATTCAAACCGGACAAGCCGGTCGAAGAAGAGAACCCCGGCAAGTATATGAGCGCAGACTTCGACCCGATGGAATACTTCGGTCTGAACGACTGATTCAATCCGCCTATTCCAATCCCTCCCTCATGGGAATAACCGTTGAGGAGGGATTTTTCCGTTTTCCGAAGGTTGACAACGGTCGAAACCATTAGAGTCGAAACCAGTGATACAGGAAAGATTCCACAGAATCGAAAGTGGTTGACCCGAAATGGCAAGAGACGGTTTCTATCGTCCGGAAAGCTTCATCAGCCCCGGCAGTGAATACGGTCTGCTCCGAGCGGCGACACCGGACAGAACGGTATGGCTGTATGCGAAGATTCCTTGGACGAGCGCACTATTGGATGGTGCGGGCGACTCCAAAAGGAAGGAAGCTGAGCAAAGCTTCATGGCTTTCTTCGACGGGCTGGCCGGTGAGGTCAGCGTGGCTGGCATGCGCTACAGGGATTTGCTGAAAAGCGAATACCGTGAGTTCCATCTGCTTACGGGTTCCATGCCTATCCCCTACCGTCCGCCGGTAATGCAGCAGGATGATTTGAAAAGCTATCAGGCTTACTATTACCGTAATCTGAACGTGTGTAAGCAGTTCGCTGTCATCGGAGTCCCGTTGAAACTGGGTGGCGAAGCCGGTAGGAAAGGCCGTAAACAGCCGCTTCTACGAAAAGTCACCACGAAGTTCAATCAGCTTAGCTTCTCCATGGCGAACGGTTACGCCATGTTCGAGGAGTATCTGCCGGACGCGCATCGTATCGAACGCATCATGTTGAACGCCGGTCTTATCCCGTTCACCATCATGGAGGAAAGCGAACGAGAACAGCTGGTCGCAATGATGGAGACATGGTGGGTGAGCCGCGCGTCCGCGTCAGCCCTTCCCATCATTGCTGAGAACGACCACCTGCATTTCTTCCCGAACAGTAAGGTCTGCCAGAACGCGAAACGACTATACGATGAGGGAATCGACTGCGACCAGTGGAACATCGACAGCGAGTATCCGGCGTCCATCTGCTTCGCCCGAACAACCCAGTTCGCACAATCGGACATCACCGACCCGTCCAACCTGTGGATTGCGAAACTGATGGAAGTCGCTACGGCGGGTGGCGCGAACGCCGTCGGAACGTCCATTCGCGGCAAGGTCGAACCCGGCAAGGTGACGGCTGACACGATTCGCCGTAACGCCCGCACGATTGACGAGAACATCAAGGAACGTTATCAGCATGGCCGTGAGGCTTCCGCCGATATGACCGATTTGAAATATCGTCTGGACTATAAAAAGGCCATTTACAATTCTCCCGAAATGCCGCCGAGCATCATCGATTTGAGTGTCGCCACCTGCGTGGCAGGTAACGCTCAGATTGCCGTGGACTCGTTGCAGAACATCCAGAATTTCGAGTTCACCAATCTGACCACGGCCAACGAACAGTTGATGGCGTTCAAAAGCATGCAAGCCTGTTCTCCGGTGCGTATGACACCGTATGAGATTCACTGGTCTGCGACCTGCGTGGCTGGTGGTGGCGTGAGTAGTTTCGCCAAGGCCGGTGATGATACTGGAGCACTGGTCGGATTGACCGAAGCGAACCGGCAACCCGTTTACGTGGGCACTACCACCGTGCAGGATAAGGATACCCGACCGGGCATTCTGGTCATCGGTGAAACCGGTTCCGGAAAGTCCATGCTGTTGGTGAGCCTGTTCCTCCAGTGGATGCTGATTGACTCCCGTAGCGGCAAGGGCAAAACGCCTTGTATTCTCGTCAACCCGAAGGAAGGCAACGACTTCGAGGATGCCGTCCTGTCCCGTAACGGAACAGTGCTCCGAATGGATTCCGACATCGCTGACGGAACATTCGACCCGTACAATGTGCTCCGAAGCGAGGAAGAGGCCAAGGATATGGCCGCTATCATGATTTCCGATATTCTGAAACCTGACGGCGACACCTCCTATGAGCTTACCGTCAAGGCCATGCTGGATTACGGTTACAAGAAGGGTGGCCGCTGTTGCGGGACCATCCTATACAAGGCGGCTACCGACTTCCGTGCTCTCCAGCAAGCGGGGAAAGACCCTTCGCAATACAACTTGTATCCGGACACGTTGGACGTGTTCAAACTGATTACGATGAGCGTCAACACGAACCAGTCGTTGCGTCTTATCTTCGGTACGAACGATAACGTGGCCCCTTTGCGTGTCAGTCAGAACCTTACCCTTATCAACGCTGGCGACCGTTCCATGATTCCGGAACCGGGAGCCGAGAACACCGTTACCGGACGTATCCAACGTTGGGTGCTTCGTATGATTGTGTTCGGCGCGGGTGCCGCAGTAAGCGAACGAGACGGAATGGTCGGCATCGATGAGGCTTGGGCAATCCTAGGCGAGGACAAGGGTGCCGCCAAGGTGAACGAGTGGATGCGTACCGCACGTTCCCGCCGTTTCACCCCGGTGTTCGCCTCCCAGAAGGTCAAGGAGTTCATCAACGCTGGCATGACCGGCGGTATCGGCCGAGCGTTCCTGCTGGCTTTGGACGACCCGATTCAGGATTCTCCTGCCCGTGACGCTTTGCGACTGTTGCAGATTGAGGATTCCGGCAATCGTATCCGCTCCCGTATGAGCATGGGTGATACGAAGGAGAACGATGAGCCGAACTGGGCTGGCATGAGGCGTCTGCGTATCAAGGACAAGGAGACCGGCAAGGACAAGACCATTCGTGGTGCCGTCGCCTACTTCAAGGATTCCAGCAAACAGCCGGTACCCGTCGAAGTCATCATTCCGCCAGACCTGTTGAAGGAAATCTCCACGACCGCAACCGATAAGATTCGCCGTGAAGAGGAGAAGAAGAAAGCAATGCAAGCGTCAGAAACGCAGGAAGGACAAGAACAGTGAGCTACAAGGATTTCTTCGGAGAGAACCGTCCGACGCCCCATAAGACGGAGGATGAGCAGAACATCACACCATTGTCTCCGCCGACGTTCGACACCACGCCGGTCGTTGAAAAATATGATGTGATGTCTTTCCAAGGTTTCTCCAGTGGAAGACCGTTGCTGTTGGAACGGCCCACCAAGTATGTGAATCGTATTATCAATTCGATGAAGCAGATTATCGCCATTCCGGAGAACGACCAGTATGGTGGAATCGCTGGAAGAGTCTACCTGTCGCCTATCTTCACACTCCCCATGGCACTGCTCCATGAGGGTGACAAAATCGGCAATGAGACAGTGAACCGTTACCCGTATCTGCATTTCCCGACGAACCATGATTGGAACGTGGACGAAATGAGCTTGGACGAGTATCTTCTAGCCATCGAATACATGTTCGTCATCCATGACATTGCTCAGGAAAGCTCCGAGGGAGACCTTCTCACTTATGGTGTGGACGGGGATTATACGATGGATGATGACGCGTGGAAAACCGCGTGCGAATGGTCTAAGGAAATCAGCAAACCATTGTCCGACCTTAATTGTGGCCGACTATTGGGGTTCGCAATCAACAGTAAAAGCGAGAAGGAAGTCGATATGGTCGTGAACCTGTTCGACCTTTGGGGGGAGGAGCGGGAACCGCAACAGATTCTATCCGACGCGCAGACTGCGGCGGGTGATGTGGAAGACCTTTACGATATGGTGTTCAGTATCCCGTTTGAACCATTCCACTGATTTCCCTCCACTTACCTAAAAAATTCTGTTAACTTGGAAGAGATGGCAAAAATCTCTTCCAAGTTTTTTGTAAGGCGGGTACAGTGCAAAGTTTTGGAAAAATGGCGGCGATGGGGATGGCTGGCCTACTCCTCTTCGACATGATGATAACGGTCGGCGTGACCAGTATGAGTACCGTGTCCGATACGGCCATGATGTCCATTCGCTCCAACGGATGCAAGAAGACCTCTGCCCAAAGCAGTTCGGACAGTGGGAACAGTCTCATAGACAAGTACATAGCCAAGGCCGAGGAAATGGCTAAGGATGGCAAAATCGGCTATAGCCAGTCGAAACGAAAGCTTAATCCTGATGTTGACTGTTCCAGTTTTGTCTACTACGCGTTGACGAAGGGTGGCGTCAAGAATCTGGGTGACTCTCCGTTCAACACGTCCAGTATGGACGACCCAATGAGCAAGGCCGGTTTCACCAAAACCGACTTCGATGGTTCCGCAGACAAGCTCCAGAAAGGTGACGTGGTATGGCGGGACGGCCACACGGAAATCTATATCGGGGACAATAAGACCGTTGGCGCTCACGAGGACACCGATGGCAAGGATGGTGACAGCAAGGGAGACGAGGTGTCGGAAGTCCCGTTGGATTACGGTGGCGGTAAATACACTTCCTACTATCGTCTTTCCAACTCTTCCGTGTCCAGCTCCTCCGACTCCTCCTCTTCGGACTCCAGTAGCTCCAATTCATCTTCTGATTTCAAAACCAATGATGTAGCAATCAAAATCGCCAAGGCGTTCGCGTCAGCGGGATTCTCCAAAGCGGCCACGGCTGGAGTATTGGGCAATGTGTATGCCGAATCCGGTTTCGTAGCGGACAGGAGTGGCAGTGGCAATGCCTACGGTTTGGGACAATGGGACCCCCGAAGCAAAATCCGCACATGGATGGACGCCAACGGTTTGAAGGATACCCCCGACTCGGATGAAGACGGGCAGATAAAAATGCTTGTGGCAACCGCGAAAAGCTCCTTCAACAATCATTACTTGTCGGAAGCCAAGGCCGAGATAACCGTCAAGAACGACAATCTGTACGATACTTGGCATGACGCCAGCGACCCGGAAGTGGCCGCAGTTGCATGGATGGCCGGATGGGAAAGGCCAACTTGGGCCTCCCGTAATGAGGATAACCGAAAACAGGTAGCCAAGAACTATTACGACAAAGGATTGAACGACATCTCCTTCAACGGCAAGAGTGGGGATTCCGATGATGACAGTTCCCAATGTTGCACACAATCCGACGATACGGACGGAACCACCGATACCGCGTCGGCCAATGTGACAGTAACCAATTCCGTTCAAGCATATACGGATAAGTATGGTCAGGCCGCTTTCGATATCGGCAAGAAGTACGGTATCCCATATGAGGCGATTCTTGGACAGTCCGCAGTGGAAAGCGCTTGGGGCGCTTCCAGTCTGACGACTAAATATCATAACTTCTTTGGCATTAAGGCGGTCAATGGTCAAAAGTCGGTCAAGCTTGCCACCAAGGAATGCAATCAAGGTGGATGCTATGACACGACCGGTGATTTCGCGGTCTACGATTCCGACGAGGATGGTTTCGCCGGTTATGGCAAGTTCATCACCGAGAATTCCCGTTATGCGACGGCATTGCAGAAGCGTACCGACCCACACGCGTATATTCAGGAGTTAAAGAATGCCGGATATGCCACGGACAATAATTACGTCTCGACCGTTTGGGGTGTGACCCAACAGTTCATTGCTTACATCAAGCAGACAAACAAGTTCCCACCATCGTCAGAAGTGCAGTTTGATTCCGCTCCCCCGGCTGACACGGGTGGTTCCTCAAGCGGTTCCTCAGACGATTCCGATGCGAACACCACGTGCCCTGTGAGTGACGATAGCGGTAGTACTTCGTATGGTTCCGTCGGCGGTGCGCCTACCAAGGATGGGGACTTTTCTTGGATGTGTTCGGGCAATCAGAAGATTTGTAGCGCGTCCGACGCTGGTGTGTTCTACCCGCATTTGGAATATGGTCATCAGTGCGTCTGGTATGCATGGAACCGTCTTGCCATGATTCACGGCAACGAAGGCTGGTCTTGGGTTATGGGTAACGGTGGTGACATCGCCAACAATCTGAAAGGCCAATCCGGTTGGACGGTCGATGGGAACCCTAAACCCGGTGACGGTATATCAGGTCGTGGTAGCCCGTTCGCCGGTGGTGGTGATTGTGGTCACGTGGCCGTGGTTGAGGAAGTGTCCTCCGACCCGTCCGGTTGGAAAATTCGTATCAGTGAAGGCAACCGTGATGGTTCCGCGTCGTTCTCCTCCTATGGTTCTCGATGGCTGACGAAATCCCAGCTTTCCAGCACCGACTGCCAATTCTTCCGTAATTCCAACTGGAAGAAGTAGTTTGAGTTTTGACTTCCTCCCCTGACTGAAGTCGGAGGTTTTACGGCGCAACACATAAAAAAAGAGAAGGAATGTAGATTCCTTCTCTTTTTGCTTAAGTAAGGCACTATTCTCTGTCGTGAATGGTGGCCGCGTCCTTCGCCGGGTCAAGGTCTGGTGCCTGTTGCTGGCCGTTGGTTGTGTTTCCGGCCTGAATCAAATCGTCCCACATGCTCCAATCGACTTTTCCATCCATGCCTCCCATGCTGGTGGGCGCGTTCAGTACGCGGGTGATGCCGGTTGGATTCATACCATTCCAATTTAATGCGCCTGAAACTGGAATGGCGATTCTGTTGCCCTCACCGATACTGTCGGCAACCTTGTCGGGAGTCCATGCGGTCAGGAACGGGTTAATCCACCAGTTCTGGTTTCCTACATATTCGATGTCGGAGACCTTTCCGTTTTTGATGGTGAGGATGTCGTTAATCTGATAATCCCGCCATGCCGGGGTGAGCGCATTGTAACCGCCCATAGAATAAGTGTCGCCGCTAGTGACGAGGATGGAACGAACCTTGCCTTTGACTCTTACCTTGCCGCTTTCGAGCACTGTGGCCGTCGGGTCTTTGACCCATCTGGCTCCGGTGCCCCATACTTCGTTCTTCCACCATGCTTGGGAGGTGGGCATGGTGTCGCATAAGGACTGGTAGTCGGAGGTGTTGCACACGTAGGAGGGGGCGTTGCTTCCCCATCCTTGATTGATTTTCATGGAGGTGGGCATGTCCGCCGGAGTCTCGATATTGTCTGGTGTTCTTAATGCGGACAATACTTGGTCGGCTGGCTGTTTGGCCCACTGGTGTGGGTCTGCGAGCGAGTCTACTCCCCAATTGCGCATGTCTTTTTCCATTTGGAGGGCGATGGTCTTGTTCTGTTCCTTTTGTTTGTCGGACAAGACTGGGGTTTTCTTCTTTTTGGCCTTGTTGGTGGAGCTGGAGGAGCTGGTGTTGGCGCTGGCTTGGGTCTCTTTGGTGGACGTGACGTGCTTGCGCCATGCGCACCATCCGATGACGAGCGCCAACACTAGGACGACTGCTGTGATTATGGTGATGGTTTTTTTGTTGTGGGACATGAGTTCAGCCTTTTGCTAGGAAGTTCGGACGGGTGTTCGAACATCTAGAAGAATCTTAGCGAGAAACCCTGCCGTCAGCCTTCTTGTACTGGGATTCCCTTCCATCCAACCCGTTCTTTCCGAGGCGAAGCAGGATAGTGTTCATCCACATGACACCCGTGGGGATGAGGTATCCGATAAGTGCGAGCAGGAGGCAGAAATTATCTCCGGGGTTCCAGTGAACGTAGAGCATTGGAACGATTGCCATGAGCACGCAGTCGATGGGGATGTCACGCAGTTTGCCCTCATGGAATTCGATTCGGAAGCACCAGATGATGGTTTGGAGGATGGCAACGAAGATGAGGAACGTGAAGATGTCGAATGCTCCGACGGCGATTGAGGGGATGACTGTTCCGAAGAAGTTGTTGAACATCGTTTCGAACGTCTGTCCTGCACTGGTCATGGACAGTCCTCCGATTGCGAGGACGATGACGCAAATCGAGTAGACGATGAACGTGCCAATCGAGATAAGTAGCGTTGCCATTTTGTTTTCTCCTTTTTCTTTAGGTCATAATTTGTTTCCTTATGGCGACTCTTTTTTGTGGACATTCTCAGTATAGCACGAACCTAAACTTTCTACAATAACTCGCCACCCAAGACGACGACACGCCAAGAAAACACCCCAACCAGCCCCAAACTCCCCCAAACAATTTTCCTGTTTTCAAAAGGTTTACAACAAACAGTCCATTAGTGTCGTTAATAGATTTCCGACATTCAAAAAACAGATAATGAATGGAGTCCTCGATGGCACAGAATCGCGGTGGACGAAGCCGCAGTAGAAGCAAAGAGCCGACCCATATCTGGAGCGGCTTCTGGTGTGGACTCATAATCATCATCGGCGTAATCCTCTGGACTTTACTGAGACTTCCGCTCATGCCGTTCATCTGGCTGGGAATCCTCGTAGGAGGAACCACGGCCACCTATCCGACGCCCGCACGTAAGACAGACCCCATAGACCCGAAGAAACTCAACGTCTACTACCGTTGGAAAGATATGTTCTCCGGGCTGAAACCTTACTCCCGTCCCGAAAAGGACGACGAGTTCGATGAGAACCCCGAGACATTCACAGACCTCATGTCCAAGTCCGACTGGCTTGCCGTGCATAGGGTCTCATGGTGGGTCGGCTGGTTCGTCGGCCTGTACGCCAGTCGTGGATGCGGATTGTGGACGATACCGTTCAACATGATATTCGGTTTCATGTCGGTCATGGGCGTCATCCATTGGCGTGACCGTCTTGTAGACCGTCGGCATATCTATCAGGGTGTGAGCGTGTTCGCCTTCCTGCAAAAAGGTAAACCGTCGCAGAAGACCACCGCCATCGTCTCCGCTGTTATTCTTCTTGTTATACTGGGAGCTTGCGCATATTTGGGGTTCGTGGACATTCCCACGACGCTCAGTCTTCCCGCACTTCTGTTCCTGTCGCTCGTGACGAAATTCGACAAGAAGAAGCAGACCGCATATTGGCGTGAACTTGTAAAAGCGCAACGCATGCTGGACGGTTGGGTCAAAAGCGACGACTTGGCAAAGATGTGGGGAGGAGCCTACGTCACCCAAGTCAAGAAGGTCGGCCATCGCAAGAATCCGATGCACGTCATGCGCGTCCGCTTGCAAGACCAGTATGACGCCCCAAGAAGCAATGAGAAGGTATTGAAGGCCGGTGTGGAACCATTGCGCTCCTCCGCCACTTCCAGCGGATACAATTTCATAGCCCTGCTCGCCGCCAAAACCATCAAGGAGAACGGCTGGCAGTTCGACCCAAGCCTAGTGCGAATCGTATACGGCAAGGACGAGTCCTGCATTCCCGACATCACCAAGAAGAAGGTCGGAGCAAAAATCGCCCAACTGGTTGCCGACATCGCCTACGATTATTGCGCTCAGAACGAATGGCATAAACGTCCGCCGCTCGTTCAGGTCATCGACGCCGCCGCAGACGATGAGGAGGAGGCGGCATGGCTGATGCTGTTGCACAATCCTCCCAGTGGTGGCGCTCTCATCACCCAATTGGGATTGGAATGGCTGGCGAACCCGTTCAGCCCCGCCGACATCATCAAAATGCCTATCTTCTCCGACTTGGAGAACTCGTTCATGCTCGCCGCACAACCCGAAACGAGACTGAACGACAAGGGCAACAAGTATCGTCCGGCGGGTTTGACGCAAAGCAAATCGTTCAACCGGTATATCGAGCTGTCCCGCCGGTTCAAGCAAGACCAGAAGGCTTGGCAGGATATCGTCGGCTCGAAACTGAATCTTCCCGTCTGCAATTACGACGAAGAGAAGATTGCCGAAACCAGTGAGGGCTGGTCTATCTCGTTCATGCCGGAAATGCTGACGGCACCAGACCGCACGTCCGACTTCATGCGCTACGACCTATCGAGTCTAGACCCGTCCAAGGATTTCGTCGGACTCATCGAGGAAAACGGCATCACCTCGCTGGTCATGGCGGACAACGCCCCTTTGAGAATCGACCGTCTGACCGGTTCCCGTCCGGAATACCGTCGTTACGCTCAGGCGCTCATCTACAAGGCGCTCATGGACGTGATGCCATCCCGTGCGGAAGTGGTCATCGACTCCTGTCAGCAGATGGGCAAGGACACGGCCATCTGGCGTATCGGATTCCATTTGGGACGTGGCGGAACCGTTGCCGACGTGCGCAGGAAAAGCGCGAACATCAGTGCCGCCGTCGGTTCCGAACGAGTGTATTGGGATTGGCAGTCGGCGGACCGTGCGACCGTCTGGCTGTGCTCCAACCCGTATTTGGGCACCGACCCGGACAGTGTGTCCCATTGGAAGATTAGAGCCGCCCAAAAGGAACTCATTCAACTAGCCTTGTCTGACGCTTGGGGTGTGGCCGGAGTTCAGGACAGTTCCGGCAAGACGCCGACCGTCGAATCGTTGGGTGTGCTTCCGAACAACAAGGAAGTCCTGCTCGCCAAATTCCAGATTCCGGGCGGATTGGATTTGGACAAACCCCAATACAATATCGGCAAATTCCTCACCGAAGCGAATTATCCGTATGGTCGAATCATCCAAGCCTACGGCACGGATTTCTCCATGGTGTTGGCGAAGAAGAGTCCGTTCCCGACAAGCGTCATGGCCGATTGGAACGCGGCCAAGAAGTGCGACCGTCGCAAGTTCCCGATTGGCGTGGACGATTTGGGTAATCCCGTGTATTGGGATACGAAGACCACGCCACATCTGCTCATCAGCGGTAAGAGCGGTAGTGGCAAGTCGTCCGCGTCGCAGATTGTCATTGCGGAGGCTTTGCTGAAAGGCGAGGACATCATTCTCATCGACCCGTCGAAGGGTTGCATCGATTTCACCCAGTGGGCGAAGCCGAAGGCTCTGGCGTTCGTCGGCCTGTACCAGTTGCGTGAGACGGAGGCTGTGATTTCTTGGGCGCGTGAGGAGATGGCCGAACGCGTGCGCATCAACAACAAGTATGGCGTGGGCAACATCTTCGAACTGAATCCGGATGACGTGGAGGAGGCAGACCGCAAGCATCTGAAACCGTTGAACATCCTGTTCGATGAGTTCAACTCGTACTTGCAGGAGACCGGCAAAACCACGCAGAATCCTCAGAAGGACATGCAGATTGCCAACGACAATGCCGCCGTGTCCGCCACGAACGCTTCCATCGCCCGGACGATGAGCGCGTTGAGCAAGATTATCGTGCAGGGTCGTACCGCTGGCATCCGATGCATTTTCGGCGCTCAGCGTTTGACGATGGACGATATGAAGAAGTACAACGGCAACGCGTTCTTCCGTTCGTTGGGCCGCATCCTCTTGGGAATGGACTCCCCCGCAGGCGTGGTCAGCGCCCAGAATCTCTCCGAAGCGAACCGCACCCAGAAGTCGTTGAAGAACGAGGATGGTCTAATCCCGGTCGGTCGTGGAATGTACGAAAGCATGCAAGGCACTCTGATGGCCGTGCAGACATGGTATTCGGGTGGTCAGGACGAACTGGCTAAGCTCGTTGCCGACATTCCGAACCCGGAACCCATCGACTACCAGCAGTACATGCCGCGAGCTGCGGAACAGTTCACGAAGCTCGACGTGGAGGATATCAAGGAAATCTTCACTTCCAACAACGGTTCGGAAAACGTCGAGGACGAGGACGTGGAGGAAGAGGAATGGTAATCATCCCGCTCTTCCGGCTCGTCTTTTCCAACAATCCCAAAGGAGGGGAATTCCAGAAAAATGTCGTTCATTCTAGGTGATGATATTCACGGCCTTCCGGTCGAATGGCGTACTGAAGAAGGCAATCAGAACATGCTGACCATCAGCGGCAATCATGGTTCGGGCAAGACCATGCTTGCGGATTCCATCATGTTGCAGGCTTTGTCCGCACAGTATGCGGTCATTCGTTTCGACTTCGAGGGCAAGCCGCTCCCCTCCCCCATCGTCAGTCAGGTTGACTATGAAGCAAAGGCCGAAACGTTGGAGGTGTTTGACCGGACGGTGGCTGAAATCAGACGGCGTGGAACATGCCTCGAAAAGCATGGAGTGGAAGGAGACCCGACCCCACGTCCGCTTCTGCTTGTCTTCGAGGACTTGGACACGCTCATAGAGACCGAAGACCGATATTATCTACGTGCCGTCGAGGAACGCCTACGGGAAGTCGAAACCGGAATCTCCGGACTGCGCGTGTATCTGGTGCTTGTATCATCCACGTTCCCCATGGAGGAGCATTCCCTTTTGAAGAACGTCATCTCCCATAGTGGTCACGTCCACTTAGGGTACTCCCCCATCGAGGAATATGTACTCCCATCCAACAGGGAACAGGCGAGCCATCTCATCACCCGTCTCGCAAACCACAGCTTCCAACTGCTACCCGGACAAGGCTTCTACGAAGACCGGTTCGGAGCGTTGAAACCAATCAGTCAACCCCACGCATTCGAAGGAGGAAACCACAATGCCTGAAACCAGACCGAAAATCAAAATCGGATTATCCAAAATGTTCCCTGACGGGTTCGACGCGCACAATCCCGACGATATGATGCGTCTGACCCGAAAAATTCAGGAGAAGGCCGCACGCCAGCCTGAAAAATATGAAGGCTATCTCATTGACAGCATCAGCCCGGACGGACTCTACGCCTACATCGCTCCGATGGCTATGTCTACCGACGATAAGGAGATGCAGAAGCTTCTCACGGAGGGTATGGCACACGGTGATGAAATCGACGCCGCCGACTGTATGGGCGAAGCCCGTCAGAAGGATACCGTCGCCCGTATCGAACTGAATTATGCCAACAGTACAGACCCGACCATCAAACATGTGCCGGGCATGACATGGAAGGTAATCGATTTCATTCCGCGCACCAGTTCCAAGAGCGTCGTGCTGTTGCAGTTGATGGACGATAAGACCATTTCGATTCGCCAACAGTTCGCTGAGGCGTTGGGCTTGCAGAAGTATCCGTGGCTTATTCGTCTGACGCCGACCGCTGAGGGTGGTTGGAAAATCCGTATCAAAGGCAATGCGGCCACGTATCGTCCTTCCAAGCATGATACGAAGATTCAGGAGACCGTTGAGATTATCGGCGGTGAAGGCTGGTTCTTCAAGGCTGATGCCGAGAACGGTGTCATCACCGTGTATCCGGGAGTGCCGCCGACCTTCCCTGCGGTCATCAATCCGCCGAAGGAGTTCTGGAAGAAAAGCGATTTGCGCCACGCCTACTTTGGTATGAAGCTTCCCGACCGTGGACGTGAGACCGGTGACCTGTTGTACAACGATTGGAAGGACGCGTCCGGAGTGCTGGTCGCGGGCGCTTCCAATGGCGGTAAGAGTGTGGTCATCAACTGTCTTGTATATGCCGCAGTATCAGCCGGATGCCAACTCGCGGTATGCGACGACAAGTACAAGAGCGTCGATTTCAAATGGTGCCGTCCGTGGGTCATCGACCATGGTTGGGGTTGCGACAGCATGGAATCCTGCGCGGCCACCTTGCAACACATTCTGGACTTGAGCACGGTTCGCGCGAATGTCATCAACCAGTATGGCAAGGAGAATTGGTGGGGTCTGCCGGAGGATGTCCGTAAACAGTATCCGCCGATTCTGTTGGTGTGCGATGAGATTGCGCAATGGGCGGCACCGTTGACCGTTCCGCCGGGATTGTCGAAGGATAATCCGACCCGTATCAAAGCCGAATACGAGAAGGGTATCCGTGCGATGAATTATATGGCGTTGCTGAAAATCTGCCAGACGGTTCGTTTCAGCGGTATCTTCTTCATGTATGCGGCCCAGTCCGCAACCAGCCAGAATGGTCTTGACCCGAGTGTCCGGACCAATCTTCCGTCGAAGATTCTGTTGGGCGACAAGGTCAACGATACCGTTCGTGGCACCGTGCTGAATGATGCGAAGAACGCTCCAACTGTGCCGAGTTATCTTATCGAGGCTGGAGTGTCCCGTGGTTGCGGCATAGCCGAGCTTGTCGGTCAGGAGGCTTGCGTTTACAAGGGCTTCTACGAGGACGACCACAAGCATGGGAAAAGCTGGAGCGATATCCTTCGCGAGCACATGTTGGAGAACAATCCCCCGAAAGGCAATGATGAGGCCGGTCACTGGTCATGGGATGACATCATCGTGGCCGTGCCCGCCGCCGCAGAAAAACCCGACGACGGTGCCATGTACGAGGATGACAGCCACTCCCCCAGCCGGTTGGAGACCGAAGGCGGATTCGGTGAAGACGGTCGTGACGTGGCAGACCGGGACGAACCGTTGAAAGGTGCCGCCGCCGCAGCTCATGCGAGCAAACTGTATGCGGCTGGAGTTGACGTGCCCCACGTGAGCGCGGTAGCCGCCGCTCGTAGTCTTGCCAAAGAGTCCGCACAGCAGGGCTTGTAAGAGTCCGACCATCATAGTCTGGAGGTGTTTCGCAGATGTCTGAGCAGGATGATTTTCTGATTGGCAACAACCGGTTGGATGAGTCTCTTTTGATGGACATGTCCGACATGCCGGTGGAGCAGTCCGCCGCTAAACCGGCGGGCAGGAAAAAGAAGTCTCCGGCGAAGCGGAACACCTCTTCGACTGTGAGGAAGAAAAACAGTGCGACGGCGAAGCAGTCGAGTGGAGAATCGTCTTCCCGGAACGATGATGGTACGTCGAACAGGCGGAACGGTGGACAGGCGGAACGGAATGACGCCGTACCGTCCGATAGTGAAAACCAGTCCTCCACAACGCCGCCTCCACGTTTCAACAGTCAACCGGTGGAGCCGGTCGATGTGAAACCGGTCAGCCAGCAGAATGATGGTACGGTCGATGAGGATTCCATCGATATCGACAGTCTGTTGGAAGACCCGTGGGGTTCCCCATCGTCCGATACAGGCGAAACGGTTGAACAGGATTCCGGTATGCCGGTCGGACAGTCCCCCGTCGAAAACGGCGTACCGGCTGAGCAATACTACGGTGAGCCGGTCGGACAGTCGGCTGTTGGAACGGAAGAGCAGTCAGCTTTCCAGCAGGAACAACAGTTTTACGGCGAACCGGCAGAACAGCAAACCGGTGTAGCGGGAAACCAGCAGTCTGAAGATGACATAGACCCGTTCTCCATGTGGAACATGCGGGAACAGTCCGATGCCTCCACGGTAGGACAGAATACCGTCAATCCGGATGGGCGACAGAACAGCGAAACGGCGGACAGGCAGAACGTTGGACAGGCGGAACAGGATTCCATCTGGCGGATGGATGACATGCCACAACAGGCGGAACCGCAACAAGCCGATTATCCGGCCAGCCAGCAGGACAGTCAAGCGGATATTTGGAGTGTTGATTCGCCGGAACAACAGTATGCCGACGGTCAGGCGCAACAGTCGAACGGCGAAACGGCAAACCAGTCAAATGATGATTTCTGGAATACCGGCGAACCGGCGCAACAGCAGACCAGTATGCCTGAACAACAGTCCGATGACGTTCAGGCGTTCCAACAGAACGGCGAACAGGATATCTGGGGAGACAATCCCACAGGCAGGCAAGTCCAACAGTCGAATGGTGAAACGGCGGACAGGCAGGCCAGCGAACAAGACTTCTGGGGAGATGAATCCGACGTTCAGCCGGTTCAACAGTCGGACAGCGGACAGGCAATCCAGTCGGACGGTGAGCAGGATATTTGGGGAGACAATCCCACAGGCGAAACAGCAAACCAGTTGAACGGTATGCCGGAAAGCCAGCCGTCCAACGAGCCGGATATATGGGGGAGCAGTGACGACAATTCGCCGTATGGACAGAACGCCGCTCCGGTAGCCTACGATGATATTTGGGGAGATGAGATTCCAGCCCAACAGCCTGAACCGGATGACGGCGGACAGGCAAGCCCATTCGACGGCGGACAGGAAAACCAGTACGACAATACGCCGGTGAGCCAATCCGACACCGAACCGGCGAACCAGCAGAACGGCGAACAGTCCAACCAGCCGGATGATGACTTCTACCGTCGAAACAGCATCTTCAACGACCATGGTGAAGGCCAATGGTGGGAGGATGGTTCCAACGGTCAGGAACAGTCGGCACCCCAGCAACAACAATCCGCGCCACAACAGGAGGATGACGGTTTCTGGGATGACAGTATACAGGCAAACCAGTTCGACAGTACGCCCGTAGAACAGTCCTCCGGTTTTCCGCCGCAACAATTCGACGGTGAACTGCCGGATTATGCGGATGATGCCGAAGCCGAAAACACCACCGACGGTGAAGGCGATGGTGGCAGAATCCGTAAAATCATTATCATGGTCGTGGTGATTCTGGCCGGTATCGCGCTTCTATGCGGTGGTGGCTATTACGCTTATTCGACATACACTCACGCCCAAGCCGAGAATGCCCGGCAGGTTGAAATCCAAAAGAAGCAGGATTCGCTCACGAAAGCCCAAAACAATTGGGACAAGCGTGTGGCCGACGCGAAAGACCTGATTAAGGAAATCAAGAACAGTCTCGTGAAGGACGACAAGACCACGCTGGGGGAGTGTGACAAGCTCAGCAAGGCCACGGAAGGAAATCCGATGACCGAAGCGGCAATCGGCAAGAAAATGAAGGCGTTGAACGCTCAATACAAGGCGACCGACAACGCGTATCGGAAGGCGTTGCAGTCGAAGAGCGTGGACGTGTCCAATAAGTTGAAGAGTCTCATCGACCAAGCCGGAAAACTTGGCGACGCTCCGGATTCGTCGGATAAGAAGACCATGAACAGTCTCGTCAAACAGTGGAAAGATACGCAGGTGACGGCTGACAATGTGGCCGACGCCAACAAGGCGGTGTCCAGTCTGCAAGATGTGGTGGGCAAGGTCAGCAAGGCCAAGACCGACGCGGATAATGCGAAGAAGGCGGAAGAGGATAAGAAGAAAGCCGAGGAGGAGGCCAAAAATCAGCAGGCCCAACAGCAACAGCAGTCCCAGCCGACTTACACGCCGCAACGGCAATACACGTACACGTATACGCCGCAACGGCAGTATACGGCTCCAAGGCAACAGCAGTCCACGCCGTCAACCCCGTCCACACCATCGACTCCATCCACACCGGCTACACCGTCGCAACCGTCCACCGGTGGTGACGGCAACAGCGGCGTGATGTTCTAGCCTAAAAAGAGTTATCCCAACCTACAACAGAAACTTGTAGGTTGGGATAACTCTTTAGAATCAGTCAATCACCATTCGGTGTCCGCACCCTCGTCAAAGTCGGAGTCGTAATCGTCTTCGACCGTTTCCTTGACAGGCTTACGGGTCTTACGCGGTCGGGGAGCGGGAACCTCCTCTTCCTCCACGCCGTCGTATTCCTCTTCCGGTTCGACCGGCTTCACCTTACGGGCGGGCTTGGTCTTACGACGCGGCTTCGGAGCCTCCTCCTCATACTCGTAGTCGTCCTCTTCTTCCGGTTCCGGTTCGACCGGCTTGACCGGCTTCGCCTTGCGACGCGGCTTCGGAGTCTCCTCTTCCTCCACATCGTCATCCTCAGCATAATCGTCAACGTCAGAACTGGAACGAAGCTTGACACGCTTGTTCCACGGGTCGTCGCCCGACTCGTAATCCGGTACCATCTGGTCACGCCATGCGACCATTTCAGCAATCTGCTCTTCGGTGAAAGCATCCTCAAGGGACATGATGCCAGCCGGAGTACCGCCGCCGATAATGACAACGCTCTTGATTCGACCGGTCACACCCTGACCAATCTTGGCCTGATGCCAGCCGGAAAGACGAAGCACGGCACTCGCATACTGTCCCGCATACACCTTGTCTTTCCAGAAGTCGAGTCGGCGTTCGTACTCTTCAACGGAATCGGGGTCTTCCTCGTTCACGATGAAATGTTTCGGCATGGGGTGGAGGATGTTCTTGTCATCGACCCAGCCGACGCTCGGCGGTTCGGTTGCGCGAGACTTGGCGGAAAGCATGTACTTGCCCCTCAGCGAGGAATCACGTTCGGACATGATTACCAGTTCGCCGGTGTCCTTATCCTCGACTTCCTCACTATCGCAGTCAACGAGGGCGAAGTGGATTGCGGCACGCTTGTCGAACATGCGCTTGGCTTTCAGCTCTTCGATATATGCGTTCTGATAGCCGGAAATCTTCTTGATAATGGCGCGGTCACGACGCTTGTCGAGAATCGCACGGAACATGTAGGACGGCTTACTTGGAACCTTGTCCTTGTTCTTGTCATCGTCGCTCTGCTTGAAAACGTAAGGCTCGAAGAGGGAGCAACGTCCAAGAGTGATATGGGGGAGGAACACGTCGAGCGTGGACGGCACTGACGCGGACTGCTCTTGCTCTGCCATTTTTGGCTTTCTCCTTTATTTTCGTTTTCCTCTCACACCAATATCAGGCATGAACCTTTTCCATTCGGAAAACAGTTTGAACATGCTTTGACATGAGTGGAGGAAGTCAGTTCTTTTATGTGGACATGTCCAAGTATAGGTCATATTTGAACTATTGTGAAATCAGGCGTGTCCCTTTGAATTTCAAGGATTATCAGCATACTCAATCATACGATTTGGCTCAAAAGTGAACCAATGCTATAGTTGGGTTGAAACTTGTAGGAAAGGAGTTGTCTAAAAAATGGGAAACATCTCATTACGCAACCTTCGAATACAAGCGGGAAAAACACAGGCTGAAACAGCCGAAGTACTGGACGTGTCAACAAGCACATATAAACGGTGGGAGAAAAACCCACTTGAAATGCCACACGGCATGTGGTTGGAAACCGTCCAATATTTGGAAATGTCCGCGCAAATCAGAAAGAAGACCAAAATGGCAACCGATTACGGCCACTCCGAAGTAGTATTCGACGAACCGATGACCGACGAGGAGGAGGAAAGGAACCGAGCATCATACACGGTTCCGATTCCGGACTCTCTGACCAACAGTTTCGAACCATCCCAGCCCATCACCGATAAACAATTCCTCGACTGGGAGATTCGCCACATCGAACCATATCCGGGTTATGCGGAGGAGTACGCCGCATGGCAGGACGCGTGGGAGGAAATCGACCGGGCACAGGCCGAAGCCGATGGAAACCCCTACAACTACGTTGACAACATGAAGCTCCAGCCGGAGTTCGACCCGCAGACCGGCGAACCCATCGACTATGAGGAGCCTGTTATCTTCCAGAACGCCGAAACCAACAAGGTCGAAGTGCATCTGCCCGACGAAGACGCGGTCAAGGCCGACGCCGAAGCGCGAGGCGAAGACACTTCCATCACCGGAGACGAAGAGGAGTAATCCTCCATGAGCCAAGCGAAAATCATCGACGCGACCGACGAGGAATACTTCGCCATGGACGCGCTCGACCAGAGCCAGTTGAAAGCGTTCCTGAAAAATCCGAAGGAATGGGCTTACGACCGACTGTTGGGCGACCATACGCCGACTGACGCGATGAAGTTCGGAACCGCATTCCACGCCTACCTGTTGAACACGAGCGAGGTCGTATGCCTTGACGAGGGGCAGACCTTCCAAAACAAAGCCAACAAAGCATGGCGTGAAGCGCAAGAGGCGATGGGCAACATCGTCGTATCCTACAAGGATATGCAGTTGCTCAAACGCATGAAGCAGAACATCATCGACTCCCGTCCCGACATGTACGACCTTATCGGCAAAGGCACATGCGAACAGTGCATCGTGTGGACGGATGACGATACCGGCTTGGGATTGAAAGCCAAGCCGGATTTGATTCCGACCGGCGTTGACTATCTCGTGGATTTGAAGACCGCGAGCAGTGCCAGCGCCACGGACTTCCACAAGCATGTCATCGAATACGGTTATCACATTCAGGCGTCGTTCTACCGTCAGGCGGTTGCGAACTGTCCGGCGGAAGCATTTCAACGCACCAGACGCAAGCCTGTGGCTATGCAATTCTGGGTGTTCGAGAAAAGCGGCGCATGCGATTGGCAACCGTTCTCCATCAGCGCGGACAATGACGTGACGAAAATGGCCGGAATGGCTATCAGCGCGGCCTTGCATGGCATTGCCGAACTCCGTGACAAGGCGGAAGCCGACGGGCACTACGGCAAAGGCATCGACGCGGCGGCACGCTACGCGCTCCGAAACTGCGGATACGACAAGTCCTTGAAGGAAGTCGAATTCACAGCATGGGATATGGCCGACGCGCAAAACTTCGCCATGTACAACGACGTTGTCGCATAGCTCTTTCCCCTCCGTTTCCCAACAAAAAGCTTGGGGCATCGAAAAACCGGTGCCCCAAGCTTTTTGTTAGAACGGGTTTTCCGTCATGGCGGACTCCTTTGCGGAAGAGACGGCCCCCTGTCCGAAAGCCTTTTCCTTTCCTTTTCCCGAAGTGAGGGAGCTTCTGCTGGGATAGAGCGTCAATCCTTTTTCCCCAACGGAAGTCGCCAGCTCCGGCCACGCGTCCGACACCTTCTCCAACGACCGGCAAAACCTCCGTCTGAAAGAGTACATCGGCGTATCCGCTGAATCGAACTGACTCCGAAGATTCTCCCAAGAAACGACGACGGGCTTTTTCAGGGCATATGTTCGATAGGCAAGCCACTGGTAGATATCCAAAGCTCTGGGGGAACGTCCTAATTGGGCGGCGATACCTCTGTTCAAGGGGACGCAATTCTCCGTAAGAATCCGCCACGGCAAGTCAGATAATCTGATATATGTTTTCCGAGAAGTGTCCACGTCGTGAAAGTGGAATTCTCCGTAATCGAAAATCCGATAGTTTCCCACGGCCAGTATTCGTTCTTCCTTCGCGTCGAACCGGCCCCTAAACTGGATAGTCGTATTCAGTATACGATTCAGCATCTCGTCTACTTTTTCGGCCAAACCGCCGTAATATGTTAGGCCAGAGTGCTTGCAAAAAGAACGGAATGATTCGTTAAAGACTATAGTCTTTTTGTCGAAATCGACTTTCTCAGACCTTTCCATGATTAAAGAACTCAAGTAGAGAAGAATAAGCCTAGGAATCTTCCCATAAGCCCACTTTCCTCTTTCCGGGGCAATATTGACCGTGACCGTTCCGTTCCTTTTCTCAAAGAACTCAGCTCCCGTATTCTCTATAGGGAAGACGCCAGCGATGGGTATAAGTTTCAGATTGTCGGCAACTTTCAGAAGGTAGCCTTCGTTGCTATTGTCAATCATATGACCGCTCTTTTCTTAACTAATTAACGGTTTGCCACGTGTAAGCCCGACGATAGAAAACAGGAGAATACGTTTCTACTCATTGAGAAGGCTGGATTAGGCAAACGGGTTTAGTTCCACCTGCCTTGGCTTCACCGGTTGGGGAGTCTTTTGGACTGGTTCCTCGGAGTCCAGAGAACTCTTGCAGGGGTATAAGGTTAGCCCGTTTTTCCCGCATATGACTTTGATTTCAGGCCAAGCCTTACATACCTTGTTTAAGGCTCTACTGAACTTTTGTTTAAATGAATACATGGGCGTATCCGATATGTCGAATTGAGCCTTGAGAGACTGCCATGGAACAAACAAAGGCTTCTTCAACCCATAAGCTCTATAGGCAAGCCACTGGTAGATATCCAATGCTCTAGCCGACTTGCCAAGCTCGAAGGTGATTCTCTTGTTCAACGGCACCGGATTGTCAGTGAACATACTCCACATCTCCTCAGAGAACTGGATATAAGAAGACGGGTCTCCATCATCTTTAAAACCCGGATAGTCGAACTTGGAGTTATTGAAACGCAGATGGAATTGACTCACAAGACGTAGGTTACGCCCCTCTATGAAATGTCTCCCATTAGGACTTTTGCCGATTAGGGAAATCGTGAAAGTCGTTCCGGATAAGCAAAGAAGAGACTGTTCGACATCTTTGACACTGGTTCCAGCCGCCAATCCAACCTGTTCACAGAATAAGTGGAAAGACTTATCTATCTTGACGATATGGTGCTCCATATCCACTTTGTCGGAGCCTGTTTGCACCAAAGAACGAGTATAAATCAGAAATAGGCGGGGTATCTTCCCATATGTCCAACCCCACATCGATTGCATTACCGCCACGGACACGCATCCGTTCGTCCTTTCCACGAATCGGACGTCACCGGGGTTCTTGAGAGGGAACATGGCAATCTGCGACATGAGGCTAGGGGAATAGCTGATGTCTTTTTTGTTGACGGCTGGTGTATCATTGGACATGAAACCACTTCCTTTTACTCTGGTTTTTAGCGAACCCCCCTGTTCTGCCTATTGCAGAGGGGTTCTCTTTTTTCTTTATTGTAGGCTGTGGGCTGTATTTTATGAGGTTTTCAACAACACTGTCTACAGCACCCTATTGTTCACAATTTGAGTATGGAAAAACATTTTTTGCCTATTTTTGACTTATGATTTGAATATAAAAGTTTATGATTTAGATATGAAAGTTCACAATTTGAATATGAAAAGTTCACAATTTGAATATAAGAACAGTCTCTCAGCCTTACTGCCACAAGGGCTTTCAGGCATCCCCATAAATATACATAACATACATAACTAATACATCTGTCTCTTATACACATCTGACGCTGCCGACGAAGAGGATAGTGTAG